ATGTTCTTATCTACGTTCTCTGCAAGGTATTCCGAATAAGAAATATTTTTATCTAAGTTCTCAGCAAGATACTCGCTGTACTTAATATTCTTATCTACGCTTTCTGCTACATATTCTGTGTAAGCAATACCTTGATCTAATCTCTCAGATATAGATTTAACTGCTGACATGTTATTGTCAACATTTTCTGCGATGTATTCAGAGTAAGAAATATTGTTATCCAAATGTTCTGCAAGGTACTTAGCATAAGAAATAGATTTATCAAGATTCTCTGCTAAATATTTGGAATAAGAAACAGAATCTTCTAGATTCTCAGCTAGGTATTCACCATATTTAATAGAGGCTTCAAGATTTTCTGCCAAATAATCAGCATACTTTTCCAATTTTGCTACTCTTTCTTCAAGAGAGGAATTCGATTCCTTAACAGGCTCTCCCTTAACAGTTCTTAAAGATTCAATAGATCCTTTAATAGTATCCATCTCCTTTTTAATTAGTTTAGAGTATCCGTTCATTTCCTCCGCTGTAACGAAATTATTTTCCATGATTAAACTCTTATTTGGCTCCTTATCTAGAAGCTTTTTTATTTTTTCCTGATCGTTTATTCTATATATCTTAAAATTTGAATCATTTTCTAATCCAAGACTTTCGTTAACTAAAGGGAGTCCTTTTATGATAGATTCTGCCATGCTTTTTTGCTCAGCGTTATATCCAAGACTTTCATAAACTCTCTCAAGCTGTGCATTTTCAAAACCAGGATCTGCCACTAAATCATATGTAAAGATCTTTTTAATTTGCACTTTTTTGTTTTCTAGAACGTTACCAGCTGCTCTCGAAGAAATGGAAACCGGTACACCAGCATCAACTAAAGACTTAGCTATTTTACCGGCTGGAGTATCTAAAAGTTTAACCTTAATACGAAGTGTTCTGTCGTCCTGATTATAGTTAAGTCCCTCAATGATATGAGAAATGTTTTTAAGAGACACATCAAATTCCTTAGGGTGATCTAATTCACCTACTAATCTTTTTTGGTCTATTTTTTCTTTCAAATATTGAAGATGGGGGAGATATTCTCTTTCCTCATAGATTCTTTGATTTGAGTTCTCCTTACCAAAAACAGCAGCGATTCCTTCTAGGAAATAATCGCTTCCGTTTTTCTCCATCTTCATATTATGTGAAGATTTTTCAAGGACTAAAACGAATTCGTTATTAAGACTCATTCTTTGTTATTTTATTTTTGTATATATCTATTTTTATAGACCCTTTTTCTTTGTTGCATCTTCTGCAGGAGCTCCTGTATTTTCTTCACCTTCGATATTTCCTTCCTCATCATATTCTACGAAATTTTGCTCTACGAAGGCCTGAACATAATTATCTGGGAGTTTTCTTAGATTTTCTGCTAATGCAGATTCGTTTCTGTCCAATAGTTCTGCAAACCTTTTGGTTTCTGAAGCGGCTATGTCCCAATCAAGGTCTTGAACTGAAGAAAGTGGGGAAAGAGATTTAATCTTAGGATAACCTTCAACGTCTCCAAATTTAGCCGAAACACTATCGATGTCTGCTGTTAGATCCTCACCTTCTGCTTCTTGATATAGTTTTTTTAATTCTCCCCAGGCTGAAACTGGTTTATCTGATTCGTCTGTAGTCCATGCTCCTTTAATAATTGCAAGAACTGTAGTGATTGTTGCCCAATCATCGTCACTAACGTAACCATCAATAGTATCAACCATACCGTTTATCGCACCTAGAAGGTTAGTTCTTTCTATATAGCCTTCAGTCACTGTGATTACATAAGAGTTTCTTCCTGCAAGAAAATCTAATGCCGCCGAACCAACAGTTCCACCGATGAAACCCCCTGCTACTCTTTTAGCAATAGGAATCGCTCCATATTTAGCAAAATATCCTGCAGATAGGGAACTTAATCTAGCAGCTGTTCTGGCAGTCTGTTGAGCTGCGACTTTACCAACTGCTGTTGCTCCTATTCTTTGAGCTAGTTTTGTCGCACCCACTTTAGAAGCTGCTTTAATACCTAGGGCTTTAAGACCGGTACCTCCTGCTCTAATGAGATATGAAGATCCTCCCGAAAAGTATCCTATCACTGCCATAGCAACTTCTTTGGTCCATGCACTCAATAAACTTTCGTCAAATGAAACTGGATAAGATCCGCTATTTACATATTTAAGACCCTTCCAATCTTCTCTGGTTGGTATTTGGTCTCCTGTAGCACCGGTAGCACCGGTAGCACCGGTGCCCCCTGTTCCGCCTGTTATTGGAACAGGAACTGGAGAAAATTTGCATGCGGGGTCGATTACTCCGTCGGCGTATGTTTTACATATACAACTACCTAATGAAGGTGAAGCAACGTTGGTTGCGACACCATCCTCACTTATCTCATAAGCTGCTTCAGAAACTATTTCAGAAAAATCGTCAAAAGAAATAACTGGTCCAACCTGATATTCTCTCTCGAATATTTTGTTTTCCATTACTTTTGATATGTCAACTGATTCTTTTTTAGGTGTAGCAATATCGTAATAAGGTAGGGGTACTGAACCTCCTGCCATAATGGTGTCAAACATTTCCTTTGTTAAACTTCCTGAAGCGTCAAAAGTATTTGATCCCCTTAGGTAAGCATAGGTAATATTTGCAAGTTTAGCAGTTACCCTTCCGTATCTCCCATCAGCACCTCCTGCTTTATTAAGAATATCAGCGATACAGGAATCCATTGAAATTAACTTGCTTTGTAGATTTGCTACCTCTGAACACTTTTTAGCTCCTATTGCAACAGGGAAAGTACATCCTGTTGGGGGAACTGGGGGAGTTGGTACCGGAGGTTTAGGTAAGGGTGTAGGTCCTTCCCCTTCTATTCTAGGAGGTTTGGTTACAAAAACGCAAGCATTTTTAGTCTTATCAAACGCCATTCCTGCTGGACACATTACCACTGGAGTGGGAGGAGCAGGAACATTAGAAAGTCTATATTTTAGTTTCTGAAATTCCTCTCTTTGTCTGATAATCTCATTTATTAAATTCTGAGCTTTAACTCTATAATCTTTGCCTCTCATAGTGCCTGAGGCAGTTTGAAGTTTTCCTAATTTTAGGATTCCTCTTCTACCGCTAGTAATAGATAAATCTTTAGCTTGGTCTAAGTATTTTTGTGCTGCCTCAGAAAAAGCAACGATTCCAGCATCACCTGCTAAATTTTTGTTGCTCATTGCTGCGGATGTTTCACCAGCAAAAGATGTTGCACTGTCTAAAACGTTCTTAGATAATTGTGTATACCATTTATCTGCCAGTCCTTCCTCGGAGCTAGATTCTTCACCGGTAAGTTCTTCATCTGCTTCAGCAATATATTTAGTTACTAAACTTTCATTTTGTGCTAATTGAGCTTGTACTCCTTGTAAACCAGAAACCGTGGATCCAACAAAGCCACCCATCATGCCTAATACATCTTTCATCCCCTTTGCGTCTTTACCGACTAATTCGGTCAATTGAGCAAAAAGCTGATCCAGATAAGTTTTGGATGCATTGATTGATTGTGCCTGAACTTTGTCACTAGCTGCAACCATATCTAGCTTCTTTTGAAATTCACTTCTAATTCCTTCTAAAGAACTAGATTGTAAAACTCTGTCCATGAAAGCTTTGAAACCATCCGGAGTCTTAATTGCTTCATCTGAGCTATTCATGATAACATTAACGAACGTGTCATAAATAGTTCTTCCTAAGACACTTAGGTCTACTTTAGATTCTGCTTCAAAAATCTCTCTTTTTAGGGATTCGTATACTGGATTGTATCCTTTGTAAATTCCTGACATCTTATTGTTTTTTATTCACTATAAATTTTTTCGTACGATCTTGATATAAGATCGATTAACTTCTGTATATATCCTTCGTTTCTCAACTTTTTAAAGACTAGGTTCTCTACTGAGAATTCTCCTCTGGTTTCTAGGCCTTCCTTTCTCATTTTCATGATCTTGGATTTAACCCTTTCTGCGTGCTGATGTACCTCTCTGGCATCCATTTCGGAGTCTGTTTTAGAAAGTTCTATATCCACACTGTCTATATCGTTTATAATACCATCATATTTCAAATCCACATCTCTTTCGTCTATCTGAGGAGGATTATAAGAAGGAATTCTAATCCATTCGTTGTTTTTAAGGGAAAAAAGTCCGGATGCTACATGGGGTTCGTTTATGTCTTGTAGGTAAAGTTCAACATCATACCCTCTGATAACAATGTTATGCCTTAGATTCCATATGAATCTTTGTCCATCAAAAGCTTTTTTTACAAGCTCTTTATTGGAATCTATCTGTGAAAAATCGATTAAAACGTGAACATCAAGATCTGATTTTGGGGTCCAGTTATAATTTGCCAGAGATCCGGTTAATTGAATATCATCTATCGGCAGTTCTATTTTAAAGATCGAGTAGAAATCCTGGGCTATATCTAGAAGTTTTTCTCTTACCCCAGAGTCGAACGAGCCATTCTTCCAAAAAACAGTATTTAGCTCCTTTTGATAGAAACGATCCTCGTTTAGCGACCAGTCTTTAAAATTTTGTATACGAAACACCCTAGGAATATTTTAAAAGTATATATCCTAGGGTGTAGTACTATAGTTGTAATTAGATTAAAAAGAAAGAGCATCAAAGCACTTCATCAGAACAGTCACATCCATTTCGCAGTACTTTTTAATGTTCTCAATCTTTCCCTCATAGAAGTATTCATGGACCATTGATCCGTCCATATCGTCTTTAGGGGATTCTATACCCAGAACGCAAGCCATTAAATCAAGTGAAGTGTGAGTTTGTCCCCATCCTCCAAAAGCAAAAATCTCAGATATGTCTAGGTGTGGAGATTCCCAGGGTTTTCTATTCAGATATGCTACCAAATGGGAAGGCTTAATTTTATTGATTATCATTCTCTTTCCAACAAAGGGAATGTCAAAATTTTTAATCGTATGTCCTGCAAGTTTCCATCCTTTTGTAAATGCGTTATTAAAGATCTTGTTGGAATCCATCAGAATTTGATCCTCTTCACCGGAAAAAGAAACTAGCCTGATTGATTTATCTTCATCATAGCATCCAAAAGTTATGCAAACGATTTTGGAGAACTCCGGGTGCAACGAAGATTTAACCTTCCAAAAATCTGCTGGAGAATAATCTTTCATCTCTTCACCTGAATTTTTCAAGAGCCAGGATGATCTTTTTTCCCACAATTTAGCAAGTCTAGGATTTTCAATTTCAAGCTCTTCGAAAGTATTCGTTATCCCAGCAGTTTCGATGTCGAAATATAGAATTTTTTTAAGGTCTTCTTTACTTATCATTTTATCCATTTTTTATCCATCCAAAAAGTTCTTTTAGACGAATCTTTAATTGCAATACACCTTTCTTTATGTAAATAGAATTTCATCCATGCTTGAAATTCTTTACTTTTTTTCTTTTCCAAATCTGCCTGATTGTACCAATCTTTAAATTGTCCTCCTCCTAGGATATAGGATTCCTTAATAACCTTAGAAAGAATAGCAAAAAATTCAGGTCCATTAAGAAGAATATATTCTCTGGCAGAAGCTGTGGGATCTGAATCGATTCTTCCTAGAATCTCCGCTCTTAAGTAATTTCCTACGCCGTTAAAATATTTTTGGTTCATTAATACTTCATACACGGGTTTATTAAAAACCCTGTCCGTTTGAATATTCTTGTAAATGTTGTCAACGAAAGAATCAAATTCAGTATCTGGGTCCGGACCTCTTTCCGGATTCCATCCTCTCCAGTCCCATCTGGCAAATCTTCTAACGTCATGTAATCCAAGAATGCCATACTTGGAATCAACAATTCTTAGATGTGTGTGGTTTGGAATGGAGAAAACATCGTTGGAATAATTCCAATTTCCGCTCATTCCCATAGTAAAAACCATATCCCTACTTGATGTTTCCTCATATTTAAAATCAAGATCAATAAATCTCAATCTTAATTCCTTACCCCGGGAATCAGCTCTTAGCTGAAATCTAGAAAAGGGAAGGATCAAGTTCGTTTTGCTCTTATGCTCTGGATTTTTGGAAATGCTGTGGAAATAATCAACTTCTCCCGCTCTCCTGTTGATAAATTCGGACATTATTCTAACCTCACTGATTTCGGGCATAACATTAAAGTTTATTGGTAAAAATAATAAAACACCCCGAAAATAAAAAATGTTTAAGGCTCAGGTAATCTGTTATCAAAAACAAAATCTAGCTCTAAGCCAAATGGTCTTGTTTGATCGTCTGAAAGCTTAGTGTTTCCCGGAAGGTAAATAAAAATAGGATTGATGTTTCTTTTCCAGGTAGAAGCTGCTAGGAATAGGGATTCATTGAGTGTTAGATTTCCCTGATTTGTTGGATAAGAGGTAGATCTAAAAACTATAGGAATTTTAATCTTGTAAAAAACACCCGGCAATAGATCCTTGACAGAAAAAAGACTCGGCTTCTCGTCATTAATTACTGCAATTCTTTGAATGTTTTCTGTGGACAAAAAGGATTCTAGTTTTTTACAGAAATCTTCCATAGTTCCTTTTCTGTCTCCCTTTGCTCCACCAACATGAAGTATAAGGGGAAATTCCTGTCCCTCGAGATCAAATTCCTTAATAAAATCTAAACAGTGGGATATTTGTGATTTAGCTTGCTCTGTTTCATCTTCAGAGTCGGAAGTTAAATGTTTTTTACCTTTTATATAAAAAGATAATCTGGTTCCGGATTTTAAATAATCCAAAATGGATTCTTTATCTCCACTCCCCACCGAAAAATCCAAACAATCAAAATCATCATCCGATATCTCAAATATCAAGCACTTATATCCCAGATTTAATCCTTCTTGGATCTTCCTAAGTATAAAGTCGCTAAATGTGACTTTATATGCGTGTTTTTTCCCTTTTTTGTGAATAAGAGGGAATCTAATTAATATCCCTGTTTTGTGAGCGTTCATCTAAATTATAACGAAAAGAATTTAGATTGTTTCAAATTCTTCCAGGGTCATTTTAGGCCAGGACTCAATTAAACTCTCTGATGAAAGATTTGCTATTTTAATTCCGCTAGAACTTAAATGCTTTCCTAGATTTGAATATTGCTCCTTTACCTTTTCAATTTCCCTCATGATTTGATGCTTTCCCGTTTCTCCGAAAAAGTGATTCATAGTAAAGTCTACACCAATTAAAGCTATTTTTCTTGCACCCATCTGGCAAGCAATTACGATTGCCATATAAGGAGAATTTGTGGTGTAGTCTATGAATCCATGGTTATAGAGATTCAATCCCTCATATTTTCCAAGTTTAACTAGAACTGTTCTCTCTCTTTTTTCAATAGGGAGATTCTTTATGTGTGTAAAGGTGTATTCCGAATCATTGTTTTTAACTGATTCCCACCTGCCCCATTTAAACGTGTGTGGCTCATTTACAACGACCAAATATTTACAGTTTATTTTTTGACCTGCATCATTAACACCAATAGTTACATGCTTATTGAAACTGTCAAACCCGTAATCATTCAGCGAAACACCACATCCACAAATAACAAATGATTCTTCTTTGTGAAGATTTATAAATTTTTGAAATTCACCAGGATCTCCTGTCGGATAATCTGAATTTAGATTTTCTGGTTTTTTTAAATTGGACTGCTCCGGAAACGGAATCTTTCTTCTGATTCTTTCTATCGACATATTTTATAAAAGGTAACCTTCAATTTCTGAGAATAGCTCATCTAAGGATTCTCCATAAGAAACGCCGTGCTTTTTTTCAAAATTTGATGCTATAATTTTATACGCTTCTTTAAGTCCCTTGTTTCTTAGGATTTGTGCTGCTAAAATATCTTGTACCCTCCCATCTCTATGATTTTTGGAAAGATTTTTTGCAACTTCTACCGCTTCTATTACAATTAAATGATTGTCAGTTAATTTTAAGAAATTAGGATCCGACTTGTGAATAAAAAGAGTTTTATTTTCAGGGACCAAATAAACTATTCCAAGTTTTTTAAAATTTTCTATATGCTGTTCATAATCTGGAATATTTGTGTCTATTAAAACGATCTTCATAGACGGATCAATGATTCCGGGTCTTTCCATTTTTGAGGTTCCCTCCTGAAGAAGAATATCAGTTTTAGAATTTAATTTGGATTCTAAAGAACCCCAAATAAAATTCCCGTTATTATATTTTAACCCTGTTAAAAATTTTTGTCTGTTTGAAATGGTAGAAGCTCCCATATTTTTCTTAGCTATATTTCCTTGATCGTTAGATAGTTCTAGAGCATAAACCGGAACAGTATAAATCTTATTGTCTGCTAGACTTTTTATTTTGAAAACAGTTCTTTTACCGTCAGATGTTCTAGCACTTGAAATTATCTCGGCTTTTATTTTATTTCCTAAATTTTTAATTTTAGCCATTACAACATCACCCGCTTGAAATTCACTTCCCTTTACGTAATCATATGGATGATCTTCCCTTCCCCTAGCTTGAGAAAGGTCGTCAAAGGATTTATACTTAACTTTAAATACGCCATTTGAGCTATTAAATCCATCGCCAGCAAATGTCTGAGCAAATTGCTCATTTAGTCTTTTAATCATTTCTTTCTCTTATTTAATTCCTCTATTACGTCTCTAATTTTTCCAGCTAAAATATAATCTTCCTGCTCTATGCACTGTTTTAGTCTACCCTCTAGTAGAACTGAATCGTCTATCTCAAAAAAGTTTTCAGGAATATCTATTTCCTCCTTCACAGTAACACTTTGAGGGACAAAATGCACGTGTAAGGTAGATTCCATTATAGGAATGTCAATTTCTTCTTTTTCTCCTTCCATATCCGATGAATCTATAGTCTGTGAGATCTCCCATTCACCGTTAGTCCATACTATTACCCAATTTCCATAAGTCATTTCGGGTAAATCGTTTTCTATAATATATTCCAAAACTTTATTGAGCTCTTCCTTTACAGATTCTGGAGTTACTTTTTCGTCTCTGGAAATACCTTTTATTTTAACCTGTTCATATCCTATTTTTTTGTTTAGAATCCTATAGAATTTTGCTATTTGATCCCAATCAATTGAGTTAATAACACTCTGTACTAGTCTCTTGTCAACTTCGCTCAATTTAGGCATATTTTTAATCATCTTATTTTAATTTTGCCTTAAGGATTTCAATCTCTTCTTGCTGCTCTTTTATTGCCTCAATAAGCAACGAAACAAGGTTACCATATGCTACCATTAGTGTTCCGTCTTCTTTAGTTGAAACAACCTCTGGCATAACCTTTTCTACCTCTTGAGCGATAACACCCGCTCTTCTACTTTTATCTTCAGAATCTTTTCTTATGAAAGTTACTCCTCTGATTTGCTTTATTTTTTCTATTGCATTTCCGATAACCTGAACATCCTCTTTAACCGAAATATCTGAGAAAGCTGCAACATCATGGCTAGCATAGATTGAAATATTAGAAACGTTTCCGTCTACCTCTAAAGGATGTGTTGGATTGGTTCCTGCACCTATACTTAATCTTTTATTTGTGTTATCCCAGTATAGACCAGAATCGGACCCTAATGTGGTTCCAGCTGTAAAGAATGCAACCTCTGTTGCTGTCCCAGAAGCTCCACCTACTCCAGATGTCCCAGAAGAACCTGGTGCTCCGTTTGCCCCAGAGGATCCAGATGTCCCAGAAGAACCTGGTGCTCCGTTTGCCCCAGAGGATCCAGATGTCCCAGAAGAACCTGGTGCTCCGTTTGCCCCAGAGGATCCGGAGGTTCCTGATGATCCAGAGGTTCCTGATGATCCATTTTCCCCCGATGATCCAGATGTTCCCGAAGAACCTGATGTACCAGTAGATCCGGAGGTTCCTGATGATCCAGATGTTCCTGAAGAACCTGATGTACCAGTAGATCCAGAGGTTCCTGATGATCCAGAGGTTCCTGATGATCCAGATGTTCCTGAAGAACCTGATGTACCAGTAGATCCAGAAGATCCAGATCTTCCTGAAGAACCCGAAGTTCCTGATGATCCTGAACTACCTGCAGATCCCGCGGGTCCTACTGACCCATCCAAGTTCATGAACCATTCCTGTGAAGTACCGTATGTTGAGGTTCCCTCAACATCATTTACTAAAATGTCAGCATATCCATTTGGTCCATCGAAAGATTGGATAATACCTGCTATCCAATTATCCTCATCTACCGCAACGACAACATTTTGTGCTACTGTATATGAAAGATCAAATTCTTCCGTATTAAAATATACTGAAGTTCCTACTAAAGATTGGCTAAGAGTTATGGCAGAAGCGGTATTGTGCGTTACATCATAACTAGATGCTCCTGTTGCATATCTGTCCCCATTAAGTCCCGCAGTTCCTGAAGTTCCCATAGATCCAGAAGATCCAGAAGTTCCCGTCGACCCTGATGTTCCAGAAGCTCCTGATGATCCGGAGGTTCCTGATGATCCAGAGGTTCCCGTCGATCCTGAGGATCCGTTTACCCCTGAAGTTCCGGTAGATCCAGATGTACCAGTAGACCCGGAAGTTCCATGTGAACCATCCATTCCAGATCTTCCCGAAGATCCGGAGGTTCCTGATGATCCGTTAACCCCAGATGTTCCATTAGCACCAGGAGGTCCAGAAGGGCCATCGCCGCCTGAAGTGCCAGAGGATCCAGATTGTCCGGATGTTCCAGATGACCCATTTTGTCCAGATGTCCCTGAAGATCCTGATGTTCCCATAGATCCAGAACTCCCCGAACTTCCGGAAGATCCCGCTGTTCCTGAAGATCCTCCTGCTGGTCCAGTAGCACCAACAGATCCTGTTGCTCCTGTAGGACCAGTTGGACCTGTTGATCCAACATATCCTGAAAAATTTACCCACTCAGTAGATCCATCTATACCACCTAACATTTCACCAGATGTTACGTCTGTTACAATATTAGAAACTGTTATTGTGATATCTGATCCATTAAAAGAACTAGCATAACCCGGAACAGATTCTATAGTCACGTTCCCTATATGTGAAGATGCTTTTACGTTTGGATCACTAAGTGTTCCCTGGAGGGAAAGTATTTCAGAAACTATCTTTTGTGCAGTTTGATATGGTGTACCTTGCCATGTAGCAGTTGCTATATTTACTGCATCTAAAGCTACTGTTATGGTTCCACCCGTTGATCCTGAAAGTATTTCAAATGTAAACGAAGAAGCAACCTCCCCCTGGAAAATATATCCTTGGAAATTATTTCCGACGAATCTAACCTCTCCTGGGACAGGAGGTTTTGTGATTGCACTATTTCTGTCAACCCTAAATCTAACTGCTCCACCTGTACCATTCTTGTTGTAAAGTTCTATATCTCCGCCAACAAAAACGTTATTTGTAACTGCTATAGAAGCTCCTGTAATTCCGCCGTTATTTCCATCCAATCCTATTTTAACTGGACCGGTAGCTGGAAGTTGGATGAGGTCAGATTTTACAAGTTTAAGAAAAAATTGTCCCTGCGTAGAGTTATTGAACTCTGGATAGGGGTCAGCTATTTTTATCCCGAATGCTTCTTGCAGATCGTTTATTGCACCAGACAGTTGCTGGAAATTTTGATCTGTGGTTAAATCCTTTTGCTGAGAGGATGAAACTGACTGAATAGCACTGGTATATTGCCTTAATTCTTTCATTCTTGGTGGATACTTTTCTTATATATCCACAGAAAGAATAAGCATATTTAAGAAAGCAGTTCTTCTATTGACTTGCAGAAGGATTTAAATTCCTGCGGATAGTATTGACTAAGCTCTTTGATTTCTCTATCCGATATTTCGTATTTGTGCTTTATAAAGGAAGAGACCTCATCTGAGGGGTTAAATATCTCCTTTTTATCTTTTTTCTTGGTTGATGTGAAGAACCATCCTGGCGTAGCTTTATATTTTTGATTCAAAGTTGCTTTCCAAAAATCTATAACAGGAACTGGATCTACTTTGGTATTGTTAAAAGCATTTGCCTGTAGGGGAAAGGATATTGACATGATCCGATTTATCATGAAAAAATTTCTAGACTTATCATGTTTAGAGACTTCCTCCCAGTCCTTTTCCGAGAAAAATGATTTTAAAATGTCAAAAAGTTCCATTATCTAAAGCTCTTAAATGGGTTAAAAGCAGAAGGTGCTTCATAAGAATCCCATCTGGATCTCCCGATCATATTTTTCTTATCAGTCAACACTGACTTAATTTCTGGCTTATTGGAAACAAAAGAAAATTCCATATCAGCCAAAACCTTTTCTGGTATAACCTGATCTGATAACCAAACCAATTGTGCATTCTCAGAGTAGTTTTTTGCTACCTCTTTTCTGTTAGATGCAGTATCAGTATATGCCATGCTCCTTAAAACATATCCGGATATCCAATCCAAAAATTCTTCATCCTTCCACACATCTTCCAGATTTGAATTTCCCCATCCGGATTTCTTATAATGCTCATAGATTGATTCCGCCTTAGTCTTAGTTAGCTTAAAAATCTTACCTGGGGTTTTTTCATAAGAAAATACACTTGGTACATCATCCTTAGCATCTCCTGTAAGGATTTTTTCAAATGTTAATTTTTTTGTGTCAATTTCTTCTAAAGTTGCGGAAGAGCAAATTTTAATCATTTTCTCTTTTTCTGTGTCTTTTACAAAATCCAGATTGAAAATAGAAGCTTCCTCTTCCTTATCAATGAAATTATTTTTCCATCCATTGCCACAAAATATCTTATTGTTCTTAGAATTTGCATTCCAGCATATCGTCCATCTATTATCTGTTGATTCTACTAACTGGTGACTGTCTTTATCACCAGAAAAAACCACAACATTGTGACCTATTTCTTTGAGTTTTTCGTTCCAAAACCAGAGAAGATCGTCACCCTCTGCTCCTGGGGATTTGGAGTAAACGTATCCATTCATTTCTAGAAATTTCCCAAATTCGTCCATAAGATCGAAGAAAGAACCCCAATCTACCTTCTCGTCCTTAATTCTAGAACCTTTGTAATCAACCCTTTCTATTTTGAGGTCTTTTCTCCAGGATCTAGAGTCCTTACAAAAAATAACATGTCCCGTAATCGGAAGCTGGTTTAAAGAATAGCAAAGATCTGTAATGATCTTTCTCATAAACATTCCCTGTTCAGCAGGGCTAGAAAGTACCTCTCCAGGTTGCTTGGATCCAAAATCGGAAAATATAGCAAACGTCTTGTGGAATAGGTAATTACCGTCTATTATAACACTTATCATAATTAAAAGTCTTCGTTTTTAATTCTAATATCATAGTCTTTAAAATCCATAAAATCCCTGTCATCAGCCTCTAATCTACGTTCTGCACTATCTGCATCATTTCTTTCTGCTAATCTTTTTCTTAGGATTTCTCTGTCAGGATCTATGAAAATAATAAAACACTTTTTTCTGTGCTCTGGTTTTATGCTTGCAACACCTCTTGGTGTCATAATCAAAAGACTGGATTTTTCAAAGTCCTCTATAGTTCTTCCATACTTCCATCCATTGAAATCATCTATTTCATAAAACTTGTGAACGTTATTATTGAAGAAGGTATCGTCTCTAAAGTAGTAATCCCTCCCCTCCTTTTCAGTTTCCCTTTTTGGGCGACTAGTATAGGAAACACAGTATTTAAATCCTCTTTGTTCGAGCTTTTTTCTCATGAAATCCTTCCCGGATCCTCCTCTACCAACTAAAATTATTTTACTATCCTTAAAAGCCATTATTGAGTTAATTTTTGAATCGAATAAAAAAGTGATAATAGACTCACTACGGGATCGATGACCTGATGTCTTTGGGATTGGTGTTGTGCAACTAAAATAATAACAGCAGGAATTATAGAGATTTTTTCGGGTTTTCTTTCCCTGATCCATTCTATAAAATCTCGTCCAAGTGATTCCATTACCTCACCAACAGAATTAGAATATTGTCCGACTATTGTTTGATAACTTTTAAGAGGGTCTAATTTTTGAAAAAGCATTTCATAAAGTTCTTCATAGTCCCAAGCTGTTTCAGATACCTTCTGATCTGTTATTTTTTCTGTGCCTTGAATTTGCCACCTTTGAATGCAATTCAGAGCTGATCTCATATCAGGATAATACTTCTTGACGAAAGATTGTAATGCTTTATCCTCGATAGAAATTCCTAACTTTCCTAGAATGAGTACTATTCTTTTTTCCCACTGATCCTTGAGATCCTGCTCTTCTTCCTTGTTAACAGGATCAAAGACAAAAACCTCAAATCTACTCTTCATCGGATCTGGTACCTTATTGATCCAATTGCAGGTTGCTACGAATCTAGTATTCTTGGCAAATTTTTCGATAACACCTCTAAGTGCTTTGTAGAATTGATCAGAAGCCCCGTCAAACTCGTCAAGAACCACGATCTTTGTTGGATTTTCGTCGTTCATGATTGACACAGTCGAACAAAATCCTGTAATTTTTTCTCGTACGGTATCAACAGAACTTTCATCGGAAACATTGATAAAAAGCCTTGGTGAATTTTCAGACAAAATCTTTGCAAGAGAAGTTTTACCAGATCCTGGAGATCCAGTCAGTAATACGTTTTGTTGTAAACCGTTCTTGAAAGCATCCTTGATCCTCTCTGGTAAAATCATGTGCTTAAGCTCTTTAGGCCTAAGCTTTTCTGTTAAAAGCATGTTTATCATTTCTTCTTGCTAAATTTTTCTACTAATGATTCAGGTTCACTCTTATCGTTTCTTACCTCGATGAATCTGGGTAGAAAAAGAGATTTATTGCCGTTCTTATCCTCGATAGGAACGTTATACTGAATGGCAACGACCTTACCAATTATATCATCAGGGTTGCGAGAAAGTTCAATCAAATCTTGTTCCGTGAATCCAGATCCAACCTTAACTTCATATTCTCCTGATAAATCCTTACACATAAAACCCCCGATAAATCCTTCTCTTTTTCCTTCTCCTGGATACCAACCAGTAACTACCAAATCGCAGTCTTGAACCTCCTTGAATTTGATCCAGCTTTTAGATCTTTTGCATTCGTAAAAGTGTGTAGGATCTTTCATAATCACACCCTCTCCCCCATTAGCAACGATTTGCTCGTAGATAGGCATTAATTCGTCTTTGGTTTTTGCCTCCCACTTCTGAGCGATCTTAATATTTTCGAAAGATTTGTTCTTAAAAAATTGTTCTAGAAGTTCCCTTCTTTGAGTGTAAACAGTGATACCCTTACCATCTTTAATAGTTTTTGTGGGCTCAACATCAAAGATATTAAATAGTAGATCGTCACCAATGCTCTCCTTTGGTGAACCCTTCATCATCTGGGTAACCTTACCACTAACACTTTTTCTATCTAAATCAGTTAATTCCCCGTCGAAGAAAATTCCGTCTATACCATGGGAAAGTTCTAGTATTTGATTTGCTATACGGGAAAGAAATCTAGAATCTAATTCGTTAAACGCTCTGGTATAAAATTTTGGATTTTTATTTTCTACCACACAGATAACTCTAACTCCGTCATACTTTTCCTCACAAACTATAGACCCCCATTTATCGAGGACTTTATGATCATCCTCCGCAAGCATAAGACTAGGGTCTGGAATTAATTCCTTTCCGACCGCTTTATTGATCATCTTGGCTCCTATACCTATGTTCATACGCTTCGTAAGCACCTTAGCAAAGACCTTTTTCAGTTCTATATGATAACCAGTAGATTCTACCAAGCGTTCAGCTACGCCCCTTAAATGATCGTTTATAGCAGGTGCTTTTTTAAGTGTCTCACAAAGATCCACGAATTCCTGAAATAATTGAGGGTTTTCCTTGCAATCCTTATCCTCGTAATTTAACTTGTGAAGTTTTGTAGTGACAAAAGGATCAAAACAAATAGAGAGGATATACTCTAATTCGGGTGTAAGATTTTTTGAAATTAATTCCTGCTTTTTCTTCTGAGATCCCTCCCCAGTGCAGTTTTCAATTTCTAAAAGGAGTTCCAGTTCTTTCTTCATTTGATGTTTTTTTATAACACCAAATTTACATGAAATCCCCGATTAATAAAAATGTTTCAAGAGGTATTATGGAGCTTCAGCTGCTGCTGGCTCTGCTGGGGGTTCAGGGGTAGCTGCCGGCTCCTCTGCTGCGGGTGCTTCTGGTTCATCCGCCGGAGTTGATTCTGTGGTATCTGCTGCAGGAGGTTCTATAGAGGCTCCCCCTCCTGCTCCGCCGTCCCCTTCAACCTTAATTTCAGCATTTTCTTCTTCGTCTTTCTTCTTATAGATTTCATTTACCCTACGATCCTCGTTGGTTAATCCGAGGAATTTATCTATTAAGAAGTCTTGACTAAAATAAGGATTTTCTTCCTCGCCTTTCTTTTCCTTAATTTCTGAAAGTCCTGCTATAAAATCTATTTTTTTAATCAGCTGTTCAATCTCTTTGGATTCTCCAAATTGATTATCAGAGTTCCATTTGATACCTAGCTGAGATCTGAAAACTGCGTCATTTTTCAATTCTGGATGATCTAACGTCATTTGGATCCAAAGAGGTTTAAGCATGATCTCTTGATAGATCGATCTGATTCTATTAATGAACTTATTGTATCTGATTTCATCTCTTTCAGCAGATTCAGCACCTATCTTGTAAGTTCCAACTGTTCCGCCTGATCTAGCAGCAAATCTGTTAAAAGGTATTTTAGAGTCTGCCTTAAGCTTATTGAAAAAGTATACAACAGCATCTATGATATTAAGATTTGGTCCAGCAGAATTGATGGTCTCAATCTTAGGAGATTCCCCACCTTGAACTGGGAAAAGATAGTTTTTATAAAACTGTAAATTGGGTCTTCCGTTAACACTCAGTTCGCCTGATTCTGTGTTTAATTTGATATCCTCTTTATACATGGTCATCAATTCACCTAAAGTCTCTTTTGCTTTTTGTGGAGATCTAGATCCAACTGGAATTGTCATCTTAATTCTGAAAGAGGCATTCATCACATTCCAGATAATTCTGGTATGCTCCATAATCTTTAAAAGATTATGTGAACGTATCAATCTTTCACAGTAACTAGTTCTACTAGCGCTATTTCCTTTGGCAAATGAAATATAAATGACTTGAGAATCGTAAAGCCTTCTTTCTCTAGTACTATCTCCATAATATTGAATCCAGATAGGAATCGTCTCCCCCGACTGGTTTCTTTCTGTTGTCGGGGTCAATGATGTTGGATCCAATTCTTTAAATCCTACAATTTGCCTTCCATCATCAGAATAAACAATTTCGAAAGATAAAAATCCGTCAATTAAAAACTGTCTAAAATATTGCCAAGCGGATATCCCATTATTAAATCCATGGGAGATATACATTTTTCTAAAGTTATCTCTTAATGAATCAACAACATCTTCTTTGAGATCCATATTAACAAGAGATAGACTACAACAAAAATTTCTATCATCGTAAACTATAGCTTCATCAGCAAGAATATCAAGGATCCATTCTATTTCTGCATTTAAAGCAAACCTGCGTAAAAACTCTCTCTTAAAAGGATAGTCTTTATCAAAGTAAGCAATATACTTTCTGTTACTAGTGTCTTGAGAAGCCAAACTAAAAATGAAATCTTCATCTGAATCGGTAAGACCCATTCTTTCCCTCATCATTGCTTCGGAAACACCAATGGCCTGTGAATTTTTCACAACAAGATCCTTATACTCCATTCCGAAGCTTCCTATCTTGCTCACACTCTTAAGGATCTTTCCTATATTAGGATTCCTTTGTGAAAAATCATCTATAAATCCTGCCATTTATTAAAGTTTAAATTCGTCTCCTCCTTCTGTTCCTGCTCCTTCTGTTCCTGCTCCTTCTTCTGCCGCTGGAGCCGTCTCTGCTGCTTTTTTAGCTTCCTCTTCAGCGGCTTTCTTCTTTTTCTCAGCATCTCTTTCCTTGGCTTTCTCGTTAGCTACCCTGTCATCGTCAGTCATACCTAAGTACTTGTCGAGCACATATCTTAATGAAAAATAAGGTTTACCTTCAGAATCAGTCAATCCTGAAATTTTTGTTACCTGATCTTTTCTAGCATTTAGAATCTCCATGTATCTTATTTCAGCAAAAGAATTATCTTTCACATAATCCAAACCAAATTGGCTCTTAACCATAAAATCCTTCTTATGCTCCGGATAATCCAAACAAAATTGGATCCAAAGGGGTTTTACAAGAATGTCCTGGAAAATAGATCTTAATCTGGTTATAAATTTAAAGAATCTTATTTCTTCTTGATCCAATCCTTCTGCGTTACCACTAAAAGTTCCTTGTGTTCCTCTATCTTCACGATCAAATCTCGAATATGGAATTTTAGAATCAAGTTTTAATTTATCAGCAAAATAAGCTAAAGCTTTAAGATCGCTAAAAGGTGTTGCGTCCCCGGATCCTGCTAATGGAGCAATGTCTGGTGTTCCGTTCGGGGTTGAAGGCATTAAATAATTCTTGAAGAACTGAATGTTAGGTCTACCGTTTACGAAAAGTTCACCAGAATCCGAATCTAATCTGATATCTTCTTTATAGATACTCATTAATTCTGCAAGACTTTGCTTGGCCTTTTGTGGTGATTTAGTTCCGATCGGAACTGTCATGGTCATTCTATAGGAAGAATTCATTACATTCCAGATCACCCTGGTGTGTTCCATGATTCTCAAAAGATTAAACGATCTAATTAATCTTTCGATATAGCTTACCCTCGTCATTGTATTTCCCTTTGCATAGGAAATATAAATGATCTGAGAATCATATAATTTTCTGGTTAGAGCAGGGTTATCTGGATATTGTATCCAGCACTCAACAAAAGATCCATCCATCTGTTTTTCGACAGACGGAAGAAGAGATGCTGGGTCTAATTCCTTAAACCCAATAATATTTTTTCCCTTTGTGTCAAAAATAATTTCAAATGCCAGAATACCATCAATGAGGAAGTTTCTAAAAAAATGCCATCCTGAAATGTCCTGATTAAATCCAAATAAATTATAGATCTCTTTATACCTTTCTTGAATTTTAGCTTCTTTTTTCTCCCCAATCCCATGAATGTCTGTACTAACAAAATAGGAGAAAAAGTTTTTATCATCATAAACTATCGCTTCGTCACAAACTGTATCGAGAATAAATTCAATTTCGGGGTTAAGAGCAAAATTTCTTAAATAGGTCTTTTTGTTCTTGTAATCTTTATCGAAATAAGCAATATACTGTTTCGCAGTAGTGTCAGCTTTTCTGAGGGTATAAAGGAAATTTTCGTCCAGAATTCCACCCTTTTGCGTGAAAATCGCTTCAGTAGTACCAACGGCCTGGGAGTTTTTAACAACCATATCCCCATAGCTCATCCCAAATGACCCTATTTTTCTAAGAGCACTTAGAACGTTGCTAAAAAATGGATTATTTCTGTTGTTTTCTAAAAATCCTGCCATTATCCGAATTTATTGTATATATCATTCAAAATAGCCCCCTCTAAAGACTTAGTATCTAGATACACTAAATACTTCCATTCATCGCTTGGTATTTCGGAAAGACCCTTTATCTTTTCCAACTTGTAACCACGGTATGCATGATTATACTTAACTCCTCCCATTAAAGTTTCTAAAATCTCAGAATCGAATCTGAGAGGCATTTGGGATGAAATCTCTCTCTTTTCATTTTGCTCCATGATTTTACCAAATATAGTATAGAGCCTAATAAAAAAATTAGTTCGGTCTCTTGGTGTTAATAGGACCAAATCTACTCCTTTAATAATGGATCTTTCTGGGCTAATCTCAGATCCTTCATAAAATATGACGGGTCTTTTATTAACAAATTCCTGGTCCTTTCTCTTTGGGGAATCGTAGTAAAAAGTAAATATTTTCCCCTGAATTAAATTCTTTATAGATTCAGATTTTTTTAAAACTGAATAATTATTGGTATAATGTAAAAAACTCTCCTCTGTCAATTTTCCAGGAGATCCAGCCTTTTCTATTGCCTCTCTAATTTCCCTTTTAAAATCCATTATCTAAAGATAAAATTTTCATCAACGGCACCAAATCTATAGCCATTGTGCTTAGCAAAACGAGTCGCAGCATCAAATTTAGCTCTGTTAACAATCCATATTTCCATGGCTTGATTATAAGATCTAACCTTCTTCTCAGTTAAGTTTCCGGAGATTGTTGGTTTTTTTTCCAATTTGTACTGAGCAGATGGCTTAATTTCAAGAATCCAGTCCTCTGTTGATCCGTCAGCTTTTTTTACCTTTATATAATAATCGGGATGATATGTGTGTGTTTTTTTATCGATGGGATTCCAATATTCTATTTGAACAGCTTCTGATGCCCATTTTAAAATATTTGGATTTTGGTCACAGTATTGACAAAATCTTCCTTCCCAAGAGGATCTATAAATTATATCATGAATATCCCCAATATACTTTTCCGGATTAGTTGGTACAAACTTTCCTGATTTAAATTTACCATTGGGCTTAATATTTTTGATATTAATTTTAGACATTGAAGTTCTGATTATCATCTCTAGTTAACCTAGAAAAAGATATTGTTTTTATAGATCTTGTAGAATGTATTTTTTTCCATCCTTTTTGCATACCATTTTTAGCTATCTGTGAGATAAATGCGAACGGGTTGTCTGATTTATTGGGATCGAATCTGTCCCAATATTTAATTAGATCCTCCATTCCGAAAGCAATACAATCCTCTTTATCTTCGATATCTCGATAAGATTTAGTTTTAGAAAGACCATTAACAATAAGTGTAAACATCTTTACCGTTTCTGCTGTCAATCTTCCTTTTTCTTTGGATTCTAGCAATGCCCTTTTAAGCTCTTTGTTTTTAACATACTCCATTAGTTTTGTGGGAAATTATTTTCTAGTTTGCCTATCTGGCCTTCAACATCTTTTTTTAGGGCTTCTAGGTTTTTTATTGAGTCTTCAATAGTACTCAATCCTATCTTACTACTAGCATGACTAGTTGTTTCCAATTCTTTTAATTTACCTAAAATGTCTTGTAGGTCTTCCTGGAAAAGAAAAAGTTCGTTTCCGATACCCTCAGAAACGAACTTTTCGTAATTTTCAGAAATACTATTTACTTTTTTTTTGAAGCAGGTGCTTTTGCAAGGGTTGCTCTGTTAAGAGGTTCATGATCTTTCTTGCCATTTTTCTTGTGATTACCTGGTGCTTCTGCTAATTCAGCATCATCTAAATCTTCTACAAATTTTTTAGGTTTTTCAGATTTTCCTTTAGGTGCTTTTTCAACATGCGAATTCTTTTGTGATTCAGAAAGTTTGTGATTTTTCAAATTGTCAATAAATTTAGGAGCTGCGCCTGCACTTGTGCCAGGAGCTTCTGCCAGGTTCATATTACCTTCTTTATCGATGAATTTTTTATCTTTTCCAGATTTTCCCTCTGGAGCGGAAGCTAATTCATGATTTCCAGTTACTCCTCTAGGATCTTTAGCAGATTTAGCTTGCTTATTAGGGGCTTCAGATAGGTTATGATTTCCTAAATTATCAATATCTTTAGCAGATCCCCCAGCAGATTTAGAAGGTGCCTCAGCTAAATTCATATCAGCATCTAGGCCTTCGTTTGCTTCTGATCCTTCTATTTCTATGTTTTCGATTGATTCTTCGCCTAGATCATTTACTGGTTTAAGTTCAATGTTTTCAATTTCGTCTGAAATATCAACTACATCATTAAAGAAGTATTCTCCCGTTCTACCGTTTTCAAACATAACAGTGTATGTTTTAGAATTACCGTTAACCCCTACAACCTTACCTTTTTCTCCGTTTCTTCTGATCTTAACGTCTGTGTTTATTTGATATCCGTCACTTTCGTTAACTGAAGAAACCTTTTTAGCATACTTTTCAAATCTCTCGATTTCAACATTGATTTGGTTCCATTTATCTTTTAGAGATTCAGATTCTTTTTGAAGCATTGCTTGAGCTTCTTTAATCTCTTGAGATCCAGTAAGAGATGGATTATCCTGAATTGCTTTTGCAATTTTTGCCATTTCACTTTCAACAATAGACATGTTGTTCTTAATAGCTTGCTTATCGTTTCTCATGATAGCTAAAGCTCTATCTTCGTTTTCTAGAATATCTGACATTGATTCAGAAATATCAAATCCTAAAAATTCTTTAACTATATTAACTGCCTGTGTTCCGTTACCCTCGAATAAATCATTCTTCTTCATAGCTGGGTTAACTTTGTGAACATAAACTTTTTGTCCGAATCTAAATACGTTAGCTTCTACCCCTTCGTATATTTTAGAAACGATTTTTTTACCAAAATCAATTTCAGAAAGGAAATTAGCAGCTTTTACTACTTCAGTAGCTTGTTCTACTATACTTGCAGAAGATTGGAACGAATTTCTCAATTCCATAGAAAGGATAAATCCTAATCTGTCTTCTGGAATTCTTTTTCCGTTAAGGAATACTGCCTTTGTTTCGGTGTCACTTTCAAAAACTACAGAAAGCTTATTTTTCCCGATGAACATATCTAAACCATTCTCGTTAATTCTTACAGCAGGATTGCTAAGTGATAAAGCTGCTTTTAAGAATTTTCCAGGGAGTTTAGAAGCTTCTGCTCTTTCCATAACAGATACGCCTCTTTGAGTTGCCTTGAAGAATCTATCTGAAGTAACAAAAACCGAATGGTTCTCAAAAACTAAACTTGGCGCTATGATAGATTTTACCTCGCAATTTTCAGAATTAACATTGATAGAGAATTTACCATTGCTTCCCTCAAGCTGTGTAAACTTCTCAACCAAGCTTCTAACTGTTGGATTGAAGGACCATTTTTTAAGGTCATTAACCAGTTTCTCAGAAACCCTGTTCTCTGTGTCTAACCAAGTTCTCATTGATTCAACAATAGAAGAGAAAAGGTCTCTGCCTCCTGATCTATTAATATCTTCGATTGCCTTAGCAACTTCGATTTCTTTTCTGTTTTTTTCGTAAATCTTCTTTAGATTAACTAAAGAGCTTTTAGCGTGTTTTTCCCAGCTAAAATTTTCCAATTCTGAAATCATAGATTCAATTAAGAAAGCTTCAGAAACTCCTTTAATTGATGCATGATGAATGTATTTTTCAACCAAAATCTTAGCTTCATGTAATTCAACGAAAGATGTATTATTCAAAGCCATTGCAGTTTCTAAAACACCAACAGAGAAAGTTGGTTTAGATATCTTAGTTCCTTGAGCAGATGCTTGAGCAATCTCTTTTTGTAGACCATCAACGTAGGATCCAGCTGTGCCTGGTCCAAATGCCTTGGTTCCTGCCCAACTTTCATTTAAACTGTTTGCAGCAGCCTTAGCCTTTTCCATTTTAATTTGGTCTAGATTATTGTCAAAGTTAATTCTATCCATTTTGAGGGATTTATTTTTATTCTATATATCTACGATTTAAAACCATTCTTTAAGCTTTTAGTCTTTAAAGTCAGCATATTCATTATATATCGAAAATTTTAGAAGGTATTCAATCAATTATTGATACTTCCTAATTTACATTTTCTGGACAATAGTATAATCGACGATATTACCAAAATTTATCATCCATGACATAGCTTCTTCCTGTGTTAAATTATCAAGTTCAGGAGAAACTGGTGATTTTAAATCAGTTACGTAAGCTATATAGTACATATTAAAAGAATATTAGTGTTATAGTTTGTGAAGCTTGATTGACAGTAGATCCTGTTCCTATACCACCCCAGTTTAAGTTATTGATCATCGGTCTAAGTGCAACTGTACTAGAGCCTGAACAACTTCCTATATTAGAAAATTCAACAGCTGTACCGCCTATCTTAGGTGTGCCACATCCTACTCCGACTAACCATAAGGTAGATCCGATGGTAACGCTCCCCGATGTTCCAGTTCTTAGATTATTTGCAAGTGTTTGTACTTTAGTAGGATCTGTAACTGTAATCGAAGTACCGTTCGTGCTAGACATAGTAAATGTTGTATATGATCCGGTTAAAGAAGCCCTAAAGGTATTCCATGCAGTTTCTACTGTTGTCGTGGGGGCTACTCCTTGTACGAATGCTTGAGAAAATGTTACAGATATAAGTTTAATAACAACTATTCCAGATCCTCCTTTACCACCACCTACTGAGTTACTAGATGCAGCGCCACCAGCTTGCCCACCATTACCTGTGTTGGTCGATCCGGATGCACCACCATTTTGAGTGCCAGCATTTCCTCCTGCACCACCTACACCATAAATAACCTCTGAACCACTGAGAGAAGAACTGATTCCTGAACCACCCGCTCCACCTGTTGCTACTGAGTTGGCAGAACCAGCTCCCCCTGCTCCTCCACCTCCCTTTCCACCGTTACCTCCACCTGAACCACTACCACCTGTAGCGGAAGAAGTATTACTGATCTGCGCAACCCCGGCTACACCTCCAGTTCTTGATCCTAAGCCATTACCCCCGCCAAGGGCTGTTATTGAGCTAAATACGCTATTATCTCCCGGAAGGCCTGCATTATTGGCTCTAGCATTAGCTCCACCAAGACCGCCGTCGCCTACTGTTACCACATATGAAGCTCCAGGTACTACCGATAGGGTTCCTGTTAATACCATACCTCCTCCACCTCCTCCACCACCAGCATTATCATAGCCGTTACCGCCACCTCCACCACCGCCGACTACTAAATATTCGACAGAATTAACGTTAGCCGGTGCAGTCCATGTGGTAGTGCCAACTGTAGTAAAAATCTCAAGAAAAGATGCTGATGCTGGCATTTTCTTAAAAGAAAACGGAAATACTATCATTATATGAAGTTTTGTATATAGGAACCAAAATACTTGCTACCATCAAAAATGAAAGTGAAAACATCATATCGGCTAGCAGTCGAGGTCATCGTTGGAGTAGCTGCGCCTGTCCATGCAACTGTTCCAGGCCATGTTATAACTTGAGAACCTGATGCATTTTGTCTTATTATTAAAATATATGTAGCACCTGCTTGACCGTTACTAAATGTAAATGTAGTTGTTGCTGCATTTAGAGTAAAAGTTTGAACATTACTATCGTTCCAGTTTACCGTGGTTGATGAAGTAGTATTACCATTAGCATCTGCGCTAACCCAAGCTTGTCCAGATGTTACATTTAAGTTACCTGAATATGGTGAGCTGAAAGAAGTACCAGATGTTCCGTTGCTTGAAGTCCCTGATGTCCCCGCAGCACCAGATTGCCCCGAAGATCCTGATGTTCCTGTAGATCCAGAGCTTCCTGAAGTACCGGTTGATCCAGATGTTCCAGTTTCACCTGATGTTCCTGATGTTCCATTTCCGGATGTACCTGAAGTACCAGATTGTCCTGATGTTCCAGCTAACCCAGAAGTTCCTGATGAGCCTTTGTCAGCAACTAAACCCCATCTTACTGGATCGTCTGGAGGAGCACTGCCAGAGTTACCGTCCCCGATTTTTATGTATGAACCTCCGGTATATGAAACTACGTCTTGGCCACCTACATAAACTGTTGGAATTGGTTGCCACTCCCCTCTCCAAACAAATCCAGCTCCTGAAGTACCGGATGTTCCATTTCCGGATGTACCGGAAGTACCAGAAGTACCAGTTGATCCAGAAGAACCGGATGTTCCATTTTCTCCAGATGTCCCAGAAGAACCAGATTCTCCGGTTTCTCCAGATGTACCGGATGTTCCTGATGTCCCAGAAGAACCAGATGCTCCGGTTTCTCCAGATGTACCGGATGTTCCTGATGTTCCAGAACTTCCTGAGGAACCTGGTGCTCCCGCTGGTCCCTGAGCACCTTCTGCACCCGAAGTTCTCCATTTAATTTTTCCCTGAAGACCCCCACTAGTTGAAGGATCCCATACTAAAAATCTTGTTTGTGATGGGTCTAATTCTAGACTTTCTAAATAGACACCATTATCTGCTATTAAAGCTTGCTGGACGTGGAATCCTTGAGAATCTATATGAGCTATATTGTTACCCCCGATGACAAATTGTTGCTGATAATCGTGTGGTATCCTATTCTCAATTATCCCAGTATAAGGTTGTCCAAAAATTGGACCTCGAACCACTATGCCCGCGGTTCCCGCAGTTCCGTCATTGTGATAAATTATCCGATAGATTGGATCTCCCCCAGAGCTATATTCTAATGGATCTATCGAGAGTGTTGCTCCATCAAAAGTAAGATTGGCATCACCAGTAACTCCAGTACCCGACCCGTTATATCTGAGAACTGAATATGGATTACCTGAATCTAATACCGAGGGGGTAGTACCCGAAGTTCCTGCAGTTCCCGATCCTCCTGAAGTTCCTGATGTTGCAGATCCTGCAGTTCCACTACTTCCGCTACTTCCATCATCCCCGGGATCACCTGTTAATGTTACTTCCCAGGTGCTAAAACTCCCCGACCCCCTAACTACTAATGGGGTAAAAGTTAATTGGCCTGTTGAAGAATTATAGCTAACAACTCTACCGATGATGTAATTATCGGAATCATGGGTTACTTGTATAAAGTCATACTGTCTGAATGAAAGCCCCGAATTTGTCGTTATAGTTATATTTGAGTATGGCATTATGGTAGGGTTATTGATGTTGTACTTATTCCAAAATAAGTTGATGTTGATCCGGAACTTCCAGAAGATCCACTAGTTCCACTGCTTCCGCTGGTAGTTGGGCTAGCACTCGTTCCGCTTGTTCCGCTGATGCCTGTTCCTAGAGCACCACCAGAAGCAACTATAATAGTGATCTCAACATCATTAGAATGTGGATTGTGTATCACTATCCCTCCCTCATTATAAAGAGGACTAGATAGAAAATTGCTCGGATATATTGAAATCCCTCTTCCGGGATCAGCTCCTGGTTCTCCAGTCCAGATATGGAAACCTCCAATTGGATAGATTTTCTCTTCGTAAATAAGGTTAATATATTTACTCGAATCTGTTGTAAATGATGCTGGATATTTTACGCTAACTATAAGTGCTTTTACCTCCCCGAATGTATTAGATAAACCGGAATCATCCAAAAGAAATGCACTGCCACCCTTTAACTTTAGTGTTTGTGCAAAAAAATCGTCTATATCGAGGGAGAAATCACATAAATCAAAAGAATTTAGAACAGACGAATCTTTGGTTACTTGAAAGGTGCAACGATTAAATTGACCTCCTTCAATTAAGGTATTAGCTAAATCTGCTTTACATATAAGGGGTGCTGTTGCCATTAATTCATAACTAATATTTCTACCTCAACCTCTTTCCGGGTTGTATTCATAATTTTAATTCCACCCAAACTAAAATCTGGCGAGGTTGGTTGAGGACTTAAAACCGGACTAAATTCTGGATCTACCACAGGAGAAACATTAGTGGGATCACCATACACATTATATGGCTCTAAATCCCATCCGTGATGTTTAACATGATCTAAAGTTTTCCCTGTTAGGAATAAGACGTTTTTTAGAGGAAACGTCCTTCCTTTATATTCCCAGAAAATTAACTTCTCATCTTCTGTTAAAGATTTATCATATTTCACTTTAACTATGATTAAAGAAACCTCTCCCTGATCTTGAGCTATGTTTCCTCCGTATAAATTCCAAGACGTTTCGGGATCTATAAAGATTCTCTTTTTGAAGCTTCCCCCGGTAATTGATGCAGGGTGAAAAAATCCAGACATATCCACAGAATGCAAAACTTTAGATCCCTCTATGATTTTAAGAATGGATCCTTCAAAAACTATTTTTTTCTGTTTTTCTGGATTACAATCAATGTACTTGACATATCTTGAATCTGTTTTTAATACGTTTGGCATCTTATAATCTGGTAGGATCTTCCTTTCTGACTAATAAGTCGATCGGAATTTCCTTTTTATTCTTGTAATCTTTGATACTCCTTCTCTCTTTTCCGTAAACGTTACCTAGCCTGTATCCACCAAATTCACCGTCTTCCGTATTTTCTGGCAGATCCTCGTGTTCTTCTATTATTTCTGAATCCTCATCAGGGGTTAAATCTGGGTCGATACTGGAGAGATCTGGAGAATAAACTACATCATCATCTTCTTTGCTCTTCTCATTATCTCCCGCATCTTCTGGAAGAATGATTTCTCTTTCTTCTTTTTCAATTGTTTCTTCGATTTTCTCGGAAATGTCTTCCTGCTCATTTTCATTTATTATATCATTATTGATCTCTGCTATCGGGGTATCTCCTACAATAAATCCTTTTAAGGTAAGTGGAATTCCCTCTATCTCTGTTTTGTATTCATCTACGATTTTTAGATCCGGCAATTTGATTTCTTCTTCCTTTTCTGGCTCTATAGTCTCTATAATTTTTTCCTCAATTTTTTCCGGTTCTGGATTTTTTGGGGATTCTTCTGTTTTTTTCTTCTCGCTGACATAGGAGAATACGAAGTTAGCGGCAACAACTAGTGCAATCGCAAGTGGGTCAAATACCAGCATTAAAGCTATAATAAACCAGTTTACAACTTGATCTAAAGATTTACCAGTGATCTTAGCGATAAATTTTAAAGGTCCGATTTCGTTAGCTATATCATTATTGGAAGAGACGTTTAGAATCTCCAGATCTAAATCGTTGATTTGCTGAGTTTTTGAAGCTATCGTGTCCTGTAAAACTTTTATATCATCATCCAAAGATTTGCTCTCTTTACTCAATTGGTTCATCTGTGATCTAACAGAGGAAGTTGATTTGTTTTGAGCTATGAGATTATCAGCATTGCTCTGCTGTCTATTTCTCATATCAGAGAGTGTGTTCTGTCTGGTACTTTTAAGCTCCAACTGTTTTTCTGCCTGATCCAGCTGCCTTTGAATCATTTGCTTTCTTTTCTCAATGACAGCAGTATTTTTATCTACGTTTTCTACCTTATTTGCGGTTTCCTGATAAGCTGAGGACAAGAACCCATAGATCCCCGCCGAGGTTATTACTATTAGTACAAAACATGCTATAGTGAGGTAAACCTTAAGTGCCTTGTTTATTTCGTCCCAGAATCTGTACAACAGAGAAGCTATGACTAGTTTAGCAAATTCTAAACTAGCTGCCATCACCATCACGTTGGTAGAAGCACCTGCAAACATTTTACCGATACCAAAGATCGAATAAAATGCAGCAGAAAACGAGATGCTGATTGCAGAAATAGCTACAATATATGGGAAATACTTGTTTTCTTTCATCTAAGTTATTTCTTTAAGTATTATATATCCACAGAAAAAAGGCCCACTTGATAAAGTGAGCCCTAAAAGATTAAAAACCCGGAATTTATTCAGATTCTAAGCCCTGTTGAGCTGCTGCTAGATCCTTTTTTAGATCGTCAAACTCTTTATTATCTAGGCTAATATTGGTCAAAGATTGTTCGAATGCCTTAAAAATGCGGATAAAATCATTTGCTAGGCTTTTTCCCTTCCCTGAAAATTTATTTAGAAAATAATGTGATGCTTCGATTTCTAGAGCATTCATATAGATCACTCCACTTTTTATGCCTTCTTCTTTGATTTGGTCGAGCTTTTTTGTGATCTCTAAAATTCCTAAAGCTTCCTTTCCCCTCCATTCTAGAGAGGAAACAATATCATTATACACCTCTAGATCTTTTGAATTCATAGATACTCCATAGACCTTATTACTCAGTTCTTTTTGTTTTTTGTCAAGAGCTGATTGTAGCTCTTCGACTCTTTTTTGATCTACTTCCACTTCGGTGATTAATTCTTCTGCCATTTTTTATTTTTTATATTCATTTTTAGATCCTCTTAAACCTAATGTTTCATCAAATAGAGTGGATTTCCCTGAATTGTTTCAAGAGATCCAGAAATTTTCTTAGATGTTCTTTAAACTCGTCTCTTGTAACGATGAATCTTTGGATTGAAGAGTTTTTTTCGTTAGAAATCCAAATTTCCCCACGGTGAGGAATTACTCCATACCTCTCAGCATAAGCAAACATATATGCGGAAATTTGGCATTTATAGGAATCAATATCGTCTTCATCTTTAGGTGAGCTAGCAGACTTGAAATCTATTACCACGTGCTCGTCATTAAAGTCTTGAAAAATAAAATCTGTTGCTCCTGCCCATCCGCCTCTAAAATCTGTCCACAGAAAAAGTTCGTTATGAAGAACACATTTAATATCTGACCAAAATTTTTCATGATAAAAATTCCAAAAAAGATCTCTACCTCTCACAATCAAATCCAACTTGTCTGGTGAATTTTTTTCTTCTTCCTTAGCAATATTTTGAGCTGATAGAAGACTCTTATCCACTGATTTTGATTCTGCATACTCCAATAGGAAATGTTCAAGCATCGAGTGCATAACTGTTCCTCTGAATGATGCTTTATCCAGTATCTGCTGCCATTTCTCGTTACCGAACTTTTCTCTCAAGTGTTGGAATTTAGGCTCAGTAAGGAGCTTTAAAACTGTTGTAACGGAAGGAAGAACCAGCTTAGTCTGGTGATCCGTGATAACCTCATAAGCTCTTCCCCAGGGATAGCTTTTTCTCTGAATATTAGGATTTGTCAATTTTTAAAATAATGATATTGTCCAAGTCCAAGCTTGGGATAGCCACTGTGTTTTGCTTTCAATGATGATAGCAGTGGTCCAAAAAATAGTTCTACTTGCAATCCACCAGGTTGTTAGATCTCTGAAATAAGGATAATAAACTAAAAGATATGAATTGCTTTCTGGAATCTCCTTATATTCAGGAATGATTATCTCATGAAGATTAAGAGAAGTGAGATATTCATTTAATCCCTTCGATTGTTCTATTAAATAAGCTGGCCAAAGCTCCCGTGGTAAATCTGGGGACATTGTCACTTCGGGTGGTAAATTCATAACTGTGTAAATTCTGCCAATCCAGTCTACCCTCAAATTGTTTTTTGACCATATCGGAGAATTCATCAGCTCCTTTTTAATTACCCTACGGAGAAATAGATAATTTCTAATGTCTCTAATAACTCCAAAAATTCTGATTAATCCCTTTAAAAAATCTATCATATCAATCGATAAAATTTAATTTTATTCCAGGAAACATCTCCCTGATCTTTATTCTAGCTCTTCTAATACGTGTTGCAACTGCTCTCTTTTTCATTCCGTATTTATCAGCAATATCTTGATACTTCATCTTATGTAGTTCCCGATCCATAAGAATATCCTTATAAATCGCAGGAAGCTGTTTCATCTTTTCTAAGACTGTATCATATAGATCATCAAAGCCTCCTTCCTGATTATTTATTTCCCATTCTGGTTCAGCAAAAATATCCTCTGGGGTTATATCAGAGAGAGGAATGAATTCATCATGATCTCTACCATCTAATTCTATCGATTCATAAACTAATGGAGTAAATTTCTTCGAATTTTTTTTGATTAGCAGAGATTCGTTTCTTGCTATGTTATATGCCCATGTGGAAAAATTTCCCCTAGAAGGATCATATTGGGCAACTTTTACCCAGATCTTTTCAAAAGTTTTTGACACTGCATCTTGCGCAACCTCTTCATCAATTAGGATTGATTTACAGTGATTAAGTAAACCTGGTTTAATCCTATCATAGAGAGACTTAAAATCTTTCTCTTGGGATGTCATTAAAAATTTTTCAGCTAATTCTTGAATGCTCTTTGCCATCTGGTTCTTGGTTTAAAGGGTTATGTAAGTTAATATAAACAATTTCAATCCCAGCTTGGTTTAGCAGTTGGAGAGAATCAGTCTTTCTGTAAATCTCACAGAAAACGATTCTTTTAATCCCGGATTGAATAATTAATTTTGAGCAATCATAACACGGGGAAAGCGTTACATACATCGTGCTCCCGTGTGAACTCACCGTATTTTTTGCAAGCTTTGTTATAGCATTTGCTTCTGCGTGCAAAACATAAGGCAAGGTTTCATTTATTTCATTTTCGCAAATGTTTGGAAATCCTGTTGGAGTTCCGTTATATCCGTCTGAAATTATGGTTTTGTCTTTGACTACTAAACATCCAACCTGACTTCTTTTGCAATGAGAATTAGTTGACCATTCTTTTGCCATTCTGAGATAAACAAGATCTAACTTAAACTGCTTTTTATCTAAACAGTTATTTGAATCTTGCTCAGTAAAAAAATTATTCTCCAATATTTTCCTCTTTTAAGTTTCCTTTAAATAAATCTATTACTGGATAAACAGAATAAGCAGGAAACTTACCGAGCAGAGAAACTATCTTGTTGATTTCAGATTCTGTGAAGGAGCTTTTGCTTTCAATCAAACCAATCAATTCCTGATAGTTATCGAAGGGATTTTTTAGAAAATCCGCTAGGGATTCTCTTAAATTTTCCTCCATAATATATTTTTTTTCAGTAACCGACATAGCTTTTTATTATCCTATACAAATATAGAAAGAAAGTTTCACAAAAAAAACTGAACCTTATGAAAATTTGTGAGTGTTGTCTGTAACGATTAGTGGACCTTGAAGAACCTTTAAAATTTCTCTCATTGTCTTGAGTAATTCTCCATTGATTCTTTGGTCTTCATCTTTCCTAGATTCATCTGCAGCTTTTGTTTCAGCTTCAGCGGCAGATTTTTGTTTTTCCTCTTGAGCTTTAGTTTCTGAGGTTTTTTCAGGTTCTTCCTGTGGGGAGGGTGCAGGTGTTTGTGGAGATGGTGGGGGAGGGGTGGCAGGTTGTTGTTCAACTGGAGGAACAGGGGTTTGTTCCACCATTGGGGTTGCCTGGGACACTACATTTGCAACTTGCTCTTTTGCTTCTGTTGGAACGGATTCATTTTGTGTTAAATTTTGAACCACGGTACTTGCTTTAGCTGCTAAATCGGGGTTTTGAAGGATTTCTCCTGTCGCTTGATTTATAGCATCGGATTCACCTCCAAAGCTCTGAGCAATTGCTTGATCAAATGTTGCAATATCTGCTCCGGCAAACATGTTAGCAATCTCTCCTGCACTCATTCCTAATTGATCCCCTAACATACTAAGTAGAGGGGATTCTTCCTTAGTGAATTCTTTGGTAGTAGCAGCATCAAATGTTTTAGGACCTTCCACAGCAGCCTGATTTGTAACATTAGTAACATTCGTCTGTGTTTGTTGAACTACCGTGGATGTTGGTTCCGCTGGGGGATTTGCAGCAGGAGGGGTCTGTGTTACCGGCGGATTTGCAGTAGCGGGGGTTATTTCCTGTGTGGGTTCAGCAGGTTTGGCTATCTCTTGTTGTGTGGTGATAACAGAGGCAGGGATTTCTGCTGCTGGGGATTGAGCTGGTTCTGTAGGAGCTGGGGGAGGAGGCGGGAGTATCGGTTCAGGTTTAGGAGCAGGAGGAATTAACGATTTAGCCAGAAAATCGAAAACCTCTTTAGCGCTATTCATGACATATTCATCGCTAGGAGCAGCCCCGGATTGTCTTTGTATCCCAATCTCTTTTAGAAAATTAAGAACAGTAGAATCTAAAATGTGCTGTAAATTATTACTTGAAATTTTGTTCAGCTCTTTGTTATTGAAGTCCGGACTTTCCCCCATTTCCAGATCATCAATTCCGTTTTCTATGGTATTGAATTCAGTTTTAGTTATTGTTCTAAGTTCGTTATACGCGTTAGAATCCTTAAATGAAGGTCTATTTTGGACCCACCCGCTTAAATATTTTGGATTTTGATATGAAAGACCCTTGAAGTTTTCAACTGCTGTACTAACGATATTATCCGTGATAGAATTAATATATTGACTCGGATCCTTCCCTTCCGGAATTTCAAACATAGCAGCTCCAAAACTCCCAGGAAGAACTTCACCCCTTGCCTGCCCTATAGCAATATCAAGAGCTTCTTGTGAAGCATTACCCAATAAAGGATCTGCAGATTTTTTATCTGAGAGCTGTTTGTTAAAAACATCTACCTGTTCGGAATTAATTATTGCCAAATTCTACCTTTTCCTCTATATATTAAAGGTTTATTGCTTGGTTAAATTAAAAATGGGTACCAATCCGTCTTTCTCTTTGATAATTTTCTTGTTTCTCTCTTCTATTTCCCTGTTTATTTTTTCAAGGATGATTTGAAATTCAAAATATGGAAGTTTTTCCAGCTCTGAAAAAGAAATATTATGATCTTTTGCTAGCTTTCTTTTGATTTCAAAGTAGTTGTCCAAAGATATCTGAAACAATGAAAAGGGATCTGATTCCCCCGCGAAATCGGATAGGAGCAGTGACCTCGGCACCGCATTTATTACAAATTACAGACAAATTATTTTTTGTAGCAAATGTTATCTGTTTAGAAATATTATCAGATAAAACAAACTGGGTATATGTCCAGTTTTTGGAGTTCATTTCATAAGAGTCGTAAGATTTTTCATCAAGATCTCTCCAGTTAGGTATTAGGAAAGGAGATACCGTGGCAAATGATGAGTCGTATTTTTTACCTGCCCTAGTTTTATCTCTTAGAATTTTCCTGATTTTTTGAGATACCCCAATAGTAGGAATGAAAAGTTGAATTGCAGGATCACCATTTTTGGGTGTTAATTGAAAATAACCATTTTCATGGTCATAATATGTTTTAAGTTTTGGATCTAATGAAAAATTAGAAAGAACTCCTGACGTCAATTCAATCTCTGAAGGAATCGGGCAATCTTCTTTAGTGCATTTATTTTGAATAGGAATAAATATTCTGTTTTCCCCTTTAACAAAAGTCAAATCACGAATTGCCATAAAAATATAAAATCTATCTTCCTGATAAATATCTTGGAAATTCAAGACCCCTCCTTTCCATCTAAAAGAAGAGCATTTAGAAATTATATGATTTATTTTATCGTCTATATCTATGGGATCATTTTCATCTATTGTTGAGAAATGACGAATTTCTGAAACCTCCGCTGATCTAATAGAAAGCTCTGTTTCTTCCGGATATCCAAAACCCTGAGAGGGTAAATTTTCTAGAGGTAATTTTTTCCAGGGGGATTCCATGGCCAGTTCAGAAAGACTCTCTTCGACAAAGGACGCCTTTCCTAGTGATTTTGGAATTTCCTGTTGGGGAGGGGTTAATTCCTCATAGTTTAATCCGCTTTCTTTCTCTCTTTCAGAGAGCTTTGAAAGCATTTCGTTTTCAAAAGTATTTTCCATAAAAACAATTCTATTTTATCTATCCTTACTTGTAGTAGGAGGTTTAAAATAAAATTCGGGGTGAGAGTCTAAGATTTTTTGGCTTTATTTAAATGTCTCGTAAGTAAGATATATGATAACCAAAAACATCCTGAAATTGAATAAAAAACGATATCTGCAACCCAATATGAACCAGTTAAATCCATGATTAACTTGAATAAAGCGTCGTAACCAAATGGGAGAAAGAACATCGCTAACATTAGAGACGTATCTCTGAAAAGGATCATCCTTTTCTCCTTCTTCTTGTATTTCTCTAGATTCTTTATCACCTTCGTCCATGCTTGGATAATGTTCTCCTTCTTTACAAAAAATCAATAAAAAAGGCTTATTGGTAGATAAGCCTTTTATATATTCGAACGTAAAGTTTTTAATTGAATGTGTCTTCGAAGTAGTCAGCTCTGAATGATATGTTTATATCATAAAGTCTATTTCCACCTCCCTCATATTGTAGAGGAATAGCTGTAATCGCTTCTATCGGGAAGCAATTTAAAAATTTAACTCTTCTAAAAACATCTCCTTGTTTATTGAACATACTTACTAAAACGTATGTGTTAGCTGCATAAGTACTTTTAATTCCCATAGCACCTGTTAGAGGATTATAAACTAAATCTGACCATTCTCTCAATGTCTTGTGAACATAGTTAGAATTATTGTCATCTAGATTTGTGTGGAATTGTAATCTAATTCTAGCACCAGTATCCTCTACTGCTCCACCTGCATATCTTCTTCTTGCAAATTTGTAGTTTTGTTCTACAGGTCTTGGTGTTTTATCTACCTCCAATCCTGTGATAGAGATGATATTTTCAACCAAAAGTGATCTACCTGCATTTCCCACAGGGTTTGAAACTGCTGCAGGGGGTTGGATTATAACCTCAAACTGGTTTAAATAAACCGGTTCATATAGGCTTACTGCTGCTTTTGAACTCGTAAAATGTGGTAGTCCTGCCATTTTTTATTTAATTATTATAAAAATACGTCATCAAAGTAATCTACTGCCCACTGAGCTCTCAAACTAAATATCTGAGTGTTAGTGTAGTTAAGATCCATAGGTGTTAAACTTGCCATAAGAAAGCAGTCTTTACATGTGATTCTTCTAAAAACGTCACCTGCCTTATTAAATGCACTAATTACTATGGTACCAGTATAATCTCTTTTCAAACCCTGAGCTCCCGTAAGTGGATTGTAAATTAAATCCGCCCACTGTCTCATTGTTTTAAAAACGTACATTGAATTATTTTCGTCTAGGTTTACCTCAAAGTTGATCGTTAGATCAAATCCAGTTTGGCTAGGTTTTGCCCCGGAGTAATATCTCTTAGCATTTTTATATTGCTGAGCTATTTCTCCTGGATTCTGATCAACACCCAATCCTTCTACACTTTTTACGTGCTCTAAAAGAATGTTGCCATTATTAGGATTTCCCTGAGGGGGAACTACGGAAGCAGGTGGAGTAATAACAACTTCAAACTGATTCGTATAGATCGGTTCAAATTTGTTTACTGCTGCTTTCGAAGACGTATAATGTGGTAATCCTGCCATTTTTTATTTTATATATTTCCTCTTTTCTGTATTCATCAAATTAACTGAATTGGATGAAACCTCCAGAAGCAATACCACCAGTTCTTGTAACAGTTACTCTGTTGATAAACTTATGAATACCTCTAGCAGGTTCGAGAATGATATCGATAATTCCTAAGTTTTGATCTATGATAGCAGGAGTATTATTAGAAGAATCCATAATAGTTAAGTAGTTATAGATACCTCCAACGTTTTTAACGCCGCTTAAGTAATTGTCTACGATAGTTTTAATTTCAAGTCTGATTGAATCTTCGTTAAAATCAAATACGTAATTCGAAAGAATATCCTCAACACTTTCTTCAAGAGTAATTAGAAGATCTCTAACGTGCAAGTTATTAAATGCTGAGTTAGTTCTTTGATATCCTGTTTGGTTACCAAATATTACCAATCCAATATTTCTCTTTCTGATGATTGGGTTGAATCCAAAGGGTTCTAAGAAATCTCTATCATCCTGAGAGAAATCATATTCAAGTCCAACTAAGTTAGATCCTGAAAGTACCCCTCTTTTTTGACCAGCTACGATAGAATAAGGTTCTCCAGTAACAAATTTTCTAATGAAATTATTACTTACGTGTGCAGCTGGAGGAATATTAAAGTTTTTACCATTTTCTCTTATAGTTAAGAAAGGTCCAAACACACCGCAGAATTTAGCTCCACTATCTTCATCAGGTAAAGTGAATCTGAATGAAGGATTTAGTTCTAAGTTTCCGCCCTCTGCAATATACTTTGCTCTTAGTAAAGGAGCTGGTTCTGTTGCTGAAGGTGCGTCAGTAAATCTTGGATCTATTGAATCCTTAAATTTCTCCATTGAAGGAGCATTAATAATTGCAAGACATTTCTGTCTATCTTTAGCTAATTTAGCTAGTTGATGTTTGGAGTTAGTTTGAATTTGTCCATCAAACGTATCAACAACATATCTGAAAGTGATAATATTTCTATCAGCAAGTGTTTTAGAAATATTGGTTGTGGTTAAAACGTCCAAGATTTCGTCTAATCTGTCATCAGATCCGTTAGGCTTGTGAGAGGTTTTAAGCTGGAAGCCGGGAAGATATGAAATCTTGTAGGTTTCCACGAATTGATGTATCGGTCTAAACTTATTCACTCTTGCGTTAGCTCCGGAGTAAAGAAGAATAGGTCTATCCGTTTTCACGTAAATTGTGTAGTTTCCAGGTGATCCAGGAACTGCTACTTTCTTAGATTCTATAATTCTTGTTAATCTGTTAAGTTTATTACCAACTGCGTTTTCAAATTGATCAACGTCCTGTGATACTAGGAGATCACCTACTTTAAGAGATGTTGCAGCTACTTCAGTAACTGATACTTCCACCTGGTTTGTTGAAATAACCGAGATTACATTAACAAATTGATTTAGGTTTCCTGCAATTGATACGATGTTTACTTCATCAGAGTCTACAGTATCTGATGATCCTGTTGAGGAAGTTTTATAACTTACACCCAATGAAACCGCTGCTTCTTCTGTTGTGAAATCAGCATCAACGTAGGATTTCATTTCAACTGTTTCAAATCCGTCTCTGTCTACAGAGTTTTCAAATTTAAGATATTGAACTGATGATCCGTCATATGCTTTGTAAATTACGTCTCCGTCGCTAATTAATCCATTTTTATGATCTAAGAAAAGTTTAGATTCAGCATAACCGAAGTATGTGTAGTTTCCTAATGTCTGTGGATTAATAGGAGTTGGACTTCCAAGAGGTCCAGGACTTGTTTCAATTGGATCAAATCTATCAAAGTAATCTGCTTTACAGAATTGATAGTGGCTTCCTCCTATGTTTGTTCTATAATAAGGAGAAACTAAAGGAGAAGCAGCTTTAAATAAAGGATGTGACCATTTAATTCTAAGTTGTACGTTTCCAGGAGAAACTGTTACCTCTTTTACTTCCTCAACCTTTAATTTAACTATGTCATTGGCAGAGAAAGCTTTTTTAGCTTCAACATTCCCTGAAATATTTCCAGTAACTTTACCAATAATGAATTTAGATGCTGGAGATGTTGCAGTAACTGCCAAGAAATTTTTTAGTGCGTTTTTTCTGCTAGTTGCATCTGCACCTAAGAAATTTGTTTGCAAATATGGTAATCCAGAATCAAGATTTGTAGAGCTATATGCTGCAAAATCTTCTTCAAATACTCCATCAACACTAGGTGAGCCGAAGGCATCAACAAATGTTGTTCCGATTTCAATAAGATCTGAATAAGGGCTATCAAGATCTGTTATGGTGTTAGAATTTTGAGTGTATGTAAAATCTGCAGTTAGCGGAGAACTATAACTTAAGAAATCTATTTCGTTGATTTCAGGATTAGCTGGATTTAAAGCACCCGTTAGGTGATGGCCAACTAAATCTATATAAGAGTAATCTCCTGATGATAAATCATCTAAAGCCTCTTCATTTACTGCACAAAGTACTCCTGTTTGTCCTACTTGATTGTTAATTAATGTCTTAATGTATTGTGTGATTCCGTTTTGATCAACAAAATCTGGAATCAAGCATCCAGTTACAGTTAGAACCACGTTTACTTCTTTCAGAGCCAAGAAATTGTCAATCTGAGCTTTTACGAATCCCTTTGATGTGAAATATGAGGAGTAAATAGGATCTAAAGAAAGTTCTTGATATTTAGTCCAATTTCCGCTTACTACGATAACATCTACAAAGTAATCTGAAATGTAATCATAAGGATTCATGAAGTTTGGAACATTGCTAGCTCCAAAATATTCTTGAGCTGTGATATCAAATCCTTTAATAGGAAGTCTAGCATCCAAAGATTTCTTTACAATAACACTTACTGGGTTTTGGCTTAAGTTAACCAGACTGAACAATTTAGATTGCTCAGTTACATCTATTGTGGCAAGAAGCATGTTTGGATCTGGGAACCAAAACTTTTCTTTGTTATAATAAGAAGAAACCAATTTATCCTGCTTAGGAAGATTTGCATTTACCTTCGTGTACTCATCAGTTGAGTTAGTTCCGTTAGATTCTGCAGTGTCAACAGAAAAAGTTCTATATCTAGCTACATCAGCTCCGTTAGCAACATCTGGATCGTCACTTGTTGTGACTGAATTGTTCAACTTTAAAAGATTAAGGGCAAAAACAGGTCCGCTGTTTAAGCATGTGAATATTGATCGATGGAAGAACGATCCCTTTTTTTCTAAAGCTCTATCGATATCACCGAAAACTTTAATAGCTGTCTGAACGTCTGGCACATAAACTGGAGTGTTGAATGGGCCCTTGTTTGAAAATCCAACCACTAATCTTACTGTCTGTGGATTTACTACAATATTTTCAGAAGCATCAAATTCTAAGGTATAGACACCAGAACTTTTAAAAACGGATAGATCCAGAGTTAACTTCTTTGCCATTTTGTATTTTTTACTTGTATATATCTTTTCGAGGTGAGAACTTCGGGAGTCCTGCTCTTAATCTATATATCAAAAAAATACCTAAAAGAAGTCCTTGAAAACATTGTATGTTTCCATTTCTCTACTAGCAGCGTCACCTTGAATTCCAGTTTCTCCGGTTTCTGCTAGTTTTTTATTTATCGCAATTTTGTATTTTTCCGAAATTGAATCGAAAACATCCATTACTAAATACATAAAATCTTGATATTCAAATACAGAATTGGCATTTACCAATGTCATGGCTATATCATCATTTCCAATTTGACTCTGATAAATTCCCTTGCTAGTTTCCCCAAAATTGCTTAATTCTAGAATTGTAGTGATCTCTGTGGGGATAATTTTTGAGTTTCTTGTATTAATTTTTAAGTCCTCACAGTATTTTTCTTTGGTTTTAGGTGTTACTTTAACTCCGGTTTTAAGTTGCTTGGAGCTTTCTGTATGCTTGGTATAGACAAACATTTCAGAAAAAAGCTTCTCTCCCGTAAGCAATTTTTCAATTAAATATTCTCCCCTGTAGTCAACTTCAACAACCAATTTTATTTGTTCCGGATTAAAAACATCAGCGCATAATATTTCTAAAAAAACCTTAAGTTCCTCTATTTGAATAGTATTTGATCTGAATATCCCGACCTGTAGCAACGAAAAAAAGTCAGATTCGTCTTCAAAAAATTTCTTTTCCTCTATTAAGACAAGAGGTTTAGGAGAAACCTTAAGAATATTAACAACACTGTAATCCCCACCACCTCCCGCTGCGGTGTCTACAGAAATTACAAATCTCTTATTTTCTCCCTCTTCCCAAAGATTTGTTGGGTCAAAATTTGGATGCCAAGTTAAATTTTGATAATCTATAATTGAATTTTGAAACGGCAACAGCTCCTTGTGCACAAATTTAACCTCTGTTTTTTTGAGCTTTTTCAATGTGTATGAATCTAAAAGCAACTTAGAAGAGCTTAGAAATTGATTTCCATACTCCTGGTTAAAATCTTCTTCCGATCCGAGGTTAGCAATTTCTTTCTTTCTCCACTCTTCGTCCCTTCCAGGAACCTGCCACCAATCAACTCTTATAGGATTGAATTCATTCTCCCCGTCAATAGCAGACTTATAGATTTCATAAAATTTGTTCATTCCGTTAGGGGTGGAAGTGATAATAATTCTGGAAATCTTTGAAGAAGATATGGTAGGATATACAGATTTAAAGAACTGACCTATGAAATTAGGATTGATATGGGCAAACTCGTCCATATATAAAAAGTGAACCGTAAAACCGATAGATGATTGCTTGGTTGTTGTTTTTGCCATAATCCTACAACCATTATCAAATTTCATGGTCATAACGTTATAAACTAAAATTCCAGGCTTTAAAAAGAACGGGAGACCCTTCATAATGATCTTAATCTTATCCATCAATTCTGTTGCAGTGTCTCCAATGTTTGCCAAAATCATGGCGTTTTTGTCATAATTAAAAAGCAAATACCACAGCAAGAATATAGATGACGTAACAGTTTTACCGCTTTGTCTGGGGCTTAGGAAGATATTAAATCTGTGTTTTTGATATTGACTAAGAATTTGTTCTTGATAATCACGAAGTGTTATCTTTCGAATACCCTCGTCCGTCATCGCGTTACAATAAGTGTTAGCAAAATAAATAACATCAGAAGCACACCTCTTCATTTCTGCTACCTCCCATTCAGTATATTCATAAAGAACCCCTCCTCTTCTGAGCTCCGGGTCATTTTCATGGAATGGATTATCAACGTCTTTAAAATCTATGCCCTTTTCGTCTGCGTTTTTGATAATTTCTTCAACTCTTGCAGACGTCCAATAATTACTTTGTATTTTTTCTTCAGCTGCCATAATTAAAATAGATCTTCATCTAATTCTATTTTAGTTTCATCTTCGATCTGTTTCTTTAATTCGTTTTCTGGGGTAATTAAATCCTTCATCTTCGGGTCTATCAAATTGCTTTCAACTTCTTCCACAACCTGAGCTTTTTTAACTATTACCTCGGTTTTAATCACGCTTTGAAGTCCTTCCATAAATCCTTTATTACCCCTAACCTTTACTGTTCCTCCTTCACCCCCCAATCCAGGAATGATTACTTCATTCCCATCACCATCAAACATGACAGGTTGTTTGGTGTTATCCTGAAGCTTAGCTTCATTGTTCAAATTCTTATATGTTTTTTCCATGTCTGCCAGATAAGCCTGAAATTTTGCAGGCATTTGCATCAATTGGTTTTGCATTTGAGCTAACACCTCAAAGTTTCTTGCTTGATATTGACCCCCTGCGTCTATCTCGTCTAACATTTTAGTCACTGCATGTTGAGCGGTTCTGATCTGAAAAGCCATAGTGGAAATACTCAGTGCATCAACTTTTGCTCTGAATGAAATATAATCTTTCTCATCGATTATATCGCTATCCATATAAAATTTAATTAACGAGTTTAGAATACTTTTTGCTTCAGTTTCAACCTCAGTTTTCAAAGAGTCAAAATTCATAACTCTTGATGGCTTCATTGGTGGAATATCAGGAGCAGTTAAACCATCAAGGGTTTCGTTGTTAAAGATTAGATCCTCTAATTCCTGCTTTTTCTTGAGAGCTTGTTCCTTGGTAATAGGTGATCCTTCCTTGTTTTTAGGCGGTCTTCTTGGCATAGTTATCTGTTTTTAGCAATTTTAGGTAGCTTCAATACCGGTTTAGCATTATCTATAATAACTGCTAACTGAGAATCCCCTACAACATTCTGATTCAAGATTGCAGATTGCTTTTCTTTTTCGATCATGTTTTGGAAAATTCTCAAATTGGTTAATAAAAGCGGACTCCCTAATACTTTGTATGCATTATTATCAGTTTTCCAAGTTTCTTTCTGGTTATCTAATTCAATATCTGAAGGTATATTATAAGTGTATTTTTCAGTGATTACACCCTCTTTATTATGAATTAATCCAAGATCAGAAGTTTGAGCTTCTGGATTTTCTGGGTCATAAAGCATTTTCCAAACGTTTATGGAGTATTGTTTAAATATATTCGAAAAGTTAAATACAAATCCATACCAATCTTCGAGCGATGGTATTAATTGTCCTAATGAAGATGTTGTTCCAGCACCAAAAGGTGAAAGTATCTCTAAATCATTAATCAGAATTCTAAAAGAACCTGTTTGTATGTAACTAGTGCTTGTTTCTGTTTCATTGGATCCAGACCAGATCATTTGTATCCAAATTCCTTGATTGTTCTTCCTTCCATGAATCAATGTTCTGGCTTGTGCTTTTTGCATTTTCCATGTGGAAATTGACGAAGTTATAGCAGCTCCATTATCTTTTACTGTAAATCTGTATACATCTGGAATACCTACTATTTTGAACCCTCCGCTTCTAGATCCATCCGCAATCACAGAAACATATCCTTCTGGATTACTCCCCATACTCAATTTGTGTGCTATAGGATATGTTGAATATGTGATTAATCCATCTTCCTGTGTGTATGAAGTTATAGATATTTTGGAAGCGGGTTTATTAACAAGTTTTGTTTTATCTATATAGTTTTTCATTTTAAACCAGCAGGTGAATGATATTTCTTCATTCTCTTCCAAAACAGGTAATGATTTATATCTAATAGCTTGTCTTTGCTCATCAGTTTTAGCTGTAGATGTTGGATCTTCGTATAAAAATCTTTCTAGATCGTAATAACTATTGAATACTATTGTCCAGTTATTATTTAGATCATATTCTATAATTGGAAGATACTGATCTATGTATGCTCTAGTTGGGTCTTCGTTTCTTCTTTGTGACGAAACAAAATATTGTTGGGGTTTTACTGTTTTTTCTATTTCCTCCTGAGTTTCCTCCCCAAAAAGATCCTGTGTGTTTACGGTGTAATCTAGGAGCTCTTTTTCTGCTTCCTTGTTAATAAATTGGGTATTTTTCTTTACCTCATATTTCATCAATTGGCATTTGAAGAAAACTGGATATAAATTAAAATCCCTGTGCAAATAAGTTGACTCAATTTGATAGATTCTGTTTGTTAATGGGAAAAATATAATATCCCTTTTTCTTGGCTGTGCACCCTTTCCAAAAATCCCCTCAAAATATTTTCTGTCAATATGAACTTCTAAAGGCTGTACAAATTGAATTCCAAAAGTGTCATAAATTGGTTTATTGTCCGGAAAATTGTTACCCGGAACCATTACTTTAACACACTTTTCATCAACAACATCGAAGAGACTGTATTCTCGGAGAACTACATCCTTTCCCCTTCCGTTTGGTTGTACTGAGTAATAATTTACCTCGTGCCCAAAAAGAACATTTACTGTTTTACTTAAATCCTGATAAACATTTATTCCACGATTTACATCATAAGGCTTAAATACTTTATCTGGATCGCAATCATCATTAAAAATGATAGATCTTGTGTACATTTCCTTGGAACAGAGAACTGCAGGTTTTACTATTAGATCTCTATAATCAGGTACAAAATACTCTAAATCCAGATCAAAATTTTCTATTTCAATTACAGGATTTAATTGGGATCCTTCCGAAAGGTGTGGGCTTGCATCTTCGTCAGAAAATGCGGTAAACTTGAATTCTAAATATAATTTATTATCTGGGTTTAAATCCAAAGCATTGGTATTTTCTTCGGTTAATTCTATCCATAGAGACCAATTGCTATTATTTAAGCTCCATCTAAATTCTTTTTTAAGATACCTAGAAGCGCCCGATTCCCCGGTGGCCTCTATAATCCATCCCTTAAACTTTTTAACGTCGCTAAATGCTTCGCTGTAGTTAATAATTCTGTAGTTTCCAATGCTGGAAAAAATAATCGGGTCTGTCATTTCTCATATATATCGGTGAATAAAATCTAGGTATGGGATTAAAAGATCTTAAAGAAATGATTAATAAATTCAGTTTTGCTCAGATGACCTCTAATTCGAACGGGAAAACTTCTGCTAGCGGGACTATGGGTGTGCTAATATGTACCATCGGTAGCATATCTTTCCTTTATGGTTCATTAATAAAGGACACTGACATTTTACTTCAGTCTGTTGTTTTTACTGGAATTGGTGCAGGACTTCTTGGATATAGAAAGTCTCAGGATCCATCCAAAGGAACAGAGATCACAGATATTGTACAGGATCAGCCTCTAAATTCCTAATTATTTAATTGTGGTTTGGGAAAGAGTTGTAAACCCTTTTAGAATGGCTGAATTATCAGGTGGGACTACTCCTAATTCGGTTTTTAATTTGATCCCTCCCTGCATTAGATTTCCTCTAAACCTTTCTGTCGAGAGATCTAGTTGTGGTAAATATGTCTCAGCATTAACGTTGATCGATAAGGTAATTCCTTCTCCTCCAGTACTTCCATAGCTAAAATTAAAAACGTTTGGAGCTTTATCTGGCAATTGATCAGCCAATGATGCTTGAACTGGAACTCTAAATCCGTTATATTCAAAATAATAAATAAAGTTTTTGAATAGAACCTCTATAGTTCTAGCCTGAATTTTTAGAGCATCCGTCGTAGTATCAACCTTAATTTTAAGTGAAAATGTTGCATCAATTGGTATTGGTGACAGATAAGCAGAATAAGCTTTTATCTCAGATCCTCCAGATTCCTGAACGATTTCTTTCTCATATGTACCCCTCACATACTTATTTGTTGATGATGATGTTGTGATCCTAGAACTTTGATATTCTAAAATTCCCCTTGGAATAACATCATAGTTACCCTCTGCAAATAGAGGATTTCCGTCACAGTCACCATAATTCAAATAAAAATCTTGTAAAAATGATTCATCTCCTGCTAAAGAATAAAAGAAGGGGATATAGATCTCTTGGATTTTTCCGGAACTAGTTGTCTGATAAAACGTAATTTTTTCATTTAGGGATTTTAGCATCCCAATAATTAATCCTCTGAAAAAAACGTCATCGCTATTAAATTTATCTAAAAAATTCATGCTAATTCTATATTTCTACTGGTCTCCACAGGAACAGTTTTAAGTGGTATATCTATGTATTTGAACTTTATATACTGGTTTTTCTGGTTTCTATACTTGGGATGTTCAAAAGACTCTGTTTTGTATACTTCATCCGTTATTTGATAAACGTCTAAAGTAAATTCGTCTCTTAAATATTTTTTACCTCTCTCAGCAGAAACTGGATTTTCGAATTTATAGACATGAAACTCTATAATCGGTAGTGGAGATAGGTATTTCTTGACACTTTTAGAAACGAAGAAATACGTGAACCTCTCAAGGTCATTTCTTGATGTGATAGCCATGTTCCTATATATTTGAAAGGACTATACCTTCTCTATTAAAAGATCAGAGAAGTTGTTTCTTTTCTGAATTTCTATCTTGTAATCGAAAATTTCGGTAGGCATTGGAGCGTGATTGATCACAAAAACATTAAGTCCGTGGTCATCACAAACTTTTCTGAGGGTGTTTAGAATCGTGTAAACCCCGTCCGGATCTACAGAACTAAAAATTTCATCCAAAAATAGAAGATTTATGCTACTGAATCTTATTTTCATCAGCTTTATAACGGAAAGAAGTACAGCAAAATCAACTTTCTTCATTTCTCCGGTGCTTAAAGTTGAAATTGATATATCCTCACCCATATGGATGATAGAAGCATTAAAATCCTCGTCAAAGGTAACTGTATATGAAAGATGCAGGGATTGCATTAATTCCGCTATATGGTTATTTAAAGAAGGAAGAATGGTTTTAAGCGCTAGTTGCTTGATTCCTTTTTCCCCTAGGATTTCCTCTATCTTCTTAAGCCACTCACTTTTTTTATCCTCCTTAGATTTTTCTTCGGTAAATCCCTGGATATTGTTTCTTGTCTCCTCTGCTATTTTTTTAAGAGAATCTATTCCATCCGAGGAAGCACCGGATTTTAGTTTTTTTAGTTCTTCTTTTGCAGAGTTTATGTTGACTATAATCTTGTTACCTTTGGTGTTTATTTCCTCTCTTTCCTTTCTTAGATTTGCTTCTTTGGAAGAGCAATCATCATAATTTTTTTGAGCATCTAGAATTTCTTTTTTAAAATCATCGATCTGTTTAAGTAGTCCATCTTTTATTCCCTGATGAAAAATACTAGAAAGATCTGAAGCGCATGTCGGGCATTTATCGTTATTATAAAGTCTCATCTTTTCTTCCACTCCTCTTAACGATCCCTTAGACTCTGTTAATATCTTGTATGCTTTTCTGGTTTCCCCCTGGAGATCTGATTCTAATCTCGAAAATTCAGAGGTTTTTGTTTTGTGTATTTCTAATAGCTGGTTGTATTTGGAAATTTTATCCTCCAAATCACTTATCTTATCCTTAGAAACCTCTAGAATCTTTTTAGAAAGAACATCCATTTCTTCCTGTGTTCTGCTAAGTGTTTTAGAAAGAGAATCAACTTCCCCCGAAATCCTGATCAAATTTTCTCGAATGGATTTAGTTTCTTCCTTCAGAAGATCCCTCATTTCGTTGATCACATAAAATCCGAATATTTTATCAATGATGGATTTTTTATCCGACGGAGACATTTTAAGGAAGCTCTTAAAATCATTAATTGATAAAGAAATTGTATTGTTAAAAACGTAGTTAGGAATTTGGATTATATCATCGGTTAAATAGTCCTGTACTGACCTAGAACCAGCCTTATCATATAATGATCCATTAACATATAGGTTAAAAATTGAGGGATCTAAACCTCTCTCAACTGAATATTCCTCCCCATTTACTAAGAAAGTTATTTTCACCCAAGCATTTCCGTTAATTCTATTAGGAATATCCTTTAGTTTTTTCCCGTCGAGTTTACCATAAAGACCGAAAGTTATAACGTCGGATATTGTGGATTTACCTGCTCCGTTTTCTCCTACTACTAAATATAATCCAGGGTTATCCCCGAAAGTTAGAGATTGTATTTTATTTCCATAGGAAGCAAAATTTCTCCATTCTATTTTTGATAATCTCATTCTTTTTCCTCTTTGTGAGCTATTCTATTATAGAGAACTTTTATTGTTTTTTTCATTCTCTCCTTAACTTCGTCTGGTTCATCCAAAGCACCGATATATTGATCAGCAAAATCTATAATGGAAAAATTCTTACCATCTAGGTTGAACAATGTTTCCTCTACATTTTGTTCTGCCTGATTTTCTGTTATTGGTGTGAAGTTTGTTTTTAACTGTGTTGACACCATTTCAGTTAAAATCCCAAGAGAAGCCTTTACTGCTAGTTTTGGGTCTATTAAAATATCAACGAAATTGTTTCTAAAAATCTCACTAAGTTCTGAAGGAGTTTTTTCCAGAACCCGATCAAACCCCATTCGGATAAATTTAGGAGAAAAATCGTTTTCGAATAGCTTTTCTTCCTCTGTTGACAGATCAAGTAAAAGTATTGCCTTTTTGTTATCCATATCGGATCTAGTTAGTTGATAGGGTGATCCTAGCATTCTAACCTTACCAAAATTTTGAGAGTAATGGATGTGCCCAGAATAAACTCGATTGAAATTTTCCAGCTTATTATAGCCAATTCCTTCCTCTATTTTTGTGTATTTATTAAAGCTAAGTCCTTTAATATCGCTGTGGCAGAAAAGATAATCGTGTTCTTCCGCTTCAGAAAGTAGCTCAACCGCGGATTCTTCGCTAGTTCTCCACGGCATCATGAGAACTTTTCTAGTCCCCAATTTAATACTTTCAGGCTCCTCGTATATTTTCACATTAGGAATCCATTTTAGAGAACTAAGAGAATTAATGTCATTAGATTCTTTGGAGTAGCAGTCATGATTTCCTAAAATTACATATACTCCATCGGGAAAAATCTTAGAGAGTTCACTAAAGATCTCAACACACAAGTTTAATACCTTGAGATTAATACTTTGTCTGGAGTCGTAAACATCACCCAAGTGAACTAAAGCATCACCAGGCTTATATTCTTTTTTAACCAAAGGTATAAACCATTCAAAAAAATATTTTCTCATGATTTGGATCCACTCTTCCGAGCTATTTCTGACACCCAGATGGGTATCTGTTATCATCCAAACCCTTTTAATCTTTGATGAATCCATTTAGAATATTTTCTTGATCTTCTTTTTGGAAACAATTCCAAATTTTTGATCCATTTCGTTAACAATAATTTCTTTGTATTTCATGTGTATTAGCTCGTAAGCTTTCTGATATCCCACGTTCATGAAATCACATATAGTAACAAATTTTTCTACCATACTAAATTCGGTACCTTCCATTTCTTCTAATAGATCTTGAAATAAAAATGGGATCAAGTCCTTAGGTATTTTTTTATTCGGTCCCAAAGCACACCATCTAGATCTGTGAAAAATTTCATAAACTAAAGTGTTTAATGCTGATAGATGCCTGTAATTTTCATCGTCATTATCCTTGCTAGTTTTAAATGAATGATAATCTCTACTTCCATCATCTATATGTAGGTATTCTTCAAACGTTGAATCCTGAGCGGGTAATTCTATTTCTTTCTTCTCTTCCTCTTCAATTAGTTTTTTCTGTTTCATTAAGACTCATTCATTATTTGGGAGTTGGGATCTTCGGAGATCCTCATAAAGCTATAATCAACGAGGAATTTTTTATAAGAATTTTTATATCCTTCATCTCTATTAGCTAGTACCTTTAATTTATATTCATTATTGGAGTACATCAGTGGATCTTGAATAATACCAAACATACCATCGACTGTTGCAACAAGTCCAGATGATTCTGAAGCCGAATTCATGGAAAGATCTGTAGCATCGAATTCAGATTGCTTGGTTTGTGTTGCTGTAATAACGGACCAATTATTTCTCTGTGCCATCGCTCTTAGATCCTCCGCTATTTGCTTAATCTTCATGTAGGTGTTCTCTGTGTTTGGATTTCTCCAGTTCTTCATGATATTAATGTAGTCTATGACTACTATCTTAAACTTAATACCTTTGACTTCTTCAACCTTTCTGAGCCATTTTTCAACATCTAGAACTGATGCCTGGCTAGTACCAAATTCCTTTACGTAAAGCTGGCCTGGAACTGACAGGTTATCAAAAGTTAGATTTCTAATTTTCTTCTTGATCAGTTCCCCGTCCTCTGTCGCATTATTATATTCTGACATTTTGATGCCAAGAAGATTAGCTCCTACCCTTTTCATATACTTGCGATCGTTAAGTTCCAATGTTATAATCGCAACATTATTTGAAGCCCTGATTGCTTGTGCTGCTATATTTCCTAGCCATAGAGTTTTTCCTACCTTAGGTTGACCTAGAAAAACATAAAGGTTTTTGGCAGAAAATCCACCGCCAAGACAAATATCAATAAAATCATACCCGGAAGAGAATGTATTAGATTTGGGTTGTTTGTGATTTTCGGGATCAGTGAAATCCAATCCAAGATCAAAAGAAAAGTCAAGGCTGTTTCTTTCGTTAATAATGGTTTTAAAAGTGTTAACTACATCCTTGATATTTTCGGGGGAAACCTCAGTTGATTTAATGTATGAAATAGAATCCATCGCACTTTGCTCTAGATTCTTCCATTCTATCCAGGCTTCTGTGTTTTCTTTTAGCCATTCGGAATCATAGTCATTAAGCTTAATGTCGAAGATAACATCAATCTGTGATTCTGGAAGTTTGTCGTTCAGCTTTAACATCTTAACAATTTCCTTAACCTGCTGGGTAGAAGGAAGTTGTGAATATTTTTTCCAAAATGACTTGACTATTTTAAAACATTCCTGATATCTGACATCCTTAAAGAAAGAAGGTTTAGCAGCTTCCACGTAAATTGGATCAGAAATTATGCTACAAAACCATACGTTCTCTAAATGTGAATTAACCATAATTATTAATAGTGAGGGTTATCTTTAATCTTATAAACGGTCTTATTTCCTTTAGACTTCTGTCGCTCAAAAATTCCCTTTTCGATCAAAGATTTTATTATTTCTCCGTGTTTTTTAGATTCCCAATCATTGGGTAAAAAAGAATTGAAGGTCTGTTCTGAAAATTCTCCCTGTGGTCGACCATCTCTAACTAGATAAGAATTTAATTCAAAAATCACATCTTCCTCACGTGGATAATCTGGAAGTTCTTTCCAGATACCCATGTGATATTTCATCTTTAATTTATTCTTGTCCATCTTCTTCGTCTGATTCTTCACCGTTAACTATAGCATCCAGTTCATTCATGTCGAATAAATCAGGCAACAAGAAATGAGGTTTAATTGCTTTTTCGTCTATTTTTCTTAAAACCTCTTCTGTAAAGACTTCAGGCGTGAATAATTGTGAAGAGAATATAGATTTACCCAAATGAGCAATTGCCCATTTTGTGGAAGATGCACTAGCGGTGAATTCTAATTCGCCTGTTTTTTTATCTACCTCCAATTTTCCTCTTTCGATTCCACAAATGTCCCAAGAAACAAACTCTTCCAAACCAACATACGGATTCATACCATTGATAAAAGAAATGTGGAATTTTGTTGGATATGGTCTTGTAAATCTTGTTTTCTTGGGAGTCGATGTAACGATGATACCGGTTTTCTTATCGTTGCTATCCTTAAGCTGTGCTTTCGATAGCATGATAACATTACTCATAGAGAAAATCGGTCCGTCACCTCCGGAAGCTTCTTTGGTCGTCATAAAACTTCCAATACCAGCAGTTGTTGTGTGGTTGGTACAAATTAAAGGAATTCTAACTCCGGTTAGATCTAATGTGATCTCTCTGAATAGCCCTCTCATTTCTTTGGATCTGATACCCATATCCATTGCAGTTTTACCTTTTAAAGCATCTGCTGATTCTTTCATTGTTGTAAGCATCCCCAGAGAATCCAAAACCAATAAAATTTTAGGATCTGCTCCATCTTTTCTAAGTTTTTTAATCTGATCTACCAGATTGGCAACAAATACTTTAAAATCTGAAATTGATTTAATTGGCTGATATCTTACAGTGTTGGTGTCAATTCCAAATTTCTTTGCCATTGATCTATCGATGGCTCCCTCTGTATCACAATAGATTACATTATATCCTTGCTTTTGTGATTCTCTTACTATATTCATACAAAGAAAGCTTTTTCCAGTTTGTGGATCGCCTGCTATTCCCATCGATCTGTTATTAGCTACTCCGCCAAAAAGACTTCCGGAAAGCTGTGCATTTAAAACGTAATTTCCCGTTCCTATCCACTCAGTAACTTCGGAAAATTCATTTTCTTCTAAAATTGAACCAGCTTCAAACCCTTCTATTTTTGAAAGTTGTTTATCGAGTTCTAGGAATGAAAATTCTTTCTTGGATGTTGATTTTTCTTTAGCCATATTTTCTAATTAATTTAATATTATAGACCTGAAACCATATTAGATTTCCACCTTATGGACTGCAAATTTTATGATATCGGAATCTGTTCTGTTCTCATTTTCGAATCTCCCGTCCATTTCACTAAGAATAAAAAGATTTTTCCCGATTTCCCTAGCTATTTCCCTAAGAGAATCCTTATCCCTTGTTAAGTCTAAATCCCCGTGCCAAATCTTCCCCTCTCCTAAAACAAACACGTTCGCATTAAAATAAACCTCGTTGTCAGGATACAAGTCTCTGTATCTGGATTTTGATCCGCTGATCATCCTCCCCGGAATAAAACCTTTTGAATAAAAAACGTCTTTCATTTTGATATTTTTTGATGGACAATAAAAAAAGCAGACTCTCGTCTGCTTCTTCTATTCAAATTCTTTCAAGTTATTTCACTTGTTCTACTGGTTCAGCTGGTGCTTCTTCAGTTGGGATTTGAGCCGTTGTTGAGTCATTTGCAGTTACTGCTAAAGAATCAACTTGCACTGCGGTAGAATCTACTGTAGATTCTGAATTAGAAGATCCAGAACCACAAGAAACTAAAGCAAAAGATAATGCGAAAATTCCTAAGATTTTTTTCATGTTTTTGATTAATTTAAGTCTTATATATCTAAAATGTTCTTTGGTTTCAGCGGCAAAGCTCGTTTGCTGCACTGATTGCGATAAGGGTTTCGGGTTTTACAGCGTAATTATATCCCATGCTTTCAACATATCCGACTGCAGCTTTTAAAACGATGTTAGACTTATATTTCGGGCTTGTGTTATAATCCAGATCTATCTGGTGAATATCAATTTTTCCCTCGAATTTCAAATATCCCGCAACATCAATAGCTCTGTTAAGTTCGCCCCAGAGTTTAGACCAAAGATCCTTTACCCTTGGGATTACCTCTCTTTGATAAATTACATGAGCTCCTCTGTTTTCGTACCTAAAGACAACTGTTGTAACATAAACTGTTTTTGTTGCATATGACTGGCTATCACAACCCACATGTATTTTAGAATCTGGGTTTTTTGCCAGAATTTCCTTTGCATATAATAATAGATCAGCTACATTTTCCCCACCGATCTTTTTAAATTCTCTTGTCATATTCCCCTTTATTTTTTAGAGAAATCCCTTACGAACTTTTCTCCTGAAACGAACCATCTAGAATTTTCATCTAGTCTTTTTAATATGAATGTGTGCTCGCTGACCTGTCCGATTATTGAGTATTCAATATCCTCGCTAATCCAGGTATCTTCGAGATCAGCCATCTTAAGATTCCATTTCCAGATAAACTTGGTAGCGTTTCTTTCAAAATACTTTCTGTAGTAAATTTCTAGATCTGGGCTAATGTCCTTAACTCTCCTAAAATTCTTGTCAGCCATGGTTTATTTTTAATTTATTATACAATAAAAAAGCCCCGGGGTTTCCGAGGCTTCTAATTATTAGGTAAGATATTTTTAATCTCTGTATTTGTAATAGTTATAAACCTCCTCAATATCGTCTGCCGAAGTAGTAATGTGGTCAACTGCCCATTGCTCAACTTTACCAGAACTTTGAACCATAGAAACTAGTTGATTAGCCTGGTCGCATATTTTCTTCAAATTTGCTAATACCATATAGGGCTTAGCTTCACTCGGCTCTATTTCTATTTGTCCAGGAACCTCTTGTGAGAAAGTTGGCTCTTCCGCAAAGTCCATATCCATATCTTCTCCGTCCTCAGTGTCTTCCATGCCTAGATTATCATCAGCAACAGGAGCTTCATCAACAGGGGATTTAGACATTCTTTCCTTTTTATAATCTTCCATTTGTTTTAGGTTCTGCATAGTAATATGTTATATTTCTGTCTTTATATATTCTTCCCATGGTAAATTTCCTCTAAAAAAGAGGCTATTTTTAAATTTTTTCCAGGATCTTAGAAAGAAAATGGCACTTTTCATATTCTTCACGAGAAGAAAAATAGTCTAGCATTTCTCCTATCTCGCTTTTAGTACCTATCTTTCTAGCAATTCTAACTGGATCCCCCAGCATAAAACAGCTATACATATTGTTATATGCAACATTTATTTGAGAATCGATCTCGACCTCAAATTGTTCTTCACCCAGGATTTTTTCAAAATTTTCCATCTTTTAAATTTGTTGTAAAAATAAGAGTTTTTCCCCGAAGATAAAAATGTAACTTTTGATATATAAAGGTATGGAATTTTTGGCCAGATATAGTGATTATCGCAGTTCTCTAGTAAAAGAGTTTGTTTTTACTGAGGATCAAATAACAGAAAGCCTTATTATGCTAGAATCTAGTGATGAGCTTTTTGAATATTGGTATAATACAGTGTTTGACTTTGCGGCACTGATACCAGGAATTGGATCTTTTTTCGAGGGGATAAATTTAGTATCTTATGCTAAGCAGGGGGAATATCTTTTAGCTGGACTTTGCGCGATAGGATTAATTCCAATTTTTGGACAATATATCGGGGCAGGGGGTTCACTCCTAATAAAAACCTTAAGGGGAACAGGAAAAATAGGATCAAAAATGCTTGCTCCTGTAGCCTCGTTAGTTTCCAAATTTTTCCCTAAGATTACTAGGTTTCTTAAGAGCGCAGAATTTACATCTAAGTTTAAGGGAATAGGAAAGTACACTGATAACATGATACTAGCTTTGAAGGATCTTTCTGCAGGTAAAAAGGTCGGTATGATGGGGAAGATATTTACCGCAAGAACTGAGGGTAAAGCTTTAACCAAATGGGGTCAGTGGCTAGTACCCGGAGGAAAGGGATCTGAAGCAGTTTCCGGTACAGATCCGAGAATAGCTTCTACCGCAGAAGAAAACTGGGAGCAGTTTATAAAGGCGGTTCCAATCCAGACATCATAAAAAATCCGCCTTTCAGCGGATCTTCTATCACGAGTTAAATCATTAATTAAAATTTATTACCACAGGTTGGACAAAATTTCCAGTCCTGTCTGTTTCTTGTTCCACATTCTGTGCAGTAGGTTCGAATCTCTTTAGCCTCTATATTCTTTTGTGCAGTTGGAAGAATTTGATATTCTACAACGTTGCACGTCCAAGAATTAAAACTACCGTTGGCATCTTTAAAGTCCTGATCCGATTTAGATCCAGCTTCCACCCTCCCTGTTTCTATGGAATCTGCCCTTTTATTAACATTTCTAAAAACCTCATTGGTTGGTATATTTAAGCTTCCAGCAACACTTGAGGTGTAGGAAACGTTTGCATTATAAAAAGTGCTGGTTGTGGTATTTACCCACCCTCCTGTAGTTGTTCCGGTTCCATTAAAACGTGGATTTGTTATCCATGTATTTCCACCAGAGGTAGAGAACGTGGTGTATTCATCATAAAACTCAATTTTAATTAAGCCATTATTGGCAATGGCTTCTTTAACCTCTTGAGAATTATTTACCTTGTAAGTTGAGAATTTGAATTTCTCTGGGGAATCTAAGAATCTCTCTAGGAAGACCCTTTGTCCTGGATTAAGAATAATACCTCTTTCCGAGATTCTTTTTCCGTTGATACTAATCTTAGCTAAAACTGGATTTGTTTTCGGATTGAAAAGTTCAATCTCGAATTCTTCGCCATCATTCAGATAAACTTGATCTTTTGAAGATGGATAAACCTTTAGTCGGTTTTTCTTTTTTGTAATTTGGGCAACACACGGCTTAATAGCGCAGTACCCACTTGTTGAAGTGATATACATGATTTGTTCACTTATATTTAGCAACTTCCTTTGTGTCCCTCGTGAAGACACTCCAAGGCTGGTAGACCCGGAAGCAACTTAGAGTTAAGTCTCTAAATCAAATGTATATATGAAAGTAAATTAAGGAAGTTTCTAGAGCTTATCCTTTTGTATCAATTGCTCGTGAACCTTTCCGAGAGAAGATGTTAGCTTATCTACCATTTTTTTGTCAGCAGATCTTTTTCTAGACTCAAGATGGTTTAAATATTTTTTAGAAAAGTCAAAAAGTATGACTTCGTTAACACTGATGTTATAAGAATAAAGCCCATTTGTTATCACGATGCTTTCTTTTTCTATTTTACATGTAACATCTCGCAATTCCATGTACATGGAATGTGAAAGAGCAGAATAAATAAATTTTGTGTCTGGGTGTGACATTATATAATTTGCAATCTCAATTATTTTAGATTGATTGCTATAAAGAGTTTTAAAAGCAGATTTGAGGTCCTTACTTCTTCTTTTAGAAATATATCTTTTGATCTTGAACCAGATCCTGCCTTTCAATTTGGTAAACATGTTTTATTTGGTTAGCAAGTATTGTAAAACTTCATTCCACGTTGGGAATTTTTCGGTTCTAAAGTGGATATGCTCTCCTTCAAAATCTGCAACACCATTAGCTACACGGTCATCTATCAAATATTCACCTCTTAGCAATCCCTTATTATGAGAAAGTATTAATTTTTTATTGGCACTTTTTCCTAGATATTTCTGAACCCAAACCCTTTTATCTGTCCAGGCTTCCACATTTGACCACATAGCAGTAGAAAGAATGTATGCATCATATTTTTCTTGCAAAGCGTGCCATGCTTCTATTGCCCCAGGGATTGGATCCAAATCTTTAAAAGCAAGGGTATGGTTGAAAGCTTGATATTGCTTGATTCCTCTGGCTGATAGCTCTTCCTGTCTTTTATCGAAATCACAGAGAACCCCGTCCATATCAATATAAAGAACAGGCTTTCCTGTTTTTAAAGAAGCCCTTAGATAGCTAGGGGGTTTTTTATTATTTTCCTCTGTCATTTCCTGATTTTTTAGTAAAAAATAAAAGTTGTCTAATTATTAGTGTAAATCTAACAGGAAATTTCAGGAAATAAAAATGCAATTCCTACTTGGAAAGTAGGTATTTTTCACTTTTGAATGCGTGCAAGGAGGTGATATGCATGGTAAACATACCAGGTTTAACATCTTTCCAGAAAGAATCCCTTTCCCTTAGTCTTTCAAGAAGCCAAAGTACTTTTCTGCAACACAGATAAATGTCATCTCTAAAGTGTCTGAAGAAATCACAGGATCTTATATAGTAAACAACATGCATGTATCCATGCCTCATGATAAAGTGATATCCAATAGTACAAGGAACTCTTTCTCCGTTTGCACCCCCAGTATCCTCTGGGAACCAAATTGGAAGAAAGGCCTGTCTAGTTGATGGCTCCTTTTCTAAAAGATCCACTACCATATTAAAATCACCATACTCGAATCTAATTCCCTCCATTAAATGATTGGGATCATCCTTAGCGTATCTAGGCCATATTCTTTCAGGATATGTATGGGAAAATTTAGTGGTTCCCCCGAATTCTTGATTGTTCTTCTGTGCGAAAGGCCACCAGTTATGAGAAGGAGGAGGATTTAAGGGTTTACCCCCGACTCTTTCTAGAAAATGATCATCAGCCCAAGGGAGATTTGGCTTTATTTGGCTAACCAATTCATCTAAATCCTCCACCATTGTGCAGGAGAAAGAATGATTGAGAATTTCAATCATAGTGAATCTTAGGTCCTCCTTAATTCTCTTGCCTTGCCACTTTTCTGTGTGAACCTCATAGCAATAATCAGACATTTTAGATTTTGTCCAATCAATTGCAGCGCTAAATTTCCCGAAAGTCTTCATTATCGTGTTTATATGATCATTTTATGAGAAATTTCCAAAAATATTTCAGATGTGGGCTTTATTTTTTTGATATATAAAAAAATGAAAAGAATCTTAGACTTTACTGGGTTTATCAACGAAGGATTTATAGGAACGCATTCCGCTTTTATATTTGTTCCTGTTGATAAAAACTTCAAATCAGTGGATAAAAATCTATCAACCTCCGATACCAAATTTCCTTCGGAACTTTTAGGAACTGGCGGGGTAGCTGGATATGTATTGGTTCCATGTACTGTGGAAACCTCCCAATTTATTAATAGCCCGCATTTTAAATCAGAAACTCCAGAAGTTAAGGGAGGTATTTCATATAGTAGAAGCGCAAATCAGGATGGATATACGGTAATGAATTCTCCAGCTGATATGGTGTCGGGATCACTAACAGGAAAGGCTTCAATTTTTTCTGAGATCCCTGGATTTGGTCAAAATGTTGCTTTTTATTTTAAATCTGGTAACGCATTGATACTTGAAATTCTAATGAAAAAACAAGGATGGGACGAAGAAGTAGTAAAGAACATCAGAAAAAAAATTGCAAACGGATTCGAAACTAACAAGGCTTTACAATTCTCATTTTATGGAGGAATGGATTTCCAGATAGAAACAATTAAAAAACTTTTTGCGGCATCTTCCGAGGACATCGGTTTAAAATTTGCAAATCCCAAAGAGATGCAGGAACCGGAATTTGATGTAACTCAGGAATTATTAGATCTCTTTAATCAAAAGCCCGGAGACTTTGTTGCATTAAATTTCTCAGAAGGTGTTTTTGATATGATTTCAAATCTTGCAAAAGAAAAAGGAACAGAAAACGTAGCACAAACTATAGACAATCTTGGCGATCTCAAATCAGCAGGATTTTTCGAGGATTAAAAAAAAATAAAAAAATGAAAAGAATCAAAGGATTTCAAGAGTTTAATAGACTTAATGAAGCTGGGATATTTTCCAGGGGAGCAGAATTACTAAAAAAAGCAGGAAACTGGCTAATGAATTTAATCCGTGCAGAAAAGGAAGGGGAAATTCCAGTTAGAGACAAAAAATACAATCCGGAGACTGGAAGGTTCGAACAATTCAAAGACGCAAATGGTAATATAGCAAAAGCACGGAGTGTTGTAAAGGTTTACCTTCCAGAGGGTGATGCTGGCAGTTCGTATAACTTTAGATCCGGATCGATTTCTTCAATTAAAGAATCTGATGATCCATCTTGGAAAACTGCTCAAAAGACCCAAGACTCTCAAATAACTGACGTTGATGCTGATCAGTTAACGGGGGAACTATCATATCACTTCCAGAAACCAGAAACTGGTAGACCATTATTAATTTGGGGAGCACCAGGAATTGGTAAAACCTCCGTGGTAAAATCTTTTGGGACTAAGGGAATGGGTGTTCCTGTTATCGAGGTAATTCTAAGTTTAATGGAACCGACGGATGTTGCCGGATTACCTGGTGCTGAAAAGGATGTAGATTACGACGTAAAAAGATCAGTAAATTATTTACCAATGATTTGGCCTTTAGATAACGGAGACCGAGAAATCAAGAGGGAAGATGGCACTATAGAAAAAATCGAGGGGAAGGGTGGAATTATATTCTTAGACGAGATTAACAGAGCACACCCATCGGTTCAAGCGGCAATGCTCAAAGTTGTTTTGGACAGAGAAATCACAAGTGCTAATTATAAAATTCCTAGCAAATGGCTAATTCTAGCTGCAGCAAATAGACCGGAGGATGAACCAGGATCTATGATTAAACCAATGAGCTTCGCACTAGCCAATAGATTTGCTCAAGTCAATTTTATTTCCGATCCTGTATCTTGGACAAAATGGGCAAGGGGAAGAAAAGAAGCAGATCTAAGCGACGAGGTTATAGCATTTGTAGAACTTATGCAGGATTATTTCTATGTTTTACCTAGCGGATTAGTTGGAGGAGATATTGAAACTACAATGGGTGTTACACCAAGAGCATGGGAATATGCTGCTAGAGAATATAAAGAAAGGAGAGACGCACAAAAAGAAAAAGGAGGGGATATCTCAGCAGAAACTACCAGACTTATCTTCGATAAACACATTGGTAAAAAAGTATCATCAATTATTACAGATTTCCTTGAAACGATGAAGGTTTGGCCAGTTAATAGAATAGAAAAGATATTTACGGATCCTAGCGATGAAACAGTAAAACTTCCAATGAGTTCTAATACTGGAAGAGTTGATCTGAGAAAAGGCTATAGCATCATGTACTTAGCATCCAAATACAAAAACGGACAACAGTTAACAAAAGATGAATTCACTAATTTTATAACATATCTAACAGATTTAAACACAGGAGAATTAGCTATGAGTGCATTAAACATGGCAAAAAGAACTCATCCGGAAATCAAAAACTATTTGGGTGATACCTCTCTAGAACAATATGTAACACCATTTGTGAACAGATATAGATCTTTAATGAAAGAAATCTAGAATGAGAAAAATTAGAAACTTTGCAGAATATGGTATTCTGTTAGAAAATTCATCAAGTTACGGAATTAGTGAGCAGGACTATGAAAGAGCAGTCATGCGAGTTAGAAGATCGGTTTCAAAAATCTTAATGAAAGAGGGATTATTCGGGAGGGTTCTTGCTGAAATCCCAGTAGGAGTTTCTGATGAATGCGAATATTTTTCAACTGATGGCACCATATTCATATTTAATCCTAAAAATGTTATAGATCTTTCTGAAGACGAAATAATCTGGGCTATTAGCCAAGGAATTTCTCATCTTGCTTTAGATCACTATGATAGGATCGGAAGTAAAGATACTAATATCTGGAACGCAGCATGTGACATGGCAGCTGAAGCTTTTTTAGATGGTATTGGAAAATCAAAGCTTCCTACTACCATGCAATCTTCAAAATTCCAGGATCTCTCTGCTGAAGAAATCTATGACCAGATAAAATCTGGTAGATTAAAAATAGACCCTTTCTTTAAATCATATTGTGACGTTTTTGAGCCGGGAGCTATAGATCATGATCAAGTTACTGAAACTGTTCTTGGGGAGAAAGATTCAATCACTAAGGATGCGGAAGAACCCCAAGAGGAAACCCCCGAAATTGATGATAACCAACCGGGAGAAGGTGAAGGAGAGGGAGAAGGCGAGGGAGAAGGCGAGGGAGAAGGCGAGGGAGAAGGCGAAGGAGAAGGCGAGGGAGAAGGCGAAGGAGAAGGCGAAGGAGAAGGCGAGGGAGAAGGCGAGGGAGAAGGCGAGGGAGAAGGTGAAGGAGAAGGCGAGGGAGAAGGTGAAGGTGAAGGAGAAGGTGAAGGTGAAGGAGGATCAGGAAATGCCGAGGGAGGATCCGGAGAATTGGAGTTACCTAAAACCGGACAAAAAGTAAGATTAGATAGCGGAGCTATTAAAACTATAAAGAAGGTTTATAAAAACGGAGATATAGAAGTTTAATATGTACGTACAAAAAGGAAAATACAAAATCATTTCTGACGAAAAAGAAAGCGAATGGAAAGATGGGGATCCAGATAAGCCAGATCAAGAGAAGGGGGATTGGAATCCACAGAAAGAAAAACCAATACAGAAGGAAAGAAAATCTGTAAAAGACAAGGTAAAAGAAATAGTAAACAATGCTGCAAACAGAGGAATGGGCAGTGGAGGAGGATCAGGGGCTCTTAGAAAATTCGTTGAAAGATTAGCTAATCCACAGATTAATTGGAGAAAAATATTACAAAGATACGTTTCGACTGCCAACGAGGAACCTACAATGTATAAAATACCAAACAGAAGATATGCTAGTCAAGGCATTTACCTTCCTGGTCTAAGAGGAAAGGAAGAGGGATTTGGATCAGTTGTAATTGCAGTTGATACCTCCGGAAGTATAGGATCCGAAGAATATAATACTTTCTTGACAGAAGCTAGAAGTATACTTAAAGCTTTTTCTCCTGAAGAAATTTGGATAATCTATTGCAGTGATGACATAGATGGTATAGATTATTTAAAATACCCAACTCAAAAATTAGATCCTTCTAAACAGGGATCTACGGGTGGTAACGAACTTGGATTTGACCCGCCTATAAAATGGGCAGAAGATAACATTCTAAAAAAAGGAAAAGATCTTGCCTGCCTCATATACTTTACTGACGGTGGTGCTCACGACCCTGAAAAACCAAAATGGCACAAAAAAATTATTTGGGCAATGATAAGCAGTAAACAAATGCCGTTCGGTAAACATGTAAATGTTCCGATGAAAGAGTTAAAAAGAAAAAAATAAACATGAAAAGAATTTTATCAGTACTTCTATTTTTATCACTATCAGTAGTATTAAAAGCCCAAGACACAGTAAGAATTAAAAATCAAGTGTTTGAAGTTTTATATTCGCAGAAATTAGAGCAGCCTTTATGGATCAAATATAGATCAACCAACAGACCTACTAATGTTAATAGGGGATCAATGGATTTTTACACAGAAAAATCAGTCAAAACTTCGGATGCTGATGATTATGTAAAAAATGTGTATGATAAAGGACATGGAGCACCTGCTGCTACATTTTCTGACAACATGGAAAACCTAAAGCAAACATTTTCTTACCTTAATTGCATTATGCAAAATCAGTATCTGAATAGGGGTGAATGGAGATTATTGGAGGAGCAGATCAGAAAATGGGACGATAAAGAAAATATCACTGTATTAATTAAAATATTTTTTGACAATCCCGTTAAAAGAGTTGAGACAAATGCTGCCATTCCCTCCCACCTACAAAAGCATATCTACTTTGAGTCTCAAAAAAAGTGGAGATGCTTTGTTTTTTTAAATGAAAAGCCAAAATTTAGCTGGGAACAATTAGAAATGCTTTGCGAAGACAAGGATCACAAAAATTAATTTTTGATTCTAATTTTCGAAGAGAAATCAAGGGCTTGCGAGATTATTTGATGCATGTCATAATACTTATACTCTGCTAATCTTCCGCCAAAATTAAACTTCGGATTTTCCACGGACTTGGATCTATACACTTCATAAATCTTTTGATTTCTTCCGTCATTTATTGGATAGTAGGGATCACCTAACGATTTTGAATATTCTTTTGTGATGATCGTGTGGTTTTGTTTTCCAAATTCAAAATGTTTGTGTTCTACTATTCTTGTATATGGTACATCTAAATCTGTATAATTAACCCCAGCTACCCCCTGAAAATCCGGAATATCTAAAAGTTCTGTTTTAAAATCTAAGGATCTATATTCTAATTTTCCAAATTCATAATTATAGAATCTGTCTATCGGACCGGTGTAAATTACATTCTTTGCTAGAGAGTCAAAAAATTCTTTATTATCAAAATAATTGTGATTTAATCTGACGTCTATACCATTAAGAAGTTTTTCAAAAATCTGTGTGTACCCGCCAACTGGGATTCCTTGGTATGGATGATTATAGTAATTATCATCAAAAGTTAGACGTATTGGAATTCTTTTTACTATGGAAGCAGGAAGTTCCTTCGGAGATCTTCCCCACTGTTTTGTAGTATACCCTTCTATAAAAATTTTATAAAGATCTGGTCCAATTTGATCTAGCATCCATTCTTCCATGTTTTTTGGATCCTCGTGAAAAATCCTTATCTCTTCCAGTAATTTCTGGACTTCAGCAGGAGAACTGATACCATATACTTGTTGAAAAGTTAGTAAGTTGATCGGAAAGGAATATATTTTTCCTTTATAGTTAACCCTTGGTCTGTAGCTAAAATGATTAAAATCGCAGAATTTTTGAATGTAATTCCAAACACTTAGATTATCTGTGTGAAATATATGGGGCCCATATTTATGAACATTAATACCATCTATGCTTTGTGTGAAACAGTTTCCTCCAATATGATCTCTCTGATCTATTACAATAACTGACTTACCTGATTTTTTTAATTCGTTTGCAACAATAGATCCGTAAAGTCCAGCTCCAACTATTAGATAATCAGTCATGTTCTATTTATAAAAATACTTGTTTTTATATTTTGAGCGGGAGACCGGGCTCGAACCGGCTACCCCGACCTTGGCAAGGTCGTGCTCTACCAAATGAGCTACTCCCGCTTACTAAACCTGTTTTTACTAAATAAACCAGATGTGATTATTAGACAGAATCTGGTTTATTATATTGAGCAGCGAAAGGGATTCGAACCCTCTCGTCCAGCTTGGAAGGCTGGCGTGCTACCATTGAACACCACCGCTGCTAGTATCCGAAATTATATGCTAAAAAATTTTAAAAGTTCCTAGTAATTATTTGCTACTCAAATTTTGACCGTTTTACTACTCAAATTTTGACCATTTGCGGACCGGACGGGACTCGAACCCGCGACCTCCGCCGTGACAGGGCGGCATTCTAACCAGCTGAACTACCGGTCCATTAATCAAAAATGTGTTTGTATTGCTTTATATTCTTTCTAATAACAGTAACATAAGATTTATCTTCAGCATACACATCATCTAAAAGATCTAGATACTCTTCTTTGGTGTTGATGTCTCTCCTTCTCATAAAAAAGGATTGCCAATGAAAATAATCCTTTACGCTATCGTCCCAATCTTCGTATCTTGCATATCCCCTTTTGTTTCTACCTATAGAAGTTGTTTCTCTCCTTCCTGGAAATCTCATTCCAAAAAGATTGTTATGCTTTTTAAAAAGCCCGGATGTAAAATTCCCGGATTCTATAATTGCCTGTACGAAAGCTATTTCGGGGAATTTTATTCCGCTTTCAATAATTTCATTATAAAGATTTTGATGAGAAATTTTTTCTACCTCCTCCGGAATTATTTTGAAGAATTTAAAATCTGGTTCTTTTTGAAATTCCCAAGCTGGAATTAAAAAAAGAAAAATTAGCACTAATATTTTTTTCGTTTTCATATAAAAGTGTTTCCTATCTATCCCAAATTTAATAAAGAGGATTATTAATAAAAAATGCGGAATATATAGATTTGTGAGACATCTAACAATTTACGAGAGTTTTTATGGTATCTCTCAGAAAGGAAGAGATCTATTCGGGATGGAATTTAAAAAAATCCTCCATAATAGAACAGTAATAACTGGGCCAATTTATAACGAGGAAAAGATAGAGGAACTTTTCAGCGAGAGAAATCAGTCCAAATTAATTGATGCATGTTATCTTGGGTGGAGGGGGGGATTCACCTTAAATAATGACGAGATCAAAAGAGCAGAACATGCGGAAAAAAATATAAAGGGGTTCATAGGAAATAAGCTGGAAGAACTTGAGTGTCTTATCTCCTATTATCATCCTATGTATATAGATACTGTTTATCAATTCTCCCCTATAAAGGTTTACGCCCCCGGAGCATCATGGGATTCAGAAAATTATCTTAAAATTGAAAGAACATGGGGATCAAGATACAGTGAAAAATACTATGAGATATTACCTGAAATAATAAACAGGGTGAAAGAATTTGCATCCCGATATAAAGTTACTCACGTTTTACCTCATGGACCCAGAATTGTAGATTATGCACTCCAAATTCTTCAAAATCCTAAAGATGATGTGGAGAAGCGTGCATCATACGGAACAAAAGAACCAGTATTTACTCCGATTGAAAAATTTAAATGGGAATCCTATTATTGGTAATAATGATGCCCGACTAGGATTCGAACCTAGACTAAGTGGACCAAAACCACTTGTGCTGCCATTACACCATCGGGCAATAAAATCAGAGAATATTTAATCAGCGTGTGTTGTTGTCAAATCCAATTTTGATGAAGTAACGCTTCTTACCGCTTCTGATTTGTGGGAGCAGGTGGACTCGAACCACCGAACTCGTAAGAGGAGGGATTTACAGTCCCTTGCAATTGCCGCTATGCGATGCTCCCGCTTTGTTTAAAGAGATTATTTTAGCTTATAGTATCTAAATCTGATTAAAAATTAGAGTTCAGCTATGAGCTTATAATAAGGTATTATGTGATCCCTTTGGGACTCGAACCCAAAACCCCTACATTAAAAGTGTAGTGCTCTACCGATTGAGCTAAGAGATCCTCGAATGTAGCCCCGCACGGAGTCGAACCGAAATTTCCTCCGTGAAAGGGAGGCGTCCTAACCATTAGACGACGGGGCCAAGTTTTCCAATATGTCAAAGAACCATCTGCGGGGATAAAAGGATTCGAACCTATGACCTAGCGATTAACAGTCGCTTGCTCTACCGCTGAGCTATATCCCCAATTTCTGAGGCGATTTCCAGAGTCGAACTGGAGTAAGAGGTTTTGCAGACCCCTGCCTGAACCACTCGGCCAAATCGCCATCAAAAGAAAAACCCAGACCTTTTGGATCTGGGTTTTTCAATTTATATTTTAGACATGTTAACCCAGATCCGTATCCATATAATCCCCCTTATTACCTTGTTCAGGCATTTGGTTGCAATTATATGTGAACTGAGTCTTCATGAGATGTTTGTTATATATCAAACGTTATTTTTTGTTTCGTGTAAATTTAAGAAAAAAATTACATTTCCCAAACAGGATTTGCAATAATTAATTTATCTCCTTCAATTCTTGGAATTTCTCCAAGATCGTTATAACCAGCATATTCTATTTGATCCTGCGTGAATTCCCTTCCTTGAAAAATTACTACCTCTTTCTTAGGATCTGGAGCTTCTCCGTAATTTTGATCTCCCCTTGAATATCCAGAAACCCCAGTTCCTCTTAGACTGTCTTTAGCTGCCTTTGTAGCGGTAGGCCTTCCAAAATTAAAATCGAAAAAACTTTCGCTTATTTCGTTATATCCTTTAAGATGTTTCATATCTACTTATTATATTTTTGTATTTAATAATCTATTTATCTAAGTTCCACCGGAACTTCTTCTGGTGTTCTAGGAGCTTCCATATTTGCAGTTGCCGCTGCAACATTACCAAGAGCTTGAGCCATTAATTGTCCTCCAGCATCGGTTTTAACCGGACCTACTACATCGTCTCCTGGAACATCGTCAGCTGAAAGAGGAGGTAATGCTGTGGCTTGACCTGTTATTGCTTTAGAAAGATCTGCTTCAAATTCTGGTGTTCTACTTGTTTTAAAATAATCCAAGAATCCTACTAGGGTTCCTTGATCCAATTTTCTCACATTAGTTCCGACTCTGTTACCTTCACCAGAAAGCTGATCGTTGGTGTTACCCTCCATAGTTGTCATGGTTTTCTTTTGTGGATCTACTGATACTATTATACCAGTATGTCCCAATCCTTTACCTGGTCTGGTCATTATAAATACTTGTCCTGGCCTAACTAAATTTGGATTGATCCTAGCTTGATCTATGGTAATCTTTGCATCCTGGTCTGATTTATTCCAGTGATTCATTACCCCTCCAGTCTTAGGAAGTGGGTTTGAAGTTCCAAGTTGCTTGGAAAGCTGGTCAAAAATATAATAAACAAAGGCTGCACACCAGGGTAAACCTGGGCCTAATCCTACTGATTGTAGATATTTGTCTACTTCCGGTCCTTTATTACTTCCCTTTGGTTCTTCTTTTGCGTCTTTATTAGCTACTAGGACACCTGCTAATTTCTCTCCTGCTGTTGAGGGATCACTTATAGCAAATTGAGCTTCGCTGACAAATTGTGAAAATGACTGTATTTTTCTCATATAAACGAATATTTACAAGATATATATCTTTATGAAAATACTAGAAACGTTCGATCAATTCTTAAAAAGAAACAGCTATGCAATCTTAGAGCAGGAAGGAACAGATAAAGGTTTTATAGCCGTTATAGGATCCACAGACACTGACAATCTTTTTGCGGGAGCTGCAAATCCTATAGGTATTCAACAGGATACCACAACCTCGCTTAAAATAAGCGGAGTAGAAGAGATGATAAAGATAGGGGCTGCAAAAAAATTCGAGAGTGTAACGAGCGGGAAAAAAGTCAAAGCAGGAATGGATTATTTAACAATAACTGCTGATGGCAAAAAATACACAATGACAGAAACCGGTTCCGTCAAGATTCCGTTCAATAATTCCACAGTTTTGGAAGTCGAGGGTTCGGGAAATGGATTATTAGCTTTATTAAGAGCTTTGCATTATTTGAATGTTGCAGTTACTAAAAATTCGTTTGATTATAAGTTTCCATTTGAGGGAATCATGATGATCAAAATTGGAGAGGTCACTAGAAAAGGAATGGGTCTAAGTGTTAATGGAAAATATGATCAAGCAAATGGAGTTAGGATCTCAACTGGATATGCCGATCTTGTGAAAAGATTCGAGAATCAACTCAAAGAAGCTTTATCACAAGATCAAAAACCAGACGAAATTCAAACTAGCTCTAATGATCAAATAGTAGTTTCAGGAGATAGTATCGCTGATGGAATTAAAGCAGCTCATTTCTTAAGAAATAATGCTAAATGGAATTCTAAATTTAGCTCGTTTTTCGGATTTAGCGAGATGAAGAAGGTTTTCGCAAAAGAACCGCCGGCGTACTATTTAGCTGTTGTTTTTCAATATTGTCTTGCTGGTTTATCGGATTTTTATCCGATGGATTTAAGTAAAATTTATAAGGTGGATCTCCAACCATATGCTGAAAAAATTGTAAGTGCACAGCCAAATGACATCAAAAGTTTCGATCCCACCTCTATAAAAACCCAAATCATGGAGATGCTAAAGATCTACCAGCCAAAAACACTTAAGGACTACCCAGAATTTGATGAATTTTTACCCAAATACTGGAACGTGCTTTCTAACGCAATAGTAAATAGAATCTTAAGAGAAATGCCAAAAACATACAATAGTGCGATTGCAAATGTTGAGGTAGGTTCCGCTGTACAGTCCACAGGAGGAATAGGAACGGGGGGAATCACCCATGGATCTGGTAAGGTTGATAATTAAGGTCTACTTCCAGTAGTTAAAACCTGTTTCAGTCCGTTTTCATCCTTGGAAACATAAATCAAGATCTCTTTAGGTTCTTTACCGAAGTTTTCTGTGTGGATAATGCCAGCATCTATATAGTAGGCAATTTTCCTCTTTTCCAAATCTTTTTTAATTTCCCTAAATTTTTGAATTGTAACTTCAACAGTTTTAGGTTCCTGAGCAAATACGGAATAGCTAAATCCTAGAACTAATAAGAATAGAAGAATCTTTTTCATTGCTTTTTAATTTAGGATCAAATTTACGAGGATTTTTTAAAAATAAAAAATGTACACCCGGTAGGGGTCGAACCCACATTTCTTGATCCGTAGTCAAGTGTTCTAATCCATTGAACTACGGGTGTAGTTATTGAATTATCAGATGTAGATAATAAGCTAACTTGTATCCTGCAAAAGCCCCAAGTGCAGAGGGAATGGGGAAAACTATTAATTTTCCTAAGGAGGTCACGTATTTAGGACGATTTACAATTCTTCCCATAAAATAGTAATATGTAATATAACCCAATAAAACTCCTATATCTAACCGGGTCGAAATGAAAACTACCAAAGTTGCTCCAATAAATCCAAAGAGAAAATTATCTCTAACTCCCTCAAAAATCTCAAAGGCGGTTGCATCCTTATACTCTTTAACTATCTCTTTTATTTTTTTAGTCGGCATTCTTATTTTCCCTCCCAGGTTTTTTTGTTATCATGATATGCTAGCTTACATTCCCCGCTGTCATATATCTCAGTATGATCGAAACAATCAAAATCGAATTGTGAATCGTGAACCCATTCAGTCAAAGAATACACGCTGAAAGGTTCAGTTTGGCATTCTTTGATTCTAGATTTATCTAGGAACCTGTTCAGGCTATAATCTATAAACCCGTTTGTAATTCCAGGCTTAGCAAAAATTACATAATCGTCTAATAGATCAATCTTTAAGATTGATTCTTCTTTCTTGTAGAAATATAGGGATCTTCTTTTAATTAAACACAGATCCCTTTCTGTTCTTAATCCTAGTCCTTCTTTGACTGAGACTTTCCAATTCAGATCATAGTCTATGTAAATTCCTCCATAGTAATCTAAAACAGTGTATCTAGCAATTTGTAACTTGTGGAAAATACCAGAAGAAAAATAAAGTTCTTCCCTGCCGTAAGATTTAATTAATGGGATTAAATGCTCATCGTCCCACTCCAGAATTTCTTCAGAGGGATTTAAGGATTTAAACTTTTCCAGATTAGACAAAAAATGCTGAGGAATTTTTCGATCCCCAACCCAAATAAAGTGAACTATCATTTTCTGTGTGACCCAGGAGGGACTCGAACCCCCACGTCTTTCGACACTAGATCCTAAGTCTAGTGCGGCTACCAATTACGCCACTGGGCCAATTATTTCTTTATTTTTAAGTAATATCTGATGCAAAAGTTTCATAGTAAAACTATTTAGATTTACCATGGATTCTATAATATCGCTTCTTATATCTAAAAAAAGACTCCTGTCCTTGAGAACAAATCTTTTATTCGCATGGAGATGAGAATAATCTAGACTGTCATTCATTGAAAAAGTTCCATATTCATCAGGGATATTCAGAATTGTATTTTCTTCTCCGAAAAAGAATTGTGGAGAAAGAGCTGCTATCTTTTGAACTCTTAAATCCCCAAGCTCTTTTAAAATCTTCTGTTCACAAAAAACCATATATTTTCCGTTCAAATCAGGATCGTCCCAAAATCTTTGCGAAAGGATTTCCATCCATTCCAATGAGATGTTAGCATATTCCATTCTAAAATCTTCATTATTTATATAAAGGAATGAAACGTTGGTTGAATGTGTGTTTTTCCATCCGAATTTAATCGGATATTCATTTACTATCTGATTTAGTATTTTGTCTTTGATGCTGGGATAAACCTTTACTCCTTCTTCGATCTGATTAACTATTATATCGTATTTGGATAAGTCCTTGATTTCAAATGTTTTTCTTTTGAAATATAAATCACAATCCATCATTATGAAAGGAGCTTCTATGTTTTTCATACACTTCAGCTTGGAAGCAGTCCAGAAAGCTCTTCTATTAATATTATCACTTTTTGATAAAGGATTAGTTTCTACACTGTCCCATAAATTTAAAATTCCAATTTTTTCTAGATAATTGTAAACTGAGGGACACACATAAATTACAGTTTCACATTCCGGATATAACACCTTCCAATTCGAAACTGATGCAATCAGACAAACGAGCTCAACCTCATGAAGGAAAAATTCTCCATCTTTTTTTATGTCCTCTAAAACCCAAATAGTTTTCATACATAACAAAAATATCGTGGACCAGCCTGGGCTCGAACCAGGGACCTACTGATTATGAGTCAGGTGCTCTAACCAACTGAGCTACAGGTCCAATATTATTAAATTTTAAGAAGTTGCGTGATTTAAGGGACTTATCTCGAGTATTTACCCAATCCAAAGTACTGCTTGATATAATCCGCTGTCATTTCCTCTGTGGGTATTAATTCTTTATAGGGATAGTCAGTTTCGCCAGAAAATTCTGTGGGTTTTTCCAATGAAATTAGTTTAATATAATTCTTGTTTTTCGATTTAACATACTTTTTCCTGTTTATTGGATTATATGCTGTCTTTCCTAGATCAACTCTTAATTTTAATTCCGGATCGTTCATAGCATAATCCATTTCTATGAAAATTTGATCATCGGAAGAAAGATATGTTTTATCAATCGGAACTGAAATGGTTTTATTCTTGACACCGAGTCTTCTTTTTAACCCTATCATATTCAGGGTATTTATGCTGTCAGGATCATTCTTAACTAGATCTTTCATTTTTTCAACAACCTCACCCTCGTCTTTTGAAAAAAAGACTAGTTCTGTGTCTGGATTTGGCTCTTCGAAAAGAATTCTTTCTTGCAACCTCGTTTTTGATGCTGCGTTTTTAGCTCCGGATCTTAGTGTATTAAGATAAACATCGGGGTCGATAATACCCCTTAGTTGTCCATAATGTGTTTCTCCATTGGAGAATGTGATTTTAAAAATAGAGTAAGCCCCGGTTTGTTCTGACTTGGGGCGATACTCTAAAATCATGGACTCGTTAACGAAGTCTAAAAATCTAGTGATAATTTCCATTTCCTATTTTTATGTCCATTTATATATCCTACTGGAAAGAAAATTAGCTTAGAATCTACGCGGAGAGGGAGGGATTCGAACCCTCGGTACAGATTTAAGTCCGTACAACGGTTTAGCAAACCGGCCCTTTCGGCCACTCAGGCACCTCTCCTTTTTGTCGAGTAGGCAAGATTCGAACTTGCGAGTTGTCTTGGTCCCAAACCAAGCCGGGTAACCTGACTCCCGAACTACTCGATAATGGTTGAACGACCGGGATCGAACCGGCGACATCTAGCGCCACAAGCTAGTGCTCTGCCAACTGAGCTACATCCAACATTTTAATGTGATCCCGATTGGATTCGAACCAATGACCTACTGCTTAGAAGGCAGTTGCTCTATCCAACTGAGCTACAGGACCAATTTGGTGATCTCCTCGGGGTCGCGGCCACCTCTCCCGTTGAGAAGATCTAGACCAAGAACGACGCAAAATGTGGCTCGACGCTGTTTTTGGTTTGTACCTGGGGCGGGAATCGAACCCGCACGGACTTTGCAGTCCAACAGATTTTAAGTCTGTCTTGTCTACCTATTCCAACACCCAGGCAAAAGGTGCCGGTGGAAGGGTTGTTTACCTTCACGGTGTCCTTTTCGGTTACACCCCCACTCTAGATCAGGGACGTCTATGACTGGCCAAGTCATCATTCCGCCACACCGGCATGTGCAGAGAGAAAGGGATTCGAACCCTTGTTACGATCGCTCGTAAACACGCTTTCCAAGCGTGCTCCATCAGCCTCTCGGACACCTCTCTATTTGACTGCTAACGAACTTTTTGTACGCTAACAAGGATTATGTTAGTGTACAAGTTTTACGTTAGTATCGAGCCTCCTATCGGGATCGAACCAATGACCTACGCATTACAAGTGCGTCGCTCTACCAGCTGAGCTAAGGAGGCAATTGCGGAGGCTCAGGGATTCGAACCCCGGTTACAGTTACCCGTAAAGCAGTTTTCAAGACTGCCGCATTCGACCGCTCTGCCAAGCCTCCGTTATTTTCCACAATGTCAAAGAACCCTAAATAAAAACCCAGACCTCTTTTGAAGGAGATCTGGGTTTTTTAGAACTAAAATGAATTTAAGTTTCTTAATTGCCCAGATTCTCCACAGGGGTTATCGGTCTTCTTGTTGAAGATGATAACGAACTATGAAGGGGCAATATGTTGAAACCTTTTTTCATGTTAATTGATCTATATATCGTTTGAATATCTATTTTATACAAATATACAAAAAAGTTACAAAAAAATTAAGCCATATCATTCTCAGTACTGCAGCTCCCGATAGAGGTTAGATTATATCTAAAAAACCCATCTCCACTGGAAAAAAATTCAAAAATACCGATTTGAGCATATCCATTGATACCATTCGATGGGTATCCAGTCCCAGAGGGATTATTTTGGTTGTTTGTATTAGCATTAAACAGGTAAGTTCTTAAAAGCGTTCCCCCTGATGCACTGATGTCTGTACCGGTATCCGAGAAAGTTGAACCACTGTAGCACCTGATTATAAAGTCCATACACCCAACCCCTACTGTATCATACCAATTGAGATATATTCCGATTTTCCATCTTGTTATAGAGGTGTCTAATGCAGCTATTGATTTGGGTCTAACTAAAACAACTTCCTGTCCAGCAGTTGAGGTATTATCACCAGCCCAATAAATGAGTGTTGTTGAGGTATTTATGCCTGTCGTCGAGCCCACAGTAGATGTCATTCCTCCCCCTGGAGCATATCCAACATAACGGGTTGGTGCCCCGCTAGCATTTTTTATACCATCATAGGATGTACCAGTTCCTGGTTCAATGCCAGTGAATGTATCAGCATCACCTCCATTCAAAGTTCCTGGCCAAACATATCTGAACATCAGAACATCGGCATCACTACCGATGATAGCAGTAGATGGTCCAGTAGGCCTTCTTCCTAAGCTGGTCATGTAATATCTCTGGCTCATGATTTATCTTTCAATGCTATTCTTCTACCTCTTAATTTTAATGTTTTTAGAGTTCCGGGTTTCATCACATGGATTCTATTAAATTCTAAATGTATTATTTGGTTCAAATGATGGAAAGGGGTTAAATATGTTTCTTGACCCCATCCTATTTCAATCTGTACCCAGCCATCAGGTTTAACCTCCCAATCAGTTGATCCTTCAGCGAATTCTATCTCCCAAGTATCGTATCCCGGTTGGGGTCCAAAAGAAAAAGAAAATTCATCCTCACCTTCTGGAAGGGTGTTTTCAAAGTAAATATCAAAGTATGGAGGTATTTCATTTTGAACTATTACTGGCTCTAAATGTGTCATTATTTTTCTCTTTTAAGTTCTTCTATTTCTTTTCTTAAGTCTTTTATAGCCTCTATGAGAAGAGGTATAATTCTGTCATATCTTACCCCATAATATCCATCTTCTCTTTCTTTAACTGCATCAGGAAGAACTTTAATCAGCTCTTGAGCAATTACTCCAAGATCGTGACCTCTATTAACTTCATGAGCCTTGTCGTTCCAATCAAATTCCACTCCTCTTATGCTAGAGACCTTTTCCAAAGCATCCTGAATAACCGAAATATTATCCTTTAATCTTTCATCCGAAGATGAATAAGCAGTGATATCTCCTGTTGCTGTGATTGCTCCAGTTACTGCTAATGTACTGCTGTTATAAGTCAATCCTGTTTCTCCGTCTATCGAAGTAGCACTACCAGTTGCAGTCAATATTCTGTGATCTGCATTATTGTTTATTGTAAGTAAGTTACCTGTAACACTAGCGAGCCCAATGGTCCAGAAATATGTTGTTCCGTCGTAGTAAACTCCAAGAACGTCTTGTGAGTTTGCAGCGGATGTTGGGGTATAAGATCCTCCTCCAACTACTTGTGAACTAGAGGGAAGTACCATTGTTCTACCTCCAGTAGCATCTTGTTTTACTATTAATACCCCAGTATCTCCAGCTTCAAATTCGCTAAGTGTAAACGTAGTTACATTTTGATTTAAAGTAACTGTTGCATTTGCTCCAGATCTTAAAGGCCAAGAAAGACTTCCTGAACTTATGCTTAATGGATTTTGATAAACCCTTACTTTCCCAGTTACAAAAAGTCTCGTATTATCGAATGTTAAGTTAGGCTCCCCTTGGAAAGGCGTGGAATTGTTTCCAGTCATGGTAACAACATAGTTGTCGATGTTATTACTAGATATTGCTGAACTAGAAGCTCCCGAAGTTCCGGATGTTCCGCTTCCCCCGGAAGCTCCTGAAGTTCCGGATGTTCCGTTTCCACCGGAAGCTCCTGAAGTTCCTGAGGAACCTCGGGTTCCAGAAGATCCTGAGGTTCCAGAAGATCCATTAGCTCCTGATGCTCCAGAGGTTCCAGAAGAACCAGAGTTTCCTGAGGTTCCAGAAGATCCATTAGCTCCTGATGCTCCAGAGGTTCCAGAAGATCCATTAGCTCCTGATGCTCCAGAGGTTCCAGAAGATCCTGATGCTCCAGAGGTTCCAGAAGATCCATTAGCTCCCGATGCTCCAGAGGTTCCAGAAGATCCTGATGCTCCAGAGGTTCCAGAAGATCCAGAGTTTCCTGAGGTTCCAGAAGATCCTGATGCTCCAGAGGTTCCAGAAGATCCAGAGTTTCCTGAGGTTCCAGAAGATCCAGAGTTTCCTGAGGTTCCAGAAGATCCTGATGCTCCAGAGGTTCCAGAAGAACCAGAACTACCTGATGCTCCAGAGGTTCCAGAAGAACCAGAGTTTCCTGAGGTTCCAGAAGATCCTGATGCTCCAGAGGTTCCAGAAGATCCAGAGTTTCCTGAGGTTCCAGAAGAACCAGAACTACCTGAAGTACCAGTTGAACCAGAACTACCGGAAGTACCTGAAGTACCTGAAGTACCAGTTGAACCAGAAGAACCAGAGGTTCCAGAAGAACCAGAACTACCTGAAGTACCAGTTGAACCAGAACTACCTGAAGTACCTGAAGTACCTGAAGAACCAGAGTTTCCTGAGGTTCCAGAAGAACCTGTCGATCCGTTGGTTCCATCAATTCCTGACGTTCCCGAAGATCCAGGGGGACCCTCATTTCCTGATGTACCTGCTGATCCTGAGGTTCCAGAAGAACCAGAGTTACCTGATGTACCTGAAGATCCATCAGTTCCGGAAGTTCCAGATGACCCTGAGGATCCAGAAGTACCTGTACTACCGGAGGAACCATCAGTTCCTGATGTCCCAGAAGATCCAGAACTGCCGGAAGAACCAGAAGTACCTGTACTACCGGAGGAACCATCAGTTCCTGATGTCCCAGAAGATCCAGAACTGCCGGAAGTACCAGAGCTACCTGACGTACCATTCGAACCAGAACTGCCGGAAGTACCTGAACTTCCTACACAATGCCCATTGTCTACTATTGTATGGGACCAAACTACAGATCCTGGGATCGCACAGAAAGTTAGAGATTCTCCGTCATATATGATTCCACTTATGATAGTATCTGTTTCGTCGGTATAAGAATAAGCATATCCATCGCAACATCCGTCGCAAGATCCAGGATCATCAGGTACTGATATTACAGTGAGCCCCGAATCAGTTGTAACAGATCCGGTCTGAGCACAGAAATAAGTAGCTGGTGTGAGAAAAATTTTATTGTAAATGACCGCAGGATTCCCGTTACAATCGAGATAGTTTGTACTATTTACGTTGTCGGGATCTCCGTCATTTGTTAAAGAGTAACACGTGATATCCGTTGGAGCCGTGATAGTGTAGCTGTGTGGACACTCGCACACCCCCGAGGTTCCTGATGTACCTGAAGATCCACTAGTTCCATCTTCTCCAGAGGTTCCCGAAGTACCAGAGCTACCTGAAGTTCCATCTTCTCCAGAGGTTCCCGAAGTACCAGAGCTACCTGAAGTTCCCTCCGATCCACTAGATCCGCTAGTTCCTGATGAACCCCCAGATCCCGAAGTTCCATCTTCTCCAGAGGTTCCAGAACTGCCGGAAGTACCAGAGCTACCTGAAGTTCCATCTTCTCCAGAGGTTCCAGAACTGCCGGAAGTACCAGAGCTACCTGAAGTTCCCTCCGATCCACTAGATCCGCTAGTTCCTGATGAACCCCCGGATCCCGAAGTTCCGCTTGATCCACTAGTTCCAGAACTCCCTGACGTTCCAGAGCTTGCTACAATTGCTCCAACCGATGTGATTACATATGAATAGTTTTGAGCCCCCTCTGTGTACCAAGTTAAATTTCTGACGGTTGCTTCATTATTGTCAACGTAAACCTTGACAATCATTCTGTCTGTGGTGTTTATGTATACTGAAGGTAAAACAATATCAACCAACAGCTCATAAGATTGAGAAACACTCACCCATCCAATTAAAGCTTTGTTTGATTGAATAATAGTGCCATATCCTACACCTGACGAATTTGCAAGTTCTATGGTAACATAGCCATCTATGTCATCATTAAACTGTTGTTTTAAAAAATGCAGATGAAATCTCTGAGTGCCTGGTGGAATTACAGCAAATCCCAATTCGGGGGTCAGGAATTGACTTACCAGAACATTCAATTGCCCGCCCGTTAATACCATAGGAACTGTTTGTTCAGCAGCTCCTGATGGGTAAACACTAAGGACTTTATATGGAGAAATGTCAGAAGACTGAGATTGGTTAAAATAATAAATCTGTCCTGCAGATATTCCGCTTAAACCAGAAGTTCCAGCGGATCCGGAGGTCCCCGATGATCCAGAGTTTCCTGATGTTCCAGAGGTCCCTGATGATCCAGGGTTTCCCGAGGTTCCGGAAGAACCGGATGTACCATCAGCACCAGATGTACCAGAGGACCCTGATGTACCGGATGACCCTGATGTACCGGATGACCCGGAGTTTCCTGATGTACCAGATGTACCTGAGGATCCCGATGTTCCGGCAGAACCGGGTTCTCCAGAGGATCCTGATGTACCGGATGACCCGGAGTTTCCTGATGTTCCGGAGGACCCAGAGAATCCTGATGTTCCAGAAGAGCCAGATTCCCCAGAAGTACCAGAGGTTCCCGAATTTCCTGATGTACCGGAGGACCCGGAGTTTCCTGATGTACCGGATGACCCGGAGTTTCCTGATGTTCCAGATGATCCGGATGTACCAGCAGAACCAGATTCTCCCGAAGTACCAGAGGTTCCCGAATTTCCTGATGTACCAGAGGATCCCGAATTTCCTGATGTTCCGGAAGAACCAGATGCCCCGGAAATCCCAGATGTTCCAGAAGAACCTGAATTTCCCGATGTTCCGGAAGAACCGGATGCTCCGGAAACCCCAGAGGTTCCAGAAGAACCAGATGCTCCGGAAACCCCAGATGTTCCAGAAGATCCCGCTGCTCCAGGAGCACCAGCTGCCCCTGACGTTCCACTAGTTCCGAAGGTTTCACCTGAGGTTCCACTCGTACCATTAGTTCCGATAGATCCGTTCATTCCAGAGGTACCACTAGTACCACCAGTTCCTGTAGATCCATTAGTTCCCGAAGTCCCGCTAGTACCATTACTTCCTGAAGTACTTGAGCCCCCACTGTTTCCTGAAGTTCCGGATGTTCCTGCATTGCCGGATCCACCGCTAGAAGCCCCGTCTTCACCGAATAAGGTTACCGCTACTGTTGTAGGGGCAGGAGAATAATTACCAACTAAAAGTATTACGTCGCCGGCAGTTAAACCAACAGGAGAAAATTGAGGAGAAATTTGTATTGAAGCACCGGGTGCTAAGGGAGTATTTATAACAATTTGATCTGGAGAATAGTCCTCGTCCCCGTTCCTTTTTACTGCAACGGTAAGATATCCACTATTAAATCCCTCATTATATCCGGTTATTGCATTGATTAGAATGGAAGCATTTTGAGGAACCGTATAAAGTGTTACAAGGGTAGGTCCCGGACTTACCGAATTGTTAACAGTTTCTTGTCCTAAAATTCTATAATTTGCCATAATAATTCATACAATTTCTCCAGCATGATTAGTGTATCAATGAGATATCCTTTTATCAAGCCCAATTTATATATTCAATAAAACAAACGGGAAAGTTTAATCGGTTAAACTATTTTTCTAAAGGGATAAAAGATCCAAAGAAAGTATATCTTCTGCTATTTCTTTACCAAAGGATGAATCAAACGTGAAATGTATTCCTCCCAGGTTTCTAGTCATAGAAACTCTTTCAGAAAGCTTAGAAACATCATCGGCAAGTTGAGGGTATTTTTTAGCAATCAATCCAGCAATCACAAAAGCATCTATTGAGTGTCCGGAAGGATAAGCGGGACTGCAAGCGTTAGTTGGCTGCTCTGGATAAAGGGGTATGTCGTGGACAAGAGCCAGTTGAAGTGGTCTAGGATAGTTAAACTGATATTTTAAAATAAAAGTGATCGGATCCAATTCATCTGTTACCGATTCCAAATCTTCTTTCTTAATAGAATCAACCCCATTTAACTTTAAAAATTTCTCAAAGATTCCTAGCATATCATTTTCTGAATCCTTTACAAACTCTTTTTCCTCCTCGGTTAAAGAATTTCCCATGAGAATTAAATTTTGTAAATCGGATTTTACCTCCTCTGAATCTTGATTGGGAGGTAAACTAGAAGTCCATTTTTCCCAAAGATTTGATTCTTTGACAGATTTTAAAAGGTTAGATCCTCTGTCCATGGCTTCTTTTTGCCACTTTTGTGGATTTCCGTATTTTAAATCCGTATAATTTTTAGGATTGCTATAAGCTTCGTTAATGTATTCAGAAAACCCCTTTATCATGTAGCTATATATCAAGCTACACAGCAAAGCTTTCTCCACATCCACATGTGCGGGAGGCATTAGGATTTACGAACTGAAATCCCTTACCGTTAAGTCCGTCAGAGAAGTCTAGTTCAGTTCCAAACAGATAAAGAATGGATTTATTATCCACTAATATTTTAACTGCTTTATCTTCATAAAGAGTGTCTTTTTCGTTCATCTCGTCATCAAATGATAAATCATATGAAAGTCCGCTACATCCTCCCCCTTTAACAGATACTCTTAGATAAAACTTAGAATCTTCTGCTTCTTCTATTAGGTATTTAATTCTTTGTGCTGCTTTTTCAGTTACTGTAATCATTTCTATAAAAATATCTCTATATACTCTTATAATAATATAGTTCTCTCCTCAAAGCTAGGCCGTATTTATTCTCAAGATCCTTCTGATCGTTACATTTAATGAAGACCAGACCAAATCTACTGAATGGTGATTTTTTCATTTCATCCCCAGTAACAGAAAGAGAAATGTATAAATCTATATCCAATTCGTTTTTAAATTCAATTCCAATCGAAAAAAGGTCTGCATCGCTAGATATAGTGTGTCTAAAAATGTATTTTTTAATTTCTTCTGATGTGGATTGTATTATTTTTTTCCCAATAAAAGGTCTAACATAATTTTGTGAATATTTAAAATTTGTAGATTTTTCAATCAGCAAGCTATACAAATCCCCCGGACATCTTCTGGTAACCTCTATTATATAAAAAGAATCTCCAGACCTTATAAATTGCGTATGAATAAGACCATCCTCTAATTTTAAAATTTTTGCTATTATCTCTATATCTTTCCTTATTGATTCTAGCAAATTAACAGGAAAGTCATCATGTACAACATAACTAGAATCCACAGTAAAAGGATTGGCAGTACAATTTTCTACAACTATAAAATCTTTTACTATCTTTTTGTTTTCTATAAATGCAGAATGACTGTATAGCTGACCTGTTTTGTATTCTTCTATTACATATTTTTTGTCTTTTGAAAATTTTATAGCATTTTCAACAGCCAAATCTAGTAACATCTTGTTTGGTTCGTTTACTATAGAAATCCCTCTCCCGCTATAAGCATCAACTGGTTTTATTATTAGTGGAACATTAACACAATAAGCATCTTTTAAAGAATAAACCTTGGGAACATTTAATCCATTCGAAATTGCAAAATCTCTAAACATCGATTTATTATTAATAGTTTCGCAAATTTCAGTCGGATCTAATCCAGGAAATTTTCTAGATTTATTTATTTTAGTAACACAAGCATAAGACATGTCGTTACACCCTGGAACAATATAATCAAATTTATAATCTTCAATTATTTTGTTTAATTCTTCTATTCTGGAATAGTCTAAAAAAATATAATTAGTAGAGCATTTTGCCAGACAATCATTTTCTTTTGATCCAGCAACATAAACTTCATATCCCTCGTTAACCAAAAAATTATAAATAGGAAACGATGAAACGTTAGTATCGAGCAGTAAAATTTTTTTCATAAGGATTGCCAAGATTTTTCTTCGGATGACTTAGATATTGCCTCTAGCAGTTTAATACACTCCTCTGATTGCTCTAGACCATATGTAACGCGATCATCATGACTTTTTTTAAAATCATCATAGACGTCCTCATAAAAATTAGCGAGGGATTCAATAAATCCTACAGGATGCCCAACTTTGAATCTATTATATTTGAATTCATTAGCTGTTAATAATCCTTCAGATCCCCTATCTAGCAAAGATATCTTTCCACTTTTATCTGACATGTGAATTACTTCTGGTTCTAATTGGTACCATTCTGCACTTCCATCAGACCCAAATATTCTAACCCTTAATCCATTTCTATTCCCTAATGCGGTTTTACTATACCACATATTACAAATTATATCATTCGTGTATTTAATTATGCAATTTATATCATCAACTATTCCAGGAAAATTTCCAAAACTACTTTCGACTGCAATAACCTCTAAAGGATTTTGTGATGTTAAAAATCTTACTATAGAATATGTGTGCGTTGCTAGATCAAGAGAAAGGGTGGGAACTCTTCCATCCACTAATCTCCATTTTTGTGGTTTAAGTGGTAATCCGTTCATGTGCCTAAGAAATCCTTCTTGCGGCATCTCGATTTGAATCTGTAAAATTTTTCCAATTCCACCCGAATCAATTATGCTTTTTAATTCCTTCAACATAGGATAACAGAGATAATTGAAAACAACTGCTATGAAATTATTAGATTGTTTCTCCTTCAGTTTTTCTAATTCCAAATTATTAGCGATCAAGCATTTCTCACAAACAATAGGGATTCCTAAGCTTATTGCAAGGTCTAACTGATCATAATGCTGATCCGTAGGGGTTAATATTACAACTGCATCTATATTATTTTTTTCTTCCAACAGCATAGTCCTATAGTCGCTATAAACTTTATTCACTCCATATATTTCAGCGCTTTCCCTATTAGTCTTTGAATTTCTGCTAAAATTTCCGCAGGTTATCTCGAACTTGTTTGAAAGCTTAATAGCAGAATAGTGTGCGTATCCCACTGCAGAATTTATACCCCCTCCTATGACAGAAACTTTTAATTTTTTATTTTTCATTTATAATTCTCTTTAAAAATATTCTATTATAGAAATATGTGGAATTTCAATTTATTATAGACATCTTTTTCCTTCTTAATTTCCTTAAATATGTCTGGTAATTGTTGGATTGCGGCAGGGGATACTGTAAAACCCACATTTAAATTCAAATTGTTAAATCCATTTATATCGGAAACGATTCCCCTTATTTTATTAGATTTTCCAAAGGTTGTGCTGTTTTTTATCCATCTAGATTGGTATCCATCTCCCCAAAGAACTACCCGTTTATTACTCTTATAAGAAATTATATCATCGTGATAGAGGTATTTTTCCGACAAATAATTGATTACTTTATCCGCAATATCCTCACTTATAGCTAATCTGTCACGGATTAAATCATCAAAATAAACAAACTTAAATCCATTATTTAATAGTCTAGCTGCTAATTCGTATATTGAAAATATTATCTCATCACCCAGATGATCATATAAAAAATTACAACTTATTTGGACAAAATTGTTTTCAAATCCAAATTCTTTTATAGTTTTTACAAATTGTTCTAACTGATTGGAATGATAGTTTTGTTCAGTTAGAATGTATTTTAAAGTTAGATTCTCTGGATCCTTGGTTTGCTCTGTATATTTTTTTAGGTTCTCTAAAACTGTTAAAATTTCTCCTTTTCCCCTGATATTTTTAAATACATCTTGAGTTCCTGCATCTATACTAGTAACTATCCTTATTTTATCATTCGATGCTAGGTTATAAAGATCGTTTGAAAATCTTAGACTGTTTGTAAGAACTCTTATCTTATAGACATTTTCTATGTTTATTAGTTTCTCTGTTATTTCCCCAAATTCCCTTTGTAATGTTGGCTCTCCCCCTCCCCAAACAACGTGTACTTTATCGTCAAGATATTCACCATCTATTAATTGACTAATTATATCATGAGTGTTGTATACTGCTTCTTTACCCCCATAATATTTAGGAGAACAATAAGTACAACGCATGTTGCAATAAGTGAAATTTTCTAAGCTTATGTAGTTTATTTTTTTATTTTCTAATCTACTATATCTTTCTATATAAGGGCACCCCTCACAAGGTTCATATGTCTGTGAATTTATCCCATCTTCAACCTCAGCCTTTCTTTTAAGTATAGAATCTAAATTAACATCTATTGATTCCGACATTAAAACGATGTCACCCTTCATCTTACCATTATAAAAGAATCTTTTACAGCATCCTATTATTTCTTTCGGACCAAGAAATATTGAGTTTTTTAGATCTCTACAAGAGAGATAGCTAGAAAAGCATTCGTTTAATCTTTCAAGAAATACTAGATTGTCTTTCTTATTAATGTAAAGAGAAACAGCGTATTTGAAATTAGTATCTTTTTCACTATACGTTTCGGTTATTTTTGATCTTAGATAAAATGTGAATTTGCTGTCCAGATATTCTAGTAGCTCCAACTTATTTTGGGATTTGTTTATTAGATATAGGATAGTTCCTAGACACTGTGTCACTATTCCATTAGACATCGAAGAAATTTCATCGCTATCTAGTGATTGAATCTCGCTGATTGCTAGTAAATATCCATCTATTCTAGATGGATTGAGATTTTTAGTTATCGAATCATCCCGGTTAATTTTTTTATACAGGAAAAAATCAAATATTTTAATGATGGAGGAATTTATTATCAGTTCTGTTACGTATCTGATATCCTCGTGTAATCCGTCGGAAAATAATATATTATGCTTTTTTATTAAATCTCTTTTGAAAATGTAATTGAATGCCTCCTGTTTTTCTTTAAAAAAACAAACATTTTCCAATAGAGATCTCTTATTATCTTCCGGAATGTATTTATTTTTTAAAGAATGAGCTATTAAATCGAATCCATGATTACCATTTTTGTCGTATAAAAAATCTATTACTTTTGATATGTTTTCACCTACTATTTCATCGTCGTCGTCAATAAACCAAATCCACTCAGAGTCGCTTTTTTCAATTCCTATATTTCTCGCTATTCCAGGATTCAATTTTTTTTCATGATGATGTAAAAAAATATTCTCTCTAATTTTTTCTGTTGTATTTTTGTTTGACCCATTTACTATAGCATGTACATCATAATCTTGAAAGTTGAATGAATTAAAAATTTCTACTATGCTATTGATAGAACTTATAAGTAATTTTTCCCTGTTTAGTGAGGGAATTATTATAGATAATTTTTTACTCATTTTTTATAAATATCAAATTTTGATAAATCTGGATATGGTAGTTCCAGATCTGGATTGTTTTTAGGTTTTCCCGTTGTAGGATCATAAAATTGTCCCATCATGAGTAAACCCCTTGCTGCTAATTCTGGCATCATATAAAAATTCCATCCCAGCATATCAAAGTGATCGTCATGATAAGAACATTCTCTTCTGCCACTATATCTAGCTCTTTTAAACCAAAGATATGCTTCATGATCATCTGTTAATATTGCTCCACCTTTAGACAACTTAAAATGCTTAAATGGTCCAGTAAAAGAAACGCACATATGGGTATTTTTCTTATACATATTATAGGTAAAACACAATGCAGAATCCCAAACCTTGCTCCCTTTTAGTTGGTATGCACCTTTAATCGTCTTACCTTTCACATGCTCAAACTCTACTTTAAGGCCAGCATGAATAATCTCGCAAGGAACTGAAGGATAAGTTCGACTTGGAATTTTTATACTTCCTTTTTCTATGCTCTTTTTAACGTAATTTTCATAATATAGGGAAAGAAAAAGTCCGTTACTCTGATTGTCTAAAGTTACAACATGTGGAGCTCCTGTATAGCTTTCGAGTGATTTTTCAAATTCTTCTGTAATTTTGTATACTCCATTTGCCATATCGATTCATTTTAATTATTTCCATCTGTCATAAAAAGGAAGGTCCTCCTTTGATGTTGGGGTTCCACAGAAATGATAGATGTTTGGTTTCATTTTTCCCAGATAAAAATCATCGTGATATTCCTCGGATATATCTGGCATAATCCAATTCCAAGTATTGTCAATTAATTTAATTTTAAGATCGGAGGAAGATATGTAAGCATTAAAAAAATTCTGTAATGCGTGCCAAGGAAATCCCTGTCCCATAAGCATTTGATAAACTCTTTTGTCATCAAAAGCCAATTGCTTGATTTCTTTAATCAATCGATTGTATTTTTTGGGGTTAAATAGATAGACACCTAAATTAAAATAATTTTGCCAGTATTTTTCATAATTAAAATTCTTTAAAACACTATGAAAAAGATCAAAGCAATTTTGATCGTGACTAATTGTTTTTATAATAGAATCTCTTAGAAATCCATCATTATGAGGAAATCTTCCTCCCGGATTCCCGTCTCTAACAGCACAAAAATCATATTCATCTGTTAATTCCTCAAATATGTTTGGAGCATTAGAATTTATGATGATATCATGATCCAAATTTAAAATTTTATCATAGTGATTGAACTCTTCAAAAGCTGCAAGGGTTTCCCAGAGAAAGGGATAAGGTGCATTTGGATACTGAACGTTTGTCACCTCGTAAAAATTAGCACCCCATCGATGACATGCTCTTCTAATCGATTCTACACTTTGTGCTGTCTTTGATATGTCATCAAAGACATTTAAATAAATTACCAAATTTTTGCTCATGCATATTATACGATTGAATAACGAAATGGTTACAATAAAAAAGGTAGCAGGGACTTGCGGGAATTAGACCTCGGAGACGTCTTCCTTTTTGATACCTTCGATTATCAATCGAAGCCGGAACGTATCATACACAAGTTTGCTACCAACTTCTTTTTGGTAGCGGGGGTGGGATTCGAACCCACGACTTCTGGGTTATGAGCCCAGCGAGCTACCACTGCTCTACCCCGCAATGTTTAAAGATCTAGGAATTTTTATATATTCCTTTTGTTTTAGATTATAGAAGATAAAAAGAAAAATTTTCAGAAATTAGAACCTTTTTTCTATTTCTTCTGCAACTTTTTTAATTGTCTCTAGATCTTTGATGAAATGAAATCCTAAAAAATTATTTTTTCTTTCGGGAATAACAGAAAGACCAAAAGGTACTTCATTTTCTCCACTCAATTTATAATGGGTCGGCTGTGAAGTGTGTCTTTCTAGATCTGAAATTATCCCGTCATAAAAATCAAAGACATATTTCACTGGTTCATATTTCCAAGCCCAACAAAGATTAGTTGGAATGGAAATATTACATCTATAAAGCCAAGCGACTGCGTTAGCAACAGATTCATCGGTAAATCCTCCGTATCCCTCCGGACTTAAAGCAAACTTAATTATTTCAGGATCTGAACAATATTTTTCCCAATCAGATAAGAAAGATTTACAATTTCTGTTTGCAATAAAAAGACAGGTACAAAGTGAGGTTACTGTTGGAGCCCTAGAAATTCCAATTCTCTCTAAGATAATATCTGCAACATGCTGCTTTCCGTTGGTGGTTACCCAGTCCCATGAATATCTTAGAAAAATAGGAAAGTTAGAAATAGAATCGCCATAGTTTAGAAAAACAGAATCTATAGCAGGTGTAACCAAAACATCGGAATCAAGAAAGACAAATTCATCTACCTCATAGTTTTCCAATAAAAGCTTGCAAGCCCTGGGTTTAACTGTGGTAAGCATTAGTGTTTTAACACTCTCTGGATTTATTCCTTCGATTTCATACTTTATCGAGGAATCAATTTCAAACTTCTGTTTTATTAGATTGGGAAAATCAAAATTAACCTGGCCATCCGAATAGTATAAAAAAACAGGAAATGATGAATATTTGTCTAACTGGCGGACCAGTTCTTCAACCATATCAATATACCTTTGACCAACTGAACAAATAAGATAAGCCTTCCTGTGATTTCTGAGATTTAGAAAGGCGGTTTTCATAGATTGCTTTTTTTGACTATCCACCAAGTTCCTGTGAACTCATTAGTGACATGAAGATCGTAACCATTATATTCCAAAAATTCTTCCACTGCTGGATTCACTCCAAACATTCCAGCATAGAATCTATTATTGTAATCCCCATCTAACCACATCCAAATCGGGTGGTTCTTTTGTCCATTAGCGTAAGATTCTTTGTTGAAGCATTCTAGTTTTAAAAAATCATGTCCTGCAAGAATTCCTCCTATTTTAACTTTGGGATACCAAAGCATGATATCATTTTTCACATGCTCATAAGTGTGGTTTGCGTCAATATAAACAAAATCCAAAGACCTGTCGGGAAATAATTCAGCAGCCTGATCTGATGTCATTCTCATCATTAATGCTCGCTCTTCAAATCCTGTTAGGTTTTCAAAAGTTTTTTCATAAACTTTTCCCTGGTGTTTCATGTTTGAAATATCGTCATACTCCTCTTCCTTCATTTCTCGCCAAGGATCCACTAAATATAATATTCCTGGCCACTGCTCAAGAATTTCTTTAGCAAAGTCACCCTTAAAAGATCCAACCTCAACTCCCTTGTTGGTCAATCCCATCGATTTCAATAACGACGGGAATTCTTTTCTGTCTTGCATATTAAATTAATTTTTGTGGAGGTGACCGGAATCGAACCGGTGTCCAGTCCATCTGTTAAAAGAAACTCATTCACAGGCTTAGCTTGTTTTTCTTTACAAACAAAATATGTAGTTTATAGTTGGCTGATTAAACTACCAAATTCAGATGACTCGATTTCGGGTTCAGTCATATTCCACCTGGGTTCACATTCTATTTTAAGCCCCACGATGTGTGCGGGAGGGATTAGGCAGCTATTGCGTAATCAGCACCAACGAAAGACATAGCGTCTTCGAAGGTCATTGTAGATAATTCTACGTCGTTTATTGTTTGCATAGGTGATTAACGAGTTTCCAATACTAACTCGGCCTGCATCATCTCAAAGAACTACCAATGTCTGTCAAGTGCCAAATACACCCCCAATGATGAAATTTATATATCTTTTAAGAAGTTTGTTTCGTGCGAACCGAATTAATTTATCAGATGCGGCTTTGCTTCGTTCATACCAGCGTTGGTAATTTGAACATATTTTGGGTGATATGTTTTCAAACAAACCGCACCTGCATATGAAAGAGCAGATTTAACCCCGTCAAGTAATCCCTCTAAAACAAATTTAGCTCCTCCTTTATATGGAATAATTGTAGATTCCCCCTCTACATTTCTCTGTGCTTGTCCGTGAACCGTTTTGGTTTCTAATGATGCTGCACCCCTGTATCTTTTATATAGACCCGTTGATTTTTCAACTATCTGTCCAGGGGATTCTTCTGTCCCTGCAAGCAATGATCCTAGCATCACACTGCTTGCCCCAAGTGCTAAAGCCTTAGCAATATCTCCACTAGTTCGAATACCTCCATCTGCCATAACAGGAACTGTGGCAATTTTTGATATCTCTTCTATACAAGTTACGTTAGGAATACCAAATCCAGTTTTAACTCTAGTTGTACAAAGGGATCCACCTCCAATACCAACTCTTAATCCGTCCGCTCCCCACGATTCTAAATCTTGAGCAGCTTCTGGTGTTGCAATATTTCCTGCTATCACATCAATTTCGGGACTAATAGATTTTATAGATTCGATTGCATCTTTGACATTTTTATGATGTCCATGAGCTACGTCTATGAGGATGATATTTGCTCCATTCTTTATTAGACTTTTTGCTCTATCCAAATAATCGCCATTAGCTCCAACAGCTGCCATAATAGGTATCTGCTTGATCTCAGAATGCCAATCGTCATACATGATTCCCCAATCCTCGAAAGGACCACCAAATCCGTCTCCATATATTTTATATCTTAGCATCTCAATCATCCGGGATTGATTTTCAATAGGCATGAAACGATGGATACATCCAACTCCTCCGAATAGAAAAATTCTATAGGCCATGTCAAGTTCACACACCGTATCCATCGGGGAAGCCACCAGGGGTCTAATTAATCCGTATCTTCGTGTCACCAAAGTGTTAAGATTGATTGTACTCCTGGAAACAACTTCAGAGTAAGCAGGAACTAATTGGATGTCATCATAAGTTAAGGCGATACTCATTTTTTTATTTTAGTTTATTGTACTGGTTTATAAAGCATAGGTGCTTGTCCATATACTGGTAGCTTTCCGTCCCACTTATTAATCCATTCCAATTGTAATAACATCGGGGTGATTGTTTGCTGCTTCAGTCTATTGGCTTCAGCTTCAGCTTTAGCTGATGTTAACATCGCTTGAGCGTTACCGTCCGCAGTAGCTACTTTGATTTTAGCCTCTGCTTCAGCTTGTTTAACTTTATTTTCTGCCATTAAAGCTGATTGAACAGCATTGTTCTTTGCCTCGATAGCTTTCTTGAATGTTTCAGGATAAACTAGGTTTGACGTAAATTGCTGAATGTAGAATCCCTCTTTATTTAGTTGATCTTCGAGAATTCTTCTGACCTCTACTTCAAATTTCTGTCTGTTGCCTATTAACTCATCTGCAGTGTATACGTTTGTTGCTAATCTAAAGGCATCAAATACTGCGGTCTTCAAAAATCCTTCTTCGATACTTTCTAGATTTCTTCTATACTTAGAAAAAATCTTTGGTACCATCTCTCTTTTAACTGAATAGTTAATAATCGGGCTCACGTGAAATTCTGAACCATCTTTAGAGTTAACTATAAATGAATTATCCCCAACGTATTCTTTGTGCTGGACGTATGTAGGAAATTCGTAAATGTTGTGGGTTAATGGATTATAAAAAACCATCCCAGTAACTTCCACAACATCATCTACCCCTTTATTGTCTCCGTAAAGATTAACTTTCACCCCAACATGTCCAGCATCAATTCTTTCGCAAGACATGAATAAAAATACTAGCAGAAAAAATCCTGCAACTGCAACTCCGATTGTTTTAATCATTTTTTTAATTTTTAATTGTTGTTTTAATTTTTCTTCTTCACGCTCTTTTTGTCTTAGAGCCTGATAATCGTTATCATAAAGTCCCATATTATTTATTTTTTCTAGTTTTTATAAAAGGTCCTTCGCTTTTTACCTCGGGAAACTGCTTAGGATTTCTTTTTCTCTTAGGCTTTAGTTCCTCTGGGTTGACATAATCCAATTCAGTTTCCCCTTCTGGCAGTTCATCAGGTATAACATTATGAATTTTTTTCTTTACATATTCGTAAAGAAATATCACAAGTCCCACACCTAATCCTCCTCCTAATAGATTCAAAAAAGTGTTGGCAATTGTAAGAGCGGGAAAAATTGCAAATTCTAATAATAGAATTACACTAATACCCACAACAAAAGGTTCTAATGATTTAACACTAAATGCTTTTCTAAAGATCTCCTTCATGATTTTGTTTTTTGTTATTTTGTTTGGATTGTCTGCTAAATTCATCGTCTATTTCCTTCTCGTTCCAATTTAGGAAGTCTTCCCCTTTATAGTCTGGATAATTCTTCTGCATATTATCAATTCCTCTTACCCAGAAAAATGCTATGATAGCAGCAAGTCCGAAGCTTATTCCAATTGCGATTACGTATTCCATTTTTTAGTTGTTTAAAAATTTTAAAATCTTTTTTTTGATTCCTGACTGTTTAATTCCTTCCCAGGCTCTGGGAGTCCATACAAAATTTTTCAATCCCCAATCTCTATCGAATGCTCCATAAGAACTTGCTTCGACGTGAATCCCCATGTGTAAATCATCCACAGCTACCCATTGAGTAACCTCCGGATTCTTCTTTAGCCATTCCAGAATTTCGAAGTGCCTTTCTTGCTCCCTATCTTCGATTCTGTACCAATCAAAATCTGGGGGTATTCTACCTTCTTCTACCCAATTTTTATGGTGAAATATTTCAGTTACTCCTATAGGATTTTTGATAATACCCTGGGATGTGTAGTATTTCCCCAACTCCTCTAAATCCGCATACAATCTCCAATCGGAGCTCACTACAATTTCAGCTCCAGTTTGTTCTAGAATTTCATTTAAGATTTTAATTGCTTTTTTATCAAAATTATCAAATCTATATTCAAGGGGCATTTCACGAGTAGTCATAGATAGTTTCCTACCACCCCATTTTTTTTGCTTCTTGTGTCGTGATCCCCAATTATTGGAAAGGCAAATTACTCCGTCATTGTCTAAAAATATCACTTTCATATTACCAAGTATTATAATCTGTTAAATCTAACTCATCTCCGTCTGCTGCTTTCACAGTTACTATTTCACCTATTCCTGTTGCAGTAAAACAAAAAGTGTATGCTCCTCCGATTGCTCCGACGTAAAGCTCCCCTTCTTTTTTCTTCTTAGCATTTCTCCACCTTTTGTATTTTTTATATTGTTTTTCAGTGACCTCAAAAGTAACCGCTATCTTTTCTGGCTCTGGAGGTACATATGTTCCATTCATAATTTGTTTTGCCCTTTCTTTCGTTTTTTTCGATATCATATTTCTAAAGTTAAGGGATCAAGTCCTTCGCCCAAGCTATATTCTAAATAATCTGTGAGCCAGATGTTATAGTCTCTTTTATTTTTTAAATTCTTCAATTCTGAAACCGGGGTGTGTCCTACTATCTGATGCAGGTCTACTCCATATTCTTGAAGCTGATTTGGCCTAACCCAGAGCGGTCCCCCGTACATGCTCCATCCCCCACTGGCACCGTCCACCTGAAAAATTTGGGGGAGTTCCATTTTAAATGCCTCGTTTAAAATAGCTGCCTCATTACCAAGTTCCTTTAGATCCGGATGATGTTTTAAAAGATCACTTAATACTGGCTTTAATAAACCAGCATGAGTCCAAAGATAATCACCCTCGTGATATGCCATCTGGAAAAGATCTTTATTGCTCTCAAAAAGAATCTGTAGATCCCATCTTGCCTCTGGACGATATCCGCTACAGATTTGATTGGGAATAAAATACTGAACATCGTGATTTCCCCAGAGAAGCACTACCTTATTTGGTAGTGTCTTTTTAAAGAAAATGATATCCTCAAGATTTTTCTTGATCTCAACATTACTAATTGTGAAACTGTCAACGTAATCACCAACAAAAACTATCTTGTCTGCGGAAAAATAAGGATAATCCTCTTTAAACAAATCGTCCATGGGATTAGCCCCAGCATTCACCATGGTTACCCACTGCTCAAATTCGTAACTACTACCATGGGTAATGAATTTCCAGTAATCCCTCCCGTGAATGTCCCCTATAGTCAATATTTTTTGCTTCTTTTCCATGATGTCGTAAATGTAAAAATAATCCCCGGTTAAATAAAATGCAACCTTGTCTATTTCATAGACAATCTTTGCATGAAATTTTCATAGAAAATAGGGTAAAATGTAAGGATGATTCTGAATACTGATTACATAAAACAAAGAATAACCAACGATTTGGACAATCCTGTCCCGTTCAGATACTCCCACGGAGCGACTGATCTGGATATGGGGGATGGACTTCTGATCTATTCTCTAGTGCAATTTTTCAGATTTAAAAATTGTGTTTGCATAGGAAGTGGAGGCGGATATATTCCGCGAATTCTAACACAAGCCCGAATAGATCTGCATTCAATAGGAACTTTCTCGGGAAATCCCGATTATAATTGGGGGAATATCGGAGCAACTTATGTGGTAGATCCGTGTAATGGTGTAGGGGGACAATCTAATATGTGTGATGAAGAAAGTTTTTACAGAAAAACATTCCATCCAAGATTTGTTAAAGAAACTTCAGAAAGAGCATATTATGATTTTTTCGTTTTACAAGATATTAAAATAGACTTTCTTTTTATAGATGGAGATCATTCATATGAAGGAGTAGACAAGGATTTTAAGTTATACAAAAACATTTTGAACGATCAGGGCATCATAGCAATACATGACACAGATCCTAAATTTTCTTCCAGCTTCATAGTATCTGAAGATCAGAAAAAAGATTTCCACGATTTCTCTGGTCCATCCCAATTTGTAAAAGATTTTGACGACTCTGAATGGGAAAAATTCAGTCTATTTAATTACGGATCATTAAAAGATAAACCTTCGTCATCAGGAATAACCCTATTTAAAAGAAAAGAGATTTGATAAAATTAATATCTATAATAGGTCATGGGGTTCCTCTAATACCACACTTCATCAATCATTATTATAACATGGTAGATGAAATAAATTTTGTGGTCTATGAATCTGATCTGCATCCAGATTTAAAGAGAGAGGTAAGAAGTTCCATCAGAGGTAAGGAAAAAGTAAAAATAGTTAAAACTGTTTATGATAGGATCTTTGATTGGAACAGGGTTACTGATCTATATAATGAACAAATAAAAAAATCAAGAAGCAACTGGTACATGATTGCTGATATAGACGAATTTCACGTTTATCCTGAGTCACCTAATTATATGGTTAGTGATTGTGAAAGTCAGGGGTGGGAATTAATTAGGGGAGGATTTCTAGACAGGATAGGAAACAACGGGGAGTTCTGTAAGATACTTGAAGATGTACCAATCTTTGACCAGTTTCCCATAGCCGGATTTTTCAGATACCCCATGAGTAACGCATGCCCTAACAAAATCTGCTTGGTTAAAGGAGGAATTGAAATAACTTCTGGGCAGCATTATGCAAAAATAAATGGGCAGACTACCTGGAGGTGGCAAGGATGGAGCCATCCACTAATTGCACCAGTAGAAAAATATTCCGTCCAGGTCCACCATTTTAAATGGGATTCAACATGCTTAGAAAGGATCAAAAATGTCGCAGATATTAATCAGGATTATTCATATTCTGACGAATATAAAGTGATGTATGATGCTATAAAGAGAAATAAATCTAGGATAGACCTCAGTAATTCTGATTTTATGTTTGAATATGGATGCGTCTATTTTGAAGATTATAAAGAATGGAGCTCTTTAATTAAAAAAATAATATCAATCTAATATGGCAACAGCTAAAAAATCAAACGAGGATCAATTTTTAGAATTGGAACTTAGAAAAGTAAAAGCACTCGAAAGAATCTCAGATTCCCTCGATGACATTTCAGCTTGGATAGAAGATATTGATAAGGATGATTGGAGCAACAGGATTCAGTACTATCTGACGGAATTTCATAAATCGATAAAACCAAAGGACCCTACAATAGATGGATAAAAAACTAGGAGTCATAGTTCCTTTCCGCCACAGAGGGGAACATCTTTATTTTTTTCTCAAGGAGATAGTAAAATATCTAAACGAGGAAAAAATACCACATGAAATTATCATCGTAAATCAAGACGACGGTAAGCAATTTAATCGAGGGATGCTATTAAATATAGGATTTAAGTGTGCCAGAAACTTAAGATGTGATTATGTGGTTTTTCATGATGTTGATTTGCTGCCATTGGATGTTGATTATTCTTACTGTGATCATCCAGTTCATCTTGCAACTCTAATAGAGGACGAGGACTCGGGGGAAAGATCAAAGCCATTCGACGAATACTTCGGCGGGGTCACTATGTTTCCGATTAAAGATTTCAAAAAGATAAACGGATATTCAAATAAGTATTGGGGATGGGGATTTGAAGATGATGACCTTTTCCTAAGATGCAAAAACAAGAGCATAGGCACAGAGCCTTATTACATCAAAAAAACAAGAAATTTCCATAAATCACTAAAATTTAACGGACAGGATTCTTTTGTGAGAGCAAAAAATAATTTTTGCATAGACAAGGATCTAACATTATTTGCATCTTTTTTCCCCGATGAATTGGTTTATGATTCAACGAAGGATCTTGATGTTTATACGGTTTTTAGCATTCCGGGGTATGACACTGCAATTTCCTATAATTCATTCAAGAGATACAATTTTGTTACATTCAACTCCGAAGAAAAAGCATCATACATAAACACAGAAATAACTACTAATTATCAAACAAATATTTGTATCACATTAAATCAATCGTTGAGAGAAATAAATTTCTATCAAGACGGAGAACATATAGGAAAAACAAATTGGGAGGGAGAATTAAAGGATTATTCAGACGAAAAGTATTTCTTTATCGGTGCAGGAAATCCTAAAAGAAATGGAGATCCTAATTTTTTCAAGGGGTACATAGATTCTTTGGTAGTCTTAGAAGGAATTTTAAGTGAAAATGAAGTTAAATCTGTTTCAGCAACAAACGACTTTTCGGAATATAAAAAATCCGGATCCATTCTTTGTCACTATGATGCAGAGCACATAGAAAATTATAAGTTAGTAGATCTTTCAGGAAACGGAAACGATGCTAGTATTTTCAAATGTGAAATTGTTGATATGGAAGGTCCTTGGTTTAAAAAAATAGACCTTCCGATCAGAAGGGATTCTATCTTTAAATCCATGAAACATGAGCAAAATGGTTTCTTCGAAAATAGATGGAAGGATAAAGCAACTAGATGGAATCAATTAAGATTCTATAACGAGGTAAGAAATAACAGCAATCTTTTATTTGGAGACGGATTATCGGATCTAAAGTACACAGATCACGGAAGAAAAAGAGAGGGAAATATAACAGAAATTAACGTAGGAATATGAGTCATAAACTGGGAATTTGCATACCTTACAGAAATAGATTCGATCACTTACAGAAGCTAACTGAAGACCTGGGGGAGTATCTAAAAAATCGTGGAATAGATCATAAATTTTATGTGGCCCATCAGGTGGATAATAAGCTGTTTAATAGGGGACTAATGAAAAACATAGCAGCCAAGTTTGCCTTCGATGATGGATGTGATTATATTGCATGGCATGACGTTGATATGGTGCCATTCTCCGATGATTGTGACTATTCATATCCGGAAAAATATCCAATTCATATAGCAACAAAACTTTCGAAGTACGATTTCAAACTAAATTATGAACAATACTTCGGTGGGGTAATTCTATTTACTAAGGATCAAGTTATAAAAACTAACGGATATTCTAATGATTATTGGGATTGGGGTATGGAAGATGACGACCTTTTTTATCGATGTTATTTCGAAGGATATGTTGAAAAAAGGATTTATAAAAAATATAAAAAAAGAAAATTTTCAAGATTTAATGGAGACAACTCATATGTTGAAATCCCATGGATAAAATCCATAAACAAAATACTGGGATCAGATCATACGGTATGTGCTTTATTTAAAGCAGAACAACAACCTGAAAAATATAAAGATTGGCTAATAGGAACGGATGACAAAAAATTCATAGAATTTCCGGTTTTCCGAAAGCAATCATATAGTCCGTACTGCATATCTTTTAACAACTCCAGAGCTGTTACTAGCATGATTTCAGATTTTTCATCATCCCAGATCTATAATTGGATCAAGAGGGATGATGGTGTTTGGTCCTGGGTAACAACATCTTATGATTCTTCAAGTGGTCACTTTAATTTTTTTCTAAATGACGAACTAGCAAGATCTAACGAAAAAGGAATCAAAGAAAATAAATCTACAATAATAAATAATGATTTATTTCAGTATAGGGATAAAGAAAAATCTATCGTGGGATATAACGGCGACGAGGAAAATCCATTATTTTTTAGAGGTGAAATTGCAGAATTAATGATTTTTGATAAGGCAGTAAAAATTCCAGGAGATGTTACTAAATTTCACGATTTAAAACATAAGCCAGTTCTGCATTTTAAATTTGATTTGATAGAAAATGGAGAAATCGAAGACGTAATGAGTGGAATTAAAGCTAAGGCTTATAATTTAGAAATCGTTGAAGATTCCATCGAGGTTAGCGACATGCCAATTCCTTATAGGAGAGAAGGATCTTTCGAGTGTTTACCACACATTGACGAAGGGCTAGTAAATAATAAGTGGGCAAAGGGGGAAACAACAGCAAGAAATGAAAAAAGGTTCGTAACTGAAATGCAAAGGAAATGTATAAACTATAAAAGTGAGGGATTCAACAGTATGAAGTACGAGTTAGTCTCTACTAAAGAGGTATTCAACAATACCCTTCTGATTAATTGCAAAGCATAAATGATGGAAAATAAAATAGCAATAGCGACAATTGCTTCTAATACTGAGTATTATTATACCTGCTGCAAATTTTTAATAAAGAATTTCACTGATAGTGGATCTTTTAAAATATTTGTTTACACCGATAATGTGTCAGAATTCAAAGACATGGAAGGGGTTGAAATAATAAAGCACGATTTTTCCACAACCTTTGATTTTCATAGCAAATTTATATTCATTAACCAGGTAAGAAAAAGGGGGTATAATAAAATACTTTATATGGATTCTGATCTGATATTGATAAATTCTGAAGAATTCATAAATGATATTATTTCTAAGAATTTTAATCCAGGATTTTCATACAACAGATTTACAAGCATACATTTCAAAGCCTTATTAGAAACGAATCCAAAACTTGGAAAATTTAAAGATGAGCTGATAAAAAATAATGTTGAATTTAGAAATACAGTTACTCCATGGGAAGATTTAATGTATTTTAATTTCGAGGGTATTGACGAAGAAAAGATAGACAAATTGTTTGAAACCTATGAATTTTATTCGATGCTTAGAAAAAAGGTAGCGAAGGAGGCTGATGATGATTTAAGAGGAGAGGGAGCTGTTTTTGGCCTTGCGTTATCAAACTGCGAATTTCCTTCAACCATATCAAATTCTCTTTATAAACAGCTAGTAAATTTTAGAGACAATCATTATCCACCATATGAAGACATACCGTGCATCTCTACTGAGGTCTGTGCTTTTGTTTCGGTAGATGGAACTGAAGAAAATTATGGAGGGGTTTTGGAAACTACCCTAAACTTTTATAAAAATAAATTTAAAAATCTTAGATATTTTGTGATCGAAAAAAACAGCAAGGAGACGCTCAGAAGCATGATTACTGATCATTTTGAATATGAATATGTTTTCTTGGACACATCATCGGAAGATTTAGAATCCCAAATAATTTTAAATATTTTAAAGGATAGTAAAAAGAATATAATATTCTACGTCAAGAATGGATGTATATTACTTGACGGAGCGAATATAAAAAATAGCTTTGAATCAATTCTCAGGAGAAATTATGATTACATTGTTCCGTTTGTTAATTCGTATCATCTTCCAGAGTTTATTTTAGATAACGACGACTTTGAATCGAAGATATTTATATCGAGTATAAATGAACATATAAGATTATTTGGAGATAATCCATGGGTAAATCATAAAGAAAGACACGATTTAATGATTGCAAATAATTCAAAACACAGAAATTTACCAAACGATCTAATTTGTTTGGAGAGTCTCAATCCGATAATTAAAAAAAGATTACTATAATGCTAAACGAATTTTTCGACAAAACTAGAAATAAATTAAACGATGTTGGATGTGGCTTTTGTTTAGCAAAATGGACTCAAGTAACACTTCATTTACAAATGGGACAAACACATTCGTGTCACCATCCAGGCACGCATCATATCCCACTATCAGAGTTAGAAAAAAACCCATCTGCTCTACATAATACAGTTTATAAAAAGCAGCAGAGAAGAAAAATGCTTCATGGTAAAAGACCAGATGAATGCGATTATTGCTGGAATATAGAAGATACATCAAATGCATTTTCCGATAGAATTTATAAATCTTCTGAACCCTGGTCTGCCCCATATTTTAATGAAATAAAAGATTTAGGGTGGAAAGAAAATTACAATCCTAAGTATGTTGAGGTAGCTTTTAGTAATCACTGTAATTTTAAATGCTCGTATTGTGGACCGTCGTTCTCTTCCCAATGGGTTCAAGAAATAGAGCAGCATGGACCATATCCTACCAGCTTTAGATTTAACAATTTAGAATATTTGAAGGATCTGAACATGATCCCAAGACCGCATAATCAGGAGAACCCATACGTTGAGGCTTTCTGGAAATGGTGGCCTGATTTATACAGAGATCTTCATACTTTTAGAATAACGGGAGGGGAACCTCTTCTGTCTAAAGACACTTTTAAGGTTTTTGATTATATCTTGGATGAAAAAAACCCAAACAGAAATTTAAATTTTTCTCTCAATACGAATTTAGGAGCACCAGATAAGCTTTTTAATCTAATGGTAGAAAAATTAAAAAGAATGATAGACGAGAACAGGGTAAACGAGGTGATACTATTTACCAGTGCAGATACCTGGGGAGAACAAGCTGAATACATTAGACATGGTTTGGTCTTCAACCAATGGTGGGATAGAGTTAATTTTCTATTGAAAGAAATTGAGCCTCTGACCGTAATAATAATGTCCACATATAACGCACTTTCCGTTCCTAATTATGAAAAGTTAATAGAAAATGTGGTAAAGCTTAAGGAAGAATATCACAACCCTCACAGATACTATGGCTCCTCTATTATGTTAGACTCGTCCTATTTAAGGTGGCCTCCACACCAGACAGTGAAAATATTAGATAAGGAATGGTCTGCAGTAGTAAAAGAGCAAGCTCAGCTAATGGACTTCTACGAACAAATAAGAGTTGGTCTTGATGGATTTGGATATACCGACATCGAAATCAATAAGTTAAATAGAATTCATGATTGGATGGTAACGGAAGAACCTGAAGAGACCTTATTACAGAACAGGAGGGATTTCCGAATTTTTGTAGACAATCACGATAAAAGAAGAGGCACCAATTTTTTGAAGGTTTTTCCAGAATTTGAGGAATTTTATAAAAAAATAATTTGATGAGATTCGAAAAGAAAGCATATTACATCCCAAACAATTCTAAAAATAATACGAACACAAAGAATTTTGAAAATCTGGAGGGGAATTTTTCTCTTTATGGGGATTTTCAACTCTCTGAGTTTGCAGAGGATGAGTCGTTGATTGTAGGAAGGATAGGATACCATATGGGAATATTTTTACAGAAACCAAATGGTGTTAAATTCTCTTGGTACACTAAACCCTATCAATATAACGATATCTGGATACCTGTTGATGATATACATAAAAGAATGGAAGTCATGGTGACAGTTTCAGATTCTGTTAAAATATACATCGATGGAATTTTAAAAGGTGAAAAAGAAACCGGTCCAATTGAATCTTATTCAGACAAGAATATTTTTATAGGATCTATAAATCCATACAGTGGATCTTATGAATGCTGGTTCAAAGGGGATATTTATAAAATTGCAGTTTTCGATGAAATCGTCGATTCCTTTGACGAGAAATCAAAAAAGCTGTACTCGTTTTTTGATTTTGAAAGAAATTCAAAATTTAAAACATTCGATAAAAGTGGGAACGGAAATCATGGAATTATATTTGAAGATCCAGAATACTCTAGCCATTCGATCAACGAATTCAATAAAATAGCGCCTAGCGCCAAAATAATTTAACATGGGAATATTTGCAAAAAAAGGAGAGGAGAGCTACCAAGAATATAGGGACAGAGCGATAAACTCTGTTTCCCCTTCCTTCTGTGGTGCTAAATGGTATAACGCAACAATCTGGTTAGGAAACGGAACTACAGCTAGTTGCCATCACCCCCCAGCTCATAAAATACCCCTCGCAGAAGTTGCGCAAAGTTATAAAGCAATACACAACACTAGCTATAAAAAATTGGTCAGAAAACAAATGCTGGAGGGAGAAAGACCTAAAGAATGCGAGTATTGCTGGAAAATAGAGGACATGGGAAGCGACAAAGTTTCTGATCGGGTTTATAAATCTGTTATTTACACCGATGAAGAACTAAAAGATGCCAAGAACAAACTCGGATGGCAGCAAGACGTGGATCTAAAAACATTAGAAATTGCATTCGATCCCAATTGTAACTTTGCATGCTCTTACTGCAATTCTTCATTTTCTACAACCTGGCAAAATGATATAAAAAAGTTCGGCCCATATCAGAATTTAGTAAGTGATGGTGCAGCTGCTTTCCAGCATGATGGTTCGCACTCTCTCCCATACGGTAAAAAAAATATCGGAAATCCATACATCGAAGCATTTTGGAAATGGTGGGAGGGAGAGCTTCAATATTCTTTAAGAGAATTGAGAGTAACAGGAGGTGAACCAACAATGTCTCAAGATTTCTGGAAACTGATGAAATGGTGGGAAACCAATAAGGATTGTAGTGTGGAATTTGCAGTTAACTCCAATCTAGGACAGAAAGACGAACTCTTGGAAGAACTTATTAAGTCGACACACAGCTTTAAAACGTTTCATCTCTACACATCATGCGAAGCAACAGGGAAGCAAGCTGAGTATATCAGATATGGATTAATCTGGGAAAAATGGCTTAAAAATATGTACAGGGTTTGTGAAGAAGGTAAATTGGCATCCCTAAACGTAATGATGACTATAAATTCTTTGTGTCTGTTTAGTCTTACTGAATTTATGGATGAGGTAATTAAAATGAAGAAAAAATTTGGCAAGCATTTCCCGATTTGTTCTTTTAATATATTAAGGTTTCCAAGCTTTCAGTCTATAGTTACACTACCGCAAGACATAAGAATTGAACGAGCAAATCATATAGAGGGATGGCTAAGTAAGAATATTTCTGATTTACTAGATATTGAGAGAGATGGAATAATCAGAATGATTGCTTACATAAGAGAAGTTGAAACTGGGCATAGATTTACATCATCTATTGAATCTAGAGAAAGAGATTTTAAATCTTTTTATATTCAATATGACATAAGAAGAAATAGGAATTTTAAAGAATCATTCCCGATGTTATCAGAATGGTTCGATTCGATACCTGAAACAAAAATAGAGCCCCTTGAAATAGGAATGGTTGATGGTGACGATGCTAAATCTAATAAATATGTCGACGATGTGATAGAAACCGCAAAAAAAGAGGGATGGGTATTAGATCCTCAAAATAGCAATCCAGGATCTCAGGATTACATCGAACCCGATATCCAGGATGAAATGCTAAAATATATTAAAGATGAGTGAAATGAAATTAGTTGTGTGCGGAGATAGCTTTACATATGGTAGTGAAATTGTGGACCCACAGTTTTTGGAAGCTCCATCAAAGCCTCACCAAATAAATAAATTTAACGGGATAATAGAAGAAGATACTGACGCAAAAAACGATCAATATAGGATTGAAAGAATTTGGCCAACATATTTAAAAGAATTAATAGGGGCAAAAGAGGTTATAAATTTAGCCAAGCCTGCAGTAGGTAACAAATGGATTTTTGAAACACTTTTAAACTGGCTACTTGAAAACTACATTGTCCCTAATAAAACTCCAGATGACATCATTGTAGTCATTGGATGGACCTCTATAGTTAGAAAGGAATTTTTTTTCAATACTCATAATAAAATATACCGAAAAACTCTAAACAGTAACGGAGATTTCAATAAAGAGGAATATGGAATGAGGGAATTCTTTAAGTGGTATTTATCGGTTGTTCAAAATGACTATGAAGGAGCGTACGATTTCATAAACTACAATTTTGAAATACGTACGTTTTGCGATAAGTACGGAATTCCATGTTATTTGTTCAATGCTTTACCTGAGGAACATCATATCTATAAAATGGAAAGAAAATTTATAGACTTAAATATTATGAAATGGATAGATTCTTTCAAATATGTTGAAGGTATTTGGGGGGAGGATCTATACCGTATGAGTAAATTAAAATGGGACCATGTACCAGAATCCAATTTTCTGATGAAAGACAAGCCATCAAATTCATTTTTAAATTATATAAAACAGATACCGTTGGAGGAAAGATTATATGGTGTACATCCAACACCCAAATCGCACAAATTATGGGCAGAATTGTTGTATGAATGGATTTCAAACGGAAGGGGTGATCTCTATACGCAGAATATAATAAAATCTAGCAGATTAATATGAGAATAAAACCTTCGGATGGAAATGAATTTTTTTGTACAGCACCGTGGACACACACATATCTTTCCCCACAGGGGGAAAGAAGATTATGTTGTGCAAGTAGGGAAAAGGCAAACTATATTAAACAGTACATAGATTCTGAAAATCCTGACGATAACTCACATTTTAAACCAGTTTCGCTGGAGGATCATTGGAATAGTGATTATATGAAAAACATTAGAAAAAGAATAATGTCCGGAGAGTCAATTCCACAATGTCAGGTTTGTAACGATCAAATTCTAAATCTTTACACATACAAAGGTTATTTCACCAATACACTTTTTCCCCACAAAATAGACGAGATATTCGAAAAAACGGAAGATGATGGTTACACTCACATGAAACCAATATCATATGACTATCGGATAAGTAATCTGTGTAATTTTAAATGTAGAATGTGTGGCGACTTGTTAAGTTCACAGTGGGAGGCGGAAAGAAAAATAATGGGCAACATTAATTTAGAAACCGAGCCATTTTATAAAAAAGAAAATCAAGAAAAATTTAAAAAATTCCAGAAAGAAGTTACTGAAAACGAACTTTGGGAAGCAGTGAAAGAGAATAGAATAGAAGAAATATATTGGGTAGGTGGTGAACCATTGATGTGGGACATTCATTGGGATATCATGAAGTATTTGGTTGATAATAATCAATCCAAGAATGTTATAATAAGATACAACACAAATTTAAGCAGGGTATCATATAAAGGAATGAATCTATATGATTTTCTGCCTCATTTTAAAAGGGTAAATCTGTGTGCAAGTATAGATGGAACTGGAAAAATTGTTGAATTTATCAGAACTGGAATAGTGTGGGAAAAGTGGCTAGATAATTTTAAGGGAGGTCTTTTTCTAAACGATTTATACGGCGATCATGGAATGGTTTTTGATCTTACAATAACTCTTCCAGGCCTACTGTCTATAAAAGAATTATTCGATCGTGCAGTGGAATTAAATGTAGTAACCTATATAAAAACAACTTTTTCTTTCGATTCCTCTGTTCTTATGTCTCCATTGTCAATACCTAGGTCCATCCTCGAAGAAATTATAGACGATACCCTAGATTACATTAAGCCAAGGGTTACATCGAAAACCCAAATTTATGTGGAGGCTTTAGAAGATTTAAAAACCAAAAAAACTTTCGAAGAATCGTATCCAGATTATAAAGAGGGCAGAAAGAGAGGGAAAGAAAACATGATAAGAATAGCAGAGTTCAGAAAGGACGGTTTAAATGGATCATTAACATTTGAGAATATTCTAGGACAAAACAAAAAATTATTAGAATGGTGGACACAAATTTAAAAACTATATGTTCGTTACCGTTTACGCATTTAGCAACTCATCCTAACGGGCTGGTGTCACCTTGTTGTATTGCTAATTTTGAAAATGGGGTTTGTTTCTCCAAAACTAAAAATAGAGTATTAACCCTAGGTAAGGATAGCATAGAAGACATTATGAATTCTGATTCTTTCACAGAAATTAGAAGAAAGATGATGAATAATGAGAAACCTATCGAATGTATAGGTTGTTACAGGATAGAAGAAAACGGATTCAAGAGTAAAAGAGATGAAGAAAATGCTAAATATCTCAATAAAATAAGTATAAGCGAAAAACTCCCAAATATACATCTTAAGTTTATCGAATTAAGACTCGGTAATGTTTGTAACATAAAGTGTTTAACATGCAACCCGATGTCAAGTAGCAAGTGGATAGAAGATGTTAAAAGATTTCCGTCCACGTTCGGAGACGATCATTACAACTATGAAGATTATAAAAGCGATTGGTTTAAAAACAAAGAATGGTATGATGAATTATTAAAGCATTCTAGCGAATTGGAGGAAATTTACATCAACGGGGGAGAACCAACGTTGATAAAGGAGCATTTTTACTTTTTGGAGAAGTTGATTTCTCTAGACAAATCAAAAAATATAAAGCTGGTATATAACATAAACTGTACAAATTTACCAGACAGGTTTTTAGAGCTGTTAAGAGAATTTCGGGAGGTAAAACTACAGCTTTCTATAGACGACGTTGGAAATAGGAATGATTATATAAGATATCCTTCAAAATGGGAAGTTGTGTATGATAATTTTTTAAAACTGAAAAAAGAAAAATTACAAATTACTATAACCCAGACAATAAGTGTTTTGAATGTTTGTAATGTGTGGAATTTTAGAGAGTTTTTTTCCGGTGAACAAATTGAATATAATTTTGTCTATAGCCCCAATTACTTACACATATCTTGTTTACACCCAAAGCTGAAGGATCTTGCAATGGAGCAAATCTACAAATTGGGAGATGGCGACAGAAATAGATTTATGTACGAGATAGAAAATAAAAAAGATGGGAATTTAGAAAAAAAATCTTCCAATTTTTTAAAAATGATGGATTCTATAAGAAATCTAGACATTGGAGATTATTTATTAGAGTATGAAAATTGCGATTTGCTTTAGTGGTCAAATAAGAAGGGCAGTTGATTCTTCCATCAACATACTCAATTTTATTGAGGGATGTGAGGCCGACTATTTTATACACACGTGGGATATTAATGACGGTAAAAGATTTTTTGGGGACGAAAGACCCGAACATGAATATACCCATATCAAGAAGGTAGAACTAAATGATTACATAAAAATTAATAACATATACAAACCAAAAAAAACTAAGGTTGATATTTACGAGGACTATTACGATTTGTCTCTAAAAAAGGGGACATCAAATTCCCCGATGTGGTACAGCTGGTATGAAAGTGTTAATTTAAAAAAGAAATACGAAGAGGAAAACAATTTTCAATACGACGTTGTAATAAAAATGAGAATGGATTGCATATATGATCCGTCGATTAAATTAAAAAATATAATTCACGACAACATTTCTTTTATCAAAAATGGTATTTTTTTAGTCGACACAATAACAGAATTTGAGAATCCTTCAAGCAGAATGCTGCATGATGTGGTATTTATGTCAAATTCCTCAGTTATGGATAAGGCTTCATTGTTTCATAACTATATTATCACAACAGATAAAAGCAAAGATCTTTATCACGTGTTTTTTGATGATTATCTCAAGGAAAATAATATAGAATCTATAGAGTTTCTAAATGAAATGGAGTATAAGTGGACAATCTTTAGAGAATTCTCCCTGGGTTATCATCCAGTGGATAATTTTAGGGAGTGTGTTGAAATCAATAGAATATTATATAATCACGAGTTTCAAAAATTATCAAACGTCAAACACATCGGATACAATCTACTTTTGAAATTCAAAAAAGAAATTTTTGAAAAGACCGGGTTTTCACCCAATGTGTTAAAAAAATTAAGAACTATGAAAATTGCTATCTGCTTAAGTGGTCAATTCAGAACTTATGAAAAATGCTACCACAACATAATAAAGCTAAAAAATAAAGTTGAAAGTGATCCTAATAGCACTGTCGACTTTTTCTGCCATGCTTGGAATTTTGAAAGCGAATCCAGACCAATATTGGATGTAACCGCCAATAATAGAGTAACTCCGTACGACGATGATAAATTAAATGAAATAATTAAAATATACAAACCGAAAAAATATCTAATTGAGGATTTTGAAAAAAATCAAAGAGTAAACCAGGATGTTATTGACATTGCAGAGGAGAGATATCCAGAAAATGAAGGTCCGCCCATTACTTGGTGTGCAAACCAGTTTTATGCAGTGATGAGATCGTGCGAATTGAAAAGACAATACGAGATAGAAAATAATTTCGAATATGATGTTTGTATCAGATTACGGTACGATCAATATGTTCCATGGGGACAGGTTTTTGATTTAATCGAAATTTTATCAACTGTTAAACCAAATACTATATTTTCTATACATAATAGAAAAATTGATGTTTACCCTCATTTTGCAATTGGTGATGTGTTTTGGTTTTCAGATTCTTTAACGTTCGATAAAATTTGCGATTTTTATAGGCACCTACCAAGTATAGACATTAGAACGTTTGAAGAAAGCAGAAACCACCTGATACCTGAGTTAGTTTTTTATCACTATTTAAAAGAGATTGGAGTAAAGAATCAAACTACCCCTCTTAATTTTCAGATATGCAAATTTAGGAATTTTATAACTCTCAAAAAACAATTAAAATTAGGGGGACTTGGGGACAATGAGGTTCTGTTCGAAGATATAGCGGTGTTCCCCGGAGGTGAAACAGAGGTCATAGATAAAATATTAATATGAATAAAATCTGGACATTTGGATGTTCTTTTACATACGGAGACGGCACATTAGATCATGATCTATATTATCAAAGATATAGGTTAAAAGATGATGACCTTTCTTGGAATAAATTATTATCCAGAAAAATAAACTATGCTCTACAAAATAAAGGTTTACCTGGGGTGTCTAACGATACTATTATTGATACTATAATAAAAAACTGGGAGGATATTTCTAAGGACGATATAGTAATAATAGGTAAAACCTGGTCACACAGATTTGACTTTCCGAAAGAAAATGATTCACCGGAAGTCAAATCTATAGTTTATAGGGGAGGGGAAAAAGACGTACAAAAATGGTTTGAAGATGCAACCGTTGGATTATTTACCAACGAGCAGATAGAGACCATAAAAATGTTTTCAATAGAATTTGCAACACAGAAAGCTTATTCTATCAGACACGATTTTAGACTGAATTTTTTGAGAGAAAGACTACTAAAAGATAGAGGAGTAAATCTCTGCTATATCTGGGATGTAGAAAGTCTCTGGGAAAAATTTGAATTAATAGTCAATGCAACAAAGGGAGAAATAGTAAACCATCACTGGTCATTCAAGGGTCATAGGGATTTTTGCCAATACATAGAAAATGAAATAAAATCAAAGGTAAAAATCATATGAAAATTGCAATTTTGGTTTATGGGATGTATAGGGAATTTGATATTGCTGTTACTTCTTGGAATTTTTTAAGCAAGTTTGATTGCGAGGTTTATTTTTCAACATGGTCTAGATCCAAGCAAAAAAATAAAAAACTAGACATCATAATCGACGAGGAAGTCACAGAAAAAAGAATATTAGATCATATTAAAGACGCAAATGTTTTAATATTAGATGATGTGTTTTCTGAATTAACCAATCCAGAAAAGATGATATTCCACTGGAAATCCGGGCTTAAAATGATCAAAAAAAGCGGTATAAAATATGATTATATCATGCTAACAAGACCTGATAATTATTTTGATTTTAATTTCGATTTTGAGAATATAAATTCGGATGAGGATTTAAGAGAGGGATCTGTATACGGGTTAGAAGAGATTAGAAATAACGGGGAAGAATTATTCATACAGGATATTTTTTTCTTTGGTAAATATGATCTAATCGAAAAATTAATTGATAATATACCGGAAAGATTAGACGGAAACGAATGTAACGGCTCCATGCATCATCACTTAGCCAAACACATTTTACTAAGTGAAATAAAAATTAAAAAAATTCCAAGAACATCTGTCGTTACTGTAAGGGCTAACTCTAGACAGTTAAATAAAGAAGAGATATCTATAAATACGATATTCCAAAAAACGATGGATTGGGGAAATAATCAAGATCAATATCATGAAAACAATTTATAAACCGTGGGGTAAAGAAGAATGGATAGAACTTAATGATTCTTATTGTTATAAAAGAATCTATATAAACGAGGGATATAAAACATCTTTACAGTATCACAACTTTAAAAAAGAAACTAACTATATCATATCGGGACAAGCAGAAATTTGGCTGGAGAATGATCAAGGTGAAATTGTTAAGGAGGTGTACGGCCCAGGTCAATACTATAACGTAATTCCTCCTAAAAAACACAGGGTAATTGCTTTGACCGACCTGATAATGCAAGAAGTTTCTACCCCGGAGGTCGACGATGTAATACGAGTGGAGGATGATACAAATAGACCTGATGGAAAGATCGAAAGCGAGCATAAAACTCCCGCGGTTTTAATATTATGTGCAGGCTTAGGTAGCCGTCTAAAAAAATTAACAGACAACATAAATAAAACTTTATTGCCGGTAAACAATCGGGCTATCATATCCTACATAATAGAAAAATTCCCTAAGGAATATGACTTTATCATAGCTATTGGATACAAGGGAGATTCCGTCAAAGAGTATTGTAATCTAGTTTATCCAGATCACAAATTTACATTCGTAAATGTCGAGAATTATGATCCTTCGCAAACTGGGCCAGGTACAAGCGCTCTGTTGTGCTCCGAGCATCTTCAAAGACCTTTTTATTTTATAATGGGAGATTGTATCATAGATTCTCCGATCCCTGGAATAAACGGTAACTGGTTAGGGGTTCATTCAACATCATATCCAGAAAAATACTCCACGGTGAAGATGGACGATAAAGAAAATATAACATCTTTCGTTAACAAAAGTACTGACGGATACGATCTAGCATTTGTTGGTTTCGGAGGAATATCAGATTACTCCACTTTCTGGAAAGAGCTTAAAGAAAATATTAAAAGCGGTGAATTAGTTTCTGCATTTGAATCACCTCAAGTCTATACAAGTCTAAAGGCAAAAAAGTTAAAATGGCTAGATACCGGAAATCTAGACGATCTAGATAAAGCTAGACAGTACTTTAATGATAAACCGCTATCTTTGAAAAAAGACATAGGAGAAATAACCTATAAGGACGGGGGTAAATTTTTAAAGTTTACACAAGATAGAGATCTGCTAGAAAGAAGGAAAATTAGAGGAGAAATTTTAAGAGGCTTGGTTCCCCCAAATTTCAATGTTGCTGGGAATTTTCTTTATTACGATTGGATAGAAGGTAAAACTTTATACGATCGCGGGGAACTGGGGGATTTTAGTAGGTTTTTGACAAAGCTGGAATTCCTCACCAAGGAGACAATCCCTGCAAACATAGAAGATCTTAAAAAGTTTTATGTCGACAAAACCCATAAAAGACTAGAATCATTTCTTGCTAAATATGGAGAAAGTTATTTTGTTTCTGATCATGAAATAAACGAAATTAAAAGACCATCTTTGGATCTTATATTATCTGATGAAAAAATATTTGACTGTCTTTACGAGAATCCTTTCTATTCTAATTTTCATGGTGATCTCCACTTTGATAATATGATATTATCGGAAGATGGCGAATACTATTACATAGACTGGAGAGACTGCTTTGGAGAAAATGTAGAATCTGGAGACATTTATTACGATCTTTCTAAGTTTTATGGCGGATTAATAATCCCATACAATTTAATGAAAGATGACAGTAATATCACATACTTTGAAGGATCTTATTCTATTAAATATGAATATCATATCTCAAAGAATCTAATTAAGTTTAGATCTGAATATGAGGGATGGATCAGGAAAAACGGATTCGATCTCGATAAGATTAAATTTATAACAGGCCTGATATTTCTAAATATGTCTCCATTACACGATGGAAAATTTGGTAAAATGTTATGGTTCAAATCTATAGAAATTCTAGATGATTACAAAAAACACACTATGGGCTTACGGATGTAGTTGGACTCATTCTCCACATCACGAAAAAGAATACGGCTTGAAATTTTGGCCAGAAATATTAGCCGAAAAAATTGGATTCAATTTTGTAAATAACGGGTTTAGTGGTCAATCCAATTTTGAATCTACGGTAAAGCTGTTCAGGCAGATGGAAAAAATAAAGAAGGGGGATTTAGTGGTTTTCGAGTTTACATACCCAGATAGGTTCCCTGTACCTTTTGTTAACGAAAACCACGTAAGAGAATCGTGGTCTAGTAAAGACATATTTGAAATAAATGACGTATTGATAGATTTTGATTGGCATCAGATTGATTATTTCAGGAGTGAAAAATTTTATGATGAAGAAAAAATGAAAAAATACGTAGATTTCGTTTTAGATTTTAGAATTGAATTATTAATTCTTGGATTTAAAAACGTACTTCCTGTTTTTGATTATTTGGAAAATAAAATAGGTGCGACAGTTAAATATTGGTTTTTAAACCCTATACATCCTAAAGATGTAAATTCCACGCAAAAAAGGAAAGAAAATGTCATTAAAACAATTACTCATCCAAGCAGAATTATTTACTTTCCGCTAGATGATGATGAATTTAATATCGACGCTCAGAGGTTTACATCAAATGAATGCTTAAGATATTCTGACAGATATAAAAATTATGATACAAAATTTTGGGAAGAATTAGTTAACGATCATCACCCAAACGAAACTGGACAGTATATAATTGCTGAAAATATATTATTATCACTATAAAATGTCGCAGGTGTTGATAAACAAGGATACTAAGATATTCGGATCTTTTTCAAAGAACCCAGGAAATAATGGATGTCATTTTTTCAATAGTGCTTTTCAGAAGTATTCAGTTGATGCAATTTATAAATCATTTTATAGCGACGATATAGAATTATCGGTAGAATCCGCTAAGAACTTAAAATTTGGTGGATTTGCAATTAGCATGCCGTATAAAGTGCAAATATTAGATTATTTAGATTGGTGTGATTCTTCCGTCGCAGATATTGGTTCGTGTAATACTGTTAAAATAGTTGATAACAAATTACTCGGTTACAACACAGACTGGATTGGCATAGATAAATATTTACCAAGGGAAGTTAAAAAAATAGCCATACTGGGAAATGGAGGTTTTAGTCTAGCAGTCCAATATGTGTGTAGAATTCGGGGAATAGAGTATGAAATAATAGAAAGGAAAAACTGGAGCAAAATTGAAAGTTTGGATGGGTGGATTTTTAATGCAACTCCAGTGGACGTTTGCACAAACGGTCGGATTATCGAAGCAAGAACAGAATTCGAAAGCGGAAAATTAATGTCAAGATATCAAGCTATCGAACAGTTTAAAATATACACGGGAATAGAATATGTCTGAAATAAATTATTTCATATGTCCAATGTCTAAAAACATAGTGGATGCAGTCATAGAATTGGGCTCTAAAAAGATAGGATTATTGCCAAGCAGAAGACAGATAGAATTTAATGGAGGATATGTTAATAATTGGACAACCGAAGCATTCAAGAATTATGTCAAAGAAAGATCCGAAATAATAATAGAAAGGGATCATGGGGGAATAGGGCAAGGAGACACTGACGAATATGAATCTTATTTTAATGACTCCAAGTATCTTGATATCGTACACATAGATCCATGGAAAAAATACCAAGATATCGAATCTGGGACAAAAGAAACAATCGAAAACATTAAATTCATTCACAAATTAAATTCAAACATCTTATTTGAAGTTGGGACAGAAGAGGCAATCAAAAAAATTACCACTGAAGATCTGGATTTTTTTTTGAGAGAATTACAAATTGGTCTAACCGGGGATGAATTTGAAAAAATAGAATATGTGTGTATTCAATCGGGGGTGGGTTTAGATATAGCTAATAAAAAAAATATAGGAAAATTCAATATAGAAGATTTAGAATCTATGATCGGAATATGCAAATCATATGGAAAGAAATCAAAGGAACATAATGGCGATTATCTTGATTGGCCGGATATTGTTGTAAGATTTAAAAGAGGATTGAATAGTTTGAATATTGGGCCAGAAATAGCACAAATTGAAACGGAAACGATAATAGATTTTATGGAAAAGGATCAGATAGACATGTTTTACGAGGTATGCTACGATTCTAAAAAATGGGAAAAGTGGGTAGATCTGAATTTTGATTTTTCGAATAAAAGAAAATTAATAATGGTTTGCGGTCACTATAACTATCAAAAATTAAATAATATTATTAAAATGGATTATTCTATGGATGAAACGATTAAAAATAACATAAAGCAAAGATTAATAAGACTGCTCAGTTATGTCCAATAATCTTTGGGTCTTTGGAGACACCAAGGAAAAGTTGAAGATCTTCATTATGGTGAGATATTCCATATTATATTATCAGAATACATATTAAAAGAACTAACGCTATGATTTACGCATTTGATTTAGACGATACATTATGTACCCGGGATAAAAATCTGGAACACCTTGGCCCAGATAAATATAAACATTGTGTACCCATAAAGCACATGATTGATAAATCGAATAAACTTTATGATGAGGGTCACACCATTTACATTTACACTGCTAGGGGAATGGGACAGTTCAATGGAGATCTGGTTAAGGTTTATAACAGTCTTTATGTTCTTACCCTGGATAGTTTAAAAGAATGGGGAATAAATCACCATGGACTGATAATGGGAAAATTGCATTATGACTACCTAATCGACGATAAAGCCATGGGATTAGAGGAATTTAAAAATAATTATAAATGAAGCACTTTAGAAAATTCTTTGTGTTCTTAAGGGGATTGATTCTTTTCAGTTGGATAAAGAAAAGTATAGACAACTATAAAAGGAAAAAAAGATTTAAGAAAAAACTGGAGGAACTAAGAAAAAGAGACCCATTTATTTATAACCACTAGATATTACTTTACTATGATATACCTATTAATAGGACAGCCAGGATCGGGTAAAACTACAATGGCAGAGCTCTTAGTTAGAAGATTAGGAATGGGAACTGTATGGATAGATGGCGATGATCTGAGGGAAATATTCCCCAATACTGACTATTCTTATTCTGGCAGGATCAAGAACATAGAAAGGTCCTTCACTATAGCTCGTTTTATGTCGGTTAAAGGACATAACGTGGTGATAAGTATGGTTTGTCCTTATCGTGCTATAAGGGAAGATCTAAAGCAAAATAACGATGTTGTAGAGGTTTTATTTTCCAGGAACGATTACGGAGGGAAGGAAAAGTTACACGTTAAAAATTTTGAAGGTCCTGAGGAAAACTTTTTAATTTTTCGAAACGGATCCAGCATAGAAAGATCTTTCGTGGAACTTTGTCTCCTTCTGCGCGTATAAATATTAATGGAAGGTAAAAAATATGCTCTCTATATAGGTAGATGGCAGAACTGGCACAAAGGACACGAATGGCTTATTAATCAACAGTTAGAGAAGGGAAAAAACATTTGGGTCGCTATCAGGGACGTAGATCAAGATGCCAATAATCCAAAAAAAGCACAACAAATTTTGGAAGATCTTTCCAAAGAATCGTTTTTTGTTAAAAATTCTGACAGAATACTTCTTTCGATAATTCCCGACATTGAATCAATCAATTATGGGAGAGGGGTAGGTTATGAGGTTATTTACCACGAGCCCCCAGAAAATATTGCGCTAATAAGCGGTACCAAAATAAGGGAGGGAACAATTGATGCCTCAGGTAAAGAGACACATAGCTAAAACTATAACATGGAGAATAGTCGGAACATTAGATACGATTATTTTAAGCTGGGCCATAACAGGTAATATAAAAATAGGAATCGCCATTGGCGGCTTTGAGGTGATAACCAAGATGGCCTTATATTTTTTACACGAGAGGGTATGGTATAGATATATAAAATATGGTCTAAAAAAGTGATGCATTTTGTTATATTGGGATATAAAAGAAAATATTAAGTATGAAAGGAACCTTTTTTTCCGCGGATTTTATTGAGGATAGCGTTGGCAATTTAAGACTATTGGAAGTAAATACAGACACAACTATTTCGACTAATAATTTAGTCTATCTGGATTTTAACGACCTTATCTCGGTTTTAGAGAGCAATAACATCACAAGAGTAACGGTAGTACATAAGCCGAACATACATCAGTATATAGTCGATAAACTTTCCGAATCATTGACATCGAACGCTCCATTTATCACAGAATTTAAGGAGATAAAAGAGCAATCAAACAGAATATACCCGACTCCTGTTGAGGATGCTTCAGACTTATTCGTTCTGAGAATGGCGTATGACGAATCAGCCATTTTTGATAGCGAGTATGCTAAGGGAACATTAAACACACTTAGGCTATTCTGTGATTATAATGAGCAGGATAGCGTTGCGGAGTTTTATCATTCATCCTCACTCGGACAATACGATACGATTTCTAGGGATTTTAATTCGGGAAATTTGCCAGATTGCTTAATAAAAAACATAAGCGATGCGGAACATTCCCTTATAGATTTTTATAAAATAGGCAGCGAATCCACTGAAGATACAGACCAAAGCCGATGGGGAGTATTCATCAGCGAAAAGGCAACAGAAAATAACGTAATACAAAAATATCACATAAGTTCACAAACCGTTTCAGATAATAAAGTTTCCACAGTGAGAACTTTCTCGATTATTTACGGAGGTGATCTGTCCCTAATTCACGTAGGACAATTTCAGGAAAGTGCGGCATTTGAATTACCTGTCGAATCAATTTATAATGAAGCCCAATACATTAATAAGATAGACAATAAACATTATTACGAGTTTGCAACAAATTTTATTAAATATGATGGTATAATTGATGGCATTTTAAACACGCATTTAATAATTAAATCTGATGATACTGAGGTAGAAATAGGGAACATTTCTGTCGGGGAAGAAATAAAATCTTATTATATAGGGGGAACAGATTTAACGGAAGACGACTTCACATATCCAACTTGGCAAATATCAGGAAACACCTTACCACCGGAATCTAATCTAACGACATCTACTGTTATATATAAAAATAGTAAAGAATTGTTGAATAAAACATTATCTAATATAACAGTAAATAATAACGAGGATTCAATTTATACGTCGGTTCATAAATCTTTCTTAGTTTATGACGAGGGAATGGACTCGATCGTATGGAAACAATCTGTAAACATAAAAACAACGACAGATTACTTAGTAGATTATGATGGATCATTAGCGCAGGTCACAAATTCTGAAATATTAATAATTAATGAAAACAATTTCAGCTTAGTTGAAATTGATGTTGAGGATACTGACACCTACATAATAGCAGGATCAACTCCTGTCAATTCATTCGTAACACACAATGCACCATGTTTCGTTGCAGGCACGAAAATAACCATCTCGGAAGGTGTTACAAAAAATATAGAGGATATTATTGCTGGTGATTCTGTACTGACACTTAACATGCTATCAAATAATATTGAGGCCAATACAGTAAATGCTGTTTATAGTAAAAAAGTGGACCGAATTGTTGAGTATGAATTAGAGAATGGTGAATTTTTAAAATGTACCATAGATCACCCAGTATATGTTGAAGATAAAGGATGGTCTTCATTCGATAATAATCTATCTAATAAACTGTATACTATAGAATCTAAAATCGGTAAGATAGAGATTGGAGACTGTTTAAAGTTATTAAAGGGGAGCTCAAAAATTGTGAACATAAACATGATAGAAGAAACCACTCTAGTTTATAATTTACAGGATATTAAAAATAATCATAACTTTTTTGCTAATGGAATTTTAGCACATAACAGAGGAATACCAAAAATATAAAGATCATGATAAAACCAACAAAATATAAGTCAATTAATACTGTTGATCTTAAATTAAGACAAGCTTCATCGATCAGCGAGGATAAAAAACAGAAAACCTTCACTATATTGTCAAAACTTGTAGAACTGATTAAGTTAAAACATTCTTAAATTCTGTGGATATTTATGACTCCTTTAGAATATCTTCAGCAAAAGGTCACAGCAATACTTAAGCCGAGTTCTGTAGAGGGCGTTGGATTTTTTGCCATTAGAGATATTGAAGCAGGTGAATCTGTTTTTGATCTTTGGCATGGGGAGAGTGGGATATATTCAATTACACAGGAAGAATTATTCACACTCCCTGATAAGCTCCAAAAAAATTTATACGAAACCTTTGACAATAAAATGTGGTTTGTTGATAAAAATGGGGTCGAACAAATCATACCTAAGGAATATGGAAAAATATTTTTCCCCTTAGAGCGAGGTTATCACTGGATATACATTTGGCCAAAAATGTTTATGAACAGTGGATTGAAAAACTGTAACGTGGATAGCAATAATAATGTGGCACCTGTTGCAATTAGAAAGATAAAAGAAGGTGAAGAGATATTAGGAAACTATGGATCTCAATTCAGAACCACACCAAAAAATTTCATATAATGACTGCATATGAATACATCAAAAATCATGTGAACGTTAAAATGTCGCCGAGCAATATACACGGAGTAGGTATTTTTGCTCTTAGAGATATCGATGAGGGGGAAGAAATATTCGTTAACTGGAAGGGGGATTCAGGGATTTACCAATTAACTGAATCAGAATTAAATTCCCTTGATTATAACGTTAAGATCCATGTTTATGATATGTACGAATTTTCTAAGATTGGTGACGAATGGACGTTTAATGTCAATCTAGAAAAAAATTGTCATTGGATATTTAAAACACCCATGCACTGGGTAAACAGCTGTTCTTGGGATAGTGAACCGAATATTGATAGAAATTTATCGATTGCCACGAAAAAAATATATCGTGGAAATGAACTGTTTACTAAATATGGGAAATATGAAAAAAATAAACTTTTCAGAACAATATAAGCTGTCAGAAAAATACACAATCTACAAGACAAGGTACGATAATCAGTTTTCGAAAAAAGAATTTTTAACTAGAATATATCAAAACGAATCCTTATACCAAAACGAGACATACAGGGTACAAAATTCATTGGACGTCCATATTGGATGCGATGAATTTAGATCTGTAGATAATCAGGCATTGGATTTTTTAAGGAAAAAATTGTCTTGCAAAATAGACAGATTTATAAAATCCAGTTGGATATACATACAAGTTCCGGGTTTTAAAATGGAATGGATGCACACCCATGACTGGATAGAATCATCGAATAGAACAAATTTGAAAACGCAATGGACCTATGTTTTTTATATACAAATTCCTTCGGATCTTAAAGATGGAGAAGGGGATCTTATTTTTAAAACAGAAGACGAAAAATTACATTCATTCACTCCAAAAGAAAGCGATATTCTATTTTTTCCTGGTGATTTACAACATATGCCAACCCTTACATTAGGTTCAGAATCTGATAGAATAGTATACACAACGAATATTAATTATGATTTTAATTCTATTAGGGAAACAAATAGAAGGATCGTCTTCAAAAATCATATAAATTCTTGATCATGTTTTATAAAATCGTTAAGCCAAAAATTAATTTGGAACTATTAAAATATGATATTATACTGAATTCACATCACGTAAAATCCGAATTTAATAAGAGAATCCTGTGGTTAGAATCGGACACAACTTTAAAAATAATTGAAATCATATTACAAAACCTAGAAAAAGAAACTCTAGAGGATTTTCAAGTATATGTCAAAAACACCTTCGCTTATATACAGGAACAGGAATTGGACCAAGAAATAAAATTCGATAAGCAGTTAAAAAGAGGGATAAATCCAAAATCAAAATATTCATTCATTCTTTTTATAAAATCCTTTAAAAGTAAGATATCATTAAGATTAAAAAATGAAATAAAAGAAATAGTATTGGAAGACGGAGATCTATTAATTTTTAAAACAGAGGATTTTTTATGTGACGAATTTTCAACCCCAGAAAGAATTGGAATTTATGGATCATTGACAAATGAAATAGATCAGATTAAAATCTATAAAAATTTAATTTAAATAATGAAAATCTCAAATAGTCATTGTAGGTATTTGATTGAGTTATCAGAATCAAAAAATTTATGGAAAAGGGTGAAGACTGGTGGTTCATACTATTCCACTTTATTTGAAGTCGAAGACGGTGAAATTAAAAATTTAATTATTCAATATTGTAGTGAGTATTTAAATTTGGACATTAGTACAATTAATGTAGGTATATTAAAATACATTGAGGGTGACCTAATTCAAAAACATATAGATTCGGGGTCCGCCACTAATTCACTCAGTAGAGATTTTATTTATAATATTAATATATTATTAAATGATGATTATGAAGGTGGGGAGTTTTATTTAAACGATAAACCATACTTGAAACCGATGGGTGAAATATATCATTATAAATCAAGCGAATATCACGAAGTGAAAAAAGTAAAAAGAGGGGTTAGATATTGTGCGTTATTTTATATAAGATACGGGGACATAAAGAACTGGGGAAAATTAAAAACTATTATATGAGATACTTTGAAAATAATAACCTTTTATATCAATTACATGCAGAAGTATTAGATAAAATGGATTGTGAAAAATTAATAAAAGAATTTAACGAATTTAAAACTGCGAGAACAATTAATGGGGATGTGGAATCAGATATAAAATATAGAAAAGCTGAAATTGCTGTATATGGAAATGAATCCGAATTACTAAAAAAAGTTCGTAAAATATTCTCAGAAAAAACAAAAACAACCATTAATCAGCAAGAAACCCCGGTATCCTTTATAAGATATGGAATTGGGGGAGAATACAAGCCACATTATGACTGCTACGGAGACCCAAAGAATATACCTAATGGGGAAAGCGGTGATCGATTAATAACCGGAATATTTTATTTAAATGATGATTATATCGGGGGAGAAACTGAATTTCCTTTGAAAAAAATTAAAATAAAAGGAAATCAGGGGGATTTGCTGGTGTGGAATAATTTAAACCCGGATAGAACACTAAATAAAAAATCATTACATGCTGGTTTACCAATTGTGGATGGTGTAAAATATATTTTAGTTATTTGGGTAAGAGAAAGAGAAATCAATAAGATGTTTAAAAAAAACCTGTTATGAAATTATATACATTCGGGGATAGCTGGACGGAGGGTGTTGGTGGAGATTTAGCAGAAGAGAATGCGGTAAGTAGTTTAGAGGAAAAAACAAAAATTCGGAGCAAATATTCTTGGCCAAAACAATTAGCAGAAAAATTAAAAATAGACCTCCAAAATTACGGAGTAGGTGGATCAGATAATCGATTCATATTTAATTGCGTTTGTAAATGTATAGATACTGGTAGGATTAAAGAGAATGATCTAGTGATTATAATGTGGTCTTCCCCCTTAAGGGAAGAATTGCCATTTTTTCCGCCAGATAATGAATGGCATTCATGGAGTAAAAGACATCTAGACAAAAAATACATATACGATCATATACTGAGCTCAAATGGGGAAAATAAAATTTATAATAAATTAAAAATCGACTATAAGGAATGGTACACGGTTAATTTATACAACGAAAATTATTATAACATAGTCAACCAGGGTTATTTATTGTATTTGCAATATATGTTTAAAAATTTGGGTATTAGATATTTGTTTTGCGATGGATTCGATATGATGTTGCCAAAAAATATTATAGGGGAAATTGATAAAACCGATTTGATCGACACTAGGCACTATTGGGGATTCCGCAAAGAAACATTTAGGGACTTTTTAACCAGTTTTGATAAAAAAAGTATTTGGGAGAATTTTAAAAACCCAATTAACCTTGTTGGTGTACATCCAAATAAGCTTGGATATGAACTAATTTCCGATGAAATATACCGTTTTATTGGAGAAAATAAAATCATATCGGAAAAGACTAAAGGAAAAATTAACATCTTGATATAACTATGGATATTGGTTGTTTAAATAGCGAAGAGATCGATTACATCAATCAAGCACTTTCGGAAAATGGGGGAATGAATCCTTTAGAATATGAAAATTTAAAATATAAGCATCCCTATATAGTTATCAAAGGCGAGGATGCACTAATCCTGACATCAATGAAATATTATGGGATGCACGATAGCAAGTTTAATTCATTTATTGTTGAAAAATTTGGCAAACCTGAATATGAAATAGATTTTTTCTATGAATTAATATATGATAAAGGAAACTTAACAAAACCTCACAGAGATAAGTATTTTGTTTTACAGACCACGTTAATTTTGTTATCGAATGAATTTGTGGGAGGAAGATTAATAATTGATGGAGAGGATGTAAATTTTACAGAAATTGGACAGTATGTTAATTTCGAGGGAAACAACCAGGTTCACCAAGTTACACAGTTAGAATCTGGACAAAGGAGGGTTTTAGTTATAATGTTTAATAAAAAAAGAACGTCTTTAATTTAATGAAACCGAGATTATTTTGCTTTGGGGATTCTTTTGTTGATTGGCACATACCAAAATACCATTGGAGATATTATTTATCAAAACACTACGAAGTTTATAAACATGGTAAACTTGGGGCTGATAACTCCTCAATAATTTTTCAATTAGGTAATTTAGATGAATATATGGAGGGAGATAGAATTGTTATTGTATTTACTGACCCTGGAAGGTTACCCGGAAGGTATTATGGGGATAAAAAAGAACTATATTTAAATAACCAGTACAGATCGCCACAATATTATAAGGATAGTAAATTTGCCGAAAAATTAGATGATTTAAGACTCACTGAAGGTAATAATTGGATAAACGGTGTTAGGGAAAATGACATTAAATTTTTAAAAAATCTCCAAAAATGGTTAAAAATATATAATCCAGTGTTTATTACATGGAGTGAACAATTCGCCATTCCTACCTCTGACTTTGTAACACTTATTAAGGTAACTTCCAATTGGGAAGAAGGAGTTGGAGAAAAAATAGATTTTCATCCAGGACCTAAAGGATGTTACGAAATGTATAAAATAATTCATGGATTATTAGAAATAGAAGAACCCGTTGTAGAATTTGTGGAGGATATAAAGGATAAAAAAATATTATGAACTATTCGATAAACAATTTCTTTGGAGGTGAGGAATGTAATTCAATTATTGAATATGCAGATAGGGTGGGTAAAAAATTTAATTATAATCCATCCGAGGTTTGGGATTGTAAAAGAATTTCCGATTTAGGATTTAATAAATTGATATTTGACAGGTTCATAAAAAATTTTGAAGAAGAAAAATTTAAATTGTGGTTTAATTTTAAAGATTTTAAAATTGAAGATTTTAATATAAGTATTACCAAATATTACGATAGTAGAAGATTAGATTTACACTTGGATTCAACCTCACAGCTAACTACAGTAATAGTTTTAAGCGAAAATTTTGAAGATGGGAGATTTATATTATCAAAATCAAAAAACATAAACGATTCACAAAAACATTTGTTAAAAATAGGACAGTCCATATCTTTTGATGGAAGTAAAATATACCATGGGGTTATGCCTGTCACGACTGGGGTTAGATGCGCTTTAAATGTTTGGATGACTAATACAGATTTTAAATATCTTAAATTATATGACAATAAAAGATTAATATGAGAATTTTAATAATATCATTACCCAGAACGGGATCTACATCTTTATTACATAAAATTTCGAAAGAAAGAGAATTTAGAGCAATCTTTGAGCCGTTTGACGGTAGTGATCGTTTTTTATATGACGATGATATGAATAACGTTGTTGTTAAAACAATAATACATCAGCACGAGAATAATTTTGAATTATCAAAAAAATTTGATGATGTGATATTATTAAATCGAAAAAATTTTAAAAATCATCTCGAATCATACTCTTACCTTTATCACAATATTCGAAATGGGTATCATTCCGGAACCCCATATGAATATGTCGCACCACCAGTAGAAACGATTGATAAATCAAGAGAACTTTTAATAAAAATGGGTCAAGATTTACAGGAATTGTCTGATAAATTAAAAATACCAATTCAATATTATGAAGATCTATTTGACGAGAATAGTTCTGAACGATTAAGAACCGACATAATGAATAAAAAAAAATTAATATGATTTCATTTTCAATAGAAGAATGTAATAAGATAATTAATCTATCAAATACTTTTAAACCTAAACACTCATCATCATTATTTAAAAGAAATGATTTTAATTACTATTATCATGTTGTACTTAGAAATAGTAACACCCAGTGGATATTTGATCGACTGAAAGAATTTCTTTTAGATGAATATTCAAAAAATAAAATAAATGAAATGCAAGAAATATATTTGCATCGTTATTTGGCTGGTAATGAATTTGCTAAACATAATGATTCGACAACGCATCCTGATCAAATTTTAAATATAGGTGTTTGTTTAAATGAAAGTTATGATGGTGGAGAATTCATTGCATATAATCCTTTAGAAATACTTCCTAAAGTTACTGGGACAATTTATACAATGAAAAGTGATAGGGACCATGAAGTGAAAAAAATATTAGGAGGTGAGAGATGGTCCCTTATATTATTTTTAAATAAGAATGATTTACAAATAGGAAATTCGAAATTAATATGAAAATAGCAATATCAGGTACTTCAGACGGTTTTGGCAATTACGCTTCGCTTATGTGGGGAAAGACCCACGATATAATTAAAATAGATCTAAGAGAAGAAATTGACACTATATTATCGCAGGTAGCTTCATGCGATGTATTTTTAAATCATGCATATAGTAAAGATGTGAAGCAATCCTTGGTTTTTTTTGAACTATTCGAAAAATGGAAGGATTTAGAAAAAACAATAATAAATTTTGGAACGTCCGCAGTACACGAGGACGGATGTTTTAGTCCTCTATATGTCTCAAATAAAAAACACCTAATAAATTTATCACAGACATTAAATATTGCCAATCCGTATAAAAAAGTTAGAGTTATTAATTTTAACCCAAGTACAATGGAGAATAATAAAATGTTTGGTGCGAATTTTAATAAACTCAAATTCGAGGATTTGTTTAAAATTTTAAACTTTATTATAGAGCTAGATCATACTATCGAGATATCCGATGTAACAATTAAATTAACAACAAGACAAGAAAAAAATAAAACAATGATCTGATGAATAATCTGTGGACCTTTGGGGATTCGTTTACCGATTATTTTTACCCCCCGGAAAGATCAACAATACACTGGAGACAAAAATACATTGAATATAAGGGATATGTCCCGAAAGTTTATGGTGAGATTATTGCTGAGAAACTTGGTTTAAATTTAATAAATTTAGGACTGGGAGGTGTTGATAACTCGCATATTTTAGAGGAGTTTTGTAAAGTTGTTGATAAAATTAAGGAAGGGGATATTTTAATTTTTGGTTGGACTAATCAAAGTAGGTTTAGATTAGTAAATAAGTCAGATCAGTGGGGACATTTCAATCCTGAACCAGGTAACGAAAACGGATTTTTTGCACATAAAAAAATTGAGACATTTGAGTTTATCTCGGAAAAAACAATACAAGAATTACTAATTAATAGATCGAATTTCCCTTACGTACTAGAAATATGTAACTGGATGAAATTGATTAATTTTTCTCTTAAAAATAAAATAATTCATTGGTCATGGTGTTCAGACCTGTCAAAATGTGGGATTATTTTATCTAAAAAATATAGAAACATAAAACAAGAAACCAATGGAGAGGTAGACGATGGTCATTGGTGCGAGGACTCCCACTATGAATTTTCAGAATTTTTAATAGATATATTAAATAACAAGAGACAAATTAAAAATATAATTTAATGAGTATCGATTTAAAAAATTATGTGTGTGCTGTTCCATTTGTGTCACTTGAAATACAACATAAAAATAGGTTTCTTTGTTGTGCATCGTGGTTGAAAAAGTATCTACCAGAAAACACCACATTAAAAAATTCCTGGGAATCCGAAGAGGCTATAGAAATCAGAAAATCCGTTTTAGATGGCTCTTATAAATATTGTGATAAAGGTCAGTGTCCGTTTTTACATCAATTAGTAACATTTGGAAAAATTGGTAATACTGATACTCTTTATCATAAGAATGAGATGCCGAGTAAATTAAAAGAAAGAATTGATTTATTTAATAACGGGATCACTGAACCCCCAACAATAATTCAATTTTCATTTGATAGAACGTGCAATCTTAAATGTCCATCTTGTAGGGTTGATTTAATTGTGGAAAGTGCCGATGGAATACAAAGGATTAAAAAAACGATTGAGGATATTGAAAATGAATACGGTAAAACAACAAAAACGCTGTATATAACTGGTAGTGGTGATCCATTTGTTTCTGTTGGATTTAGAGATTTTTTAAGAAACTTTGATAAGTCAAAATGGTCAAATTTAGAACGAATCCATTTACATACAAATGCAACAAAATGGAATGAAAAAATGTGGAACTCTATGAAAAAAGTTCACAAATATGTAAAAACGTGTGAAATCAGCATAGATGCGGCTACTAAAGATACTTACGAAAACAAGGTAAGGGTGGGAGGTAATTGGGAAGAATTAATTGATAATTTAAAATTCATATCTACTATACCAACATTAAAATCTGTAAAAACCTCGTTTGTAGTGCAAACATCAAACTATAAAGAAATGAAGAAATTCTATGATTTGATGCACTCCATCTTTGGAAATAAATTAAATGTATTTTTTGGAAAAATTACAAATTGGGGAACATTTAGTGATACTGAATTTCAACTACATAAAATTTGGGACAAGGATCATCCGGATCATCAAGATTTTATTAATGAATTAAATAAAATTGGTTTAAAAGACGATGTTTGGCATAATATGCAAGAATTTATAAACAAAGAAAGAAAACTAATATGATGATTAACTTTAATATAAACAGGGAAGATTTTATAGATCAAAAAAAATTGGGTGTGGTAAGAATCGAAAATCAAATTGAAGACATTCATATAAATCATATGGAGATTCTAATCAACTATTTTAAACAGGAATACTCGTGGGATAAGATGTTCAAATTAGAAGACGTTTTTAATAGACTAAAAGAGGGTCATACACTTTTTATTTTATTTTCAAACAAATCTCCGCTGGGCTATGTTTGGTTTAATAAACTTGATAATGAAATCGCATTTCTGTATAACCTGTATGTTACTAACAGGATCAAAAGACCAAAATTAGCTCCGATCTGGTTTGTCAACGAGACATGCTCTCAGATGTTAGGGTCCTATTCGTCAATAAAATGTGAATGTGAGGATTGGAATACACATGCGCAAAGAATTTTCACATCAAATAACTTTAGTGTTTCTAATTAAAATATTCTGATATGGTTTTAACTGTAATTGCCGAGGGTAGATCCGGGGGACAAACACTAACAGAGTGGTTTAGATTATCATTAAAAAATAAATTTATAATTGCCCACGAGCCGTATAATCCCGACAATAATGATTTCACGAAGGATGTAAATTATAAGGATACGTCATGGATCGATCCGAATAAAAGCTATTTCATTAAGGAATTATGGAGAAATAATGTAGATTTTTCAACACTTCTGGATATAAGCGACGTGGTGATGTGTTTATATAGAGAAAATTGGTACGAACAATCTAGATCATACCTGTTTGCAGAAAAAACAAATTTATGGCATCACAGATACAATGGAGATATGGTAAAAAAGATCATTACTGAGGAAGAAATAATATCTTACTATGGAACATCACTGAAAAATAATAAAGAGGAATTCAAAAATTGGATTGATCTAAAAAAAATTCCATCGATTTCCTATGAAAATTTATATTTCAGCAATGGTATAAATTTCGTTAAAAACACTTTTAAATTGAACAGTGAAGTTGAATTCCCAATAGGTTCAAAATATTATACAGAAGGCCAATCCCTGATTTAATTATTAATTTTGCAGAAAAAGAAATTATAATAATGTTAGGCGAACACCGCAGTAACAGTATAGTTACCTGTCCAGTCTGTGCTGGCCAAATTCACTGATGAACTATAGCTTAAAACCGTTCCCGATGTAGGGGTTCGTGTTTGCCAGTATTGAAAAACATAAGGATATGTTTGGGTTGCTGTCACAGTTATATAAGCATAATCGGAATAACTAAATCCGTAATCAAGTCCAGCACCTTGACCACTTAAAGTGATCGGATATGTTATGGAAACTGTACCTTTACCCGTATCATTAGAATAGACTCTGATGCATCTAAATTTCTTATTGTAAAAATACCCAAAATTAGATTGTCCAGATCCTCTTGGATATCTCTTATTGTCCCAAAGATTGTCTAAACTGTTATTGCTGGTACCTACGAAGATATTTGAAAGTTGGGCTGTGCCCCCCTCAAATCCTTGATTACCCATATTAATGTTCGTTGTACCGATCGAAACTACACTCATATCTTAGAGATCAATTACATTTCCTTCGCCGAAAACCTCCTCCAATTTCGGCTTCAATTTACTGTATGCCCACTCATATGGATTAGAGCCTATCACAGAGAGATCTATTTTGGACTTTGTTACAGATTTTGTTCCAGTCTTAACCCTGTCCTGGTATGTTTCTTCTCTAGTTTTTTCTATCACATTGCCATCCTCGTCAAAATCATAATATTTGACAGTTCTAACGAGATCCTGTGTTTGGTATTCGTCTTCAGTCACTGTTTCATCTACTGAAAGTGGAAGATCGAATATTGTGGGATAATTTATAGAATTTCCATCAACATTTATTAATGTTGGAATTGGACCAGATTGGGAAGACCTGTTCAGGGGATCTAAAAAATCCTCATGATATACAAATTTGTTTTTATCTGCATCGTCCTTATCGACATAAAGAGCGATGCTAACCCTCATAACGCCAATATGCTTATCTATGTGATATACTTCTATCCTAGCATAGGAAGTAGACAGTGCACCTTTATTTATGGTTTCTATTTCTTTGTTAATTTGGAGGGCCATCTTGGATCTTCTTTTTTTTATATATCTAAAAGAACTACTCCCGTTTTTTTATCTTACGACAAAAAATACACGTCCCAAATCATGCACGTCGAATCTAAGAGTAACCCCTAGCATCTGAGCAATTTCTAAAGCTTCTTCTGCTTCATCATTAGAATCAGGAACCACAATGTAACTAAAATCGTCCCACGGATATTCCATAACATCACCTTGGTCGTTTACAGGTAATTCTGCATCTTCGTCGTAGGAGCTATCATATTCATCGTCCTCTCCCCAGGTTGTTTCATTGGCAAAGCTTCTGAGCCAGTTGCCAAACTCATAAATTTCTTTTTCTTGGATTTGTAATTCGCGAAGTTTTGTGTAAATAACAAGAGCCATTCATAATATCTTATATTGGAGCTATCTATCTTAAAAATAGTTTTTGTTTTTTGCTCCTTCTAACCATCGATCATACTCCTGGATTTCCCATAAAGGAGTTCCAATTTTTTTCAATAGTTCTCTTGTTTTTTTATAGATAAAAATCTCTTCTTGTTTCCTTTCCTGTGCGGATAAATCTGAAAAATTTACGATCCTACCTTCTCTCTGTCTTTGTAATTTGAGTAGCAAGTGGAGGGATTCGTGATAAATTGTTCCTGCCAATCTATATACGCTCCGATCATAAAGAGATCCCTCACCGATTAATATCCAAAGGGATCCACTAGAAACATCATAACTACAGGTACTATTAAAGGAATTATCCGGATCTTTATATTTTTGTAGATTGGAATGCTGAACTATAGACTCGTATATCTCTCCCTCATTCTCTCTAAGAATTTCACAGGCTTGGAGGATCTTCATGTTTGATACAGGATCATGAACCAGAACTGTCTGTGATCTAAGTGAACTAGTGACACTTATTAGGAACAAAAATAAAACCGGTAGTTTCATTTTGTAAATTTACAATAAAACCCCGGTTCTAAAAAATGCGAAAGAAATTACTTGTTTTTGATCATGATAGAAACTATCTGGAATTCATGTGATCCATCTCCGCCAAGTTCTTTATAAACCACCTCACCTAAATATTCGTTTCCATCTGAGGATGTTCCCGGAATTGTTTCAAAAACTGAATATCCGGATTCCCCGTCGTCCATAATTGGACCCCCAACGTCGGAAAATACTGCTTGTTTTTCTTCCCCTACCTCTGATGTCCACTTAACATCATAATCACCTTCTGGATGTTGGGTTGGGGTCCAAGAATCCGCATAAATGACTTCGTCTTGGCCCATTTCTTCGTTTAGGGGTCTAAAATATTTTAAATGTCTCATCGTCTTATTTTTATTTATATATCAATTTTGATCTGGAATGGCTCCATATTCTCTAAACATACTTTTGTTTGCGAGCAGGTTTTTTCTGTCTCCTGGAACGGCATCTTTATCTTTGGAAAGTTCTAGCATGTATTCGTTAGAATCTATCACAAAATATCTTGTGCCTCTGTAAGCAACGATTTCTCCCTTTGTAACATCTTCCAGGGAATAATCTTGACCGTAACCCTTTTTCATTTCATTCAAAAATGCTTTGAACCTTTTAATTTCCATATTGGTATATATTTTTCTTACCTGAAGGATATTCAGGAGTTTTATTATATATCAAAGAAAAGGGATCAGAAGATCCCTTTAAATTATTGATTGTTTTCTATCGAATCCCACGTGTCAATTAAAGCCTTAGCAAAGATCGGTTCTTTACCTGTCCATCCAGCTAAGATTGCTCCTCTATAAAGATTTTCAGGTAGAACTGAGTTATCATATCCAGCCACTTGGACTGAGAAAAGATTTACTTTCGGATTAACTTCCTTTCGGTACTTCTGAGCTAGAGCTAGAACGTCGATATATCTTCCATATCCGCCCTTCCCATGAATAAAATCCTTATAGTCATCAGGATTTACCCCATATAAACCACCATGACCTGCTTGCATGTCTGAATAGATGAAAATATTATCATAGTGGATTTTGTTTTTGATAGCTCTATCAAAAAATAGCCAAATACCATTTTCGGTCCCACCACCCAGTTTTCCGTGCTCCTTTTCAACAGCATTCATTTTTTTAAGTTGAGAAAGAAGACCATCCCTTTTTGAAACAGGTTCAACTAAAAGACCGTCACCGAATAATCCAATTTCACCCTCGTCTGAATTCTTTCCTGTGATCAGGGATGAAAGATTTGCTATCTCAGCAACATGCACTTTTCCATATTCTGAATTGCAGGTTCCCCAGGATGATCCGGAGTTATCCGAAAGAGAAATGGTTTTCCCTTTTAGTTTTGGCATATTATCAACTGCTATGTCCATACACTCTTCTAAAGCATCAGTCAAAATTCCCGAATGATTTATTGTCTCGGTATCTTTTATCGCCTGATACGCAGACCAATACCTGAATGGAAATTGTTTCCCATTTAAAACCCCAGACTTAAGTTTCTCTGTCACTTTCTTAGCCACCTCGATATCCT